TGGTCGTGTTGCTGCGAATAATAAAAATAAGACTTCAGATAAGTGGATTGAAACTGCTAGCGATCCTTATTTCAAGGATGAAAGCACTTTAACTAAAAATCATTTATTTGATGCTGAATATTGGATGACATTAACTCCAGCCCATTCTTCTTATGTTACTCTTGGTGATGATAATGAAGCCTATCCTTCTCGTAAATATGATGGTGTTCATGCATTAAGATTTAATATTGACTCTATTGAAAATGGTGTCCGTAAGAGTGAAAATTATCCTGAACAATTACTATATGTTTATGGTATTAATCAAATGAAAGACCTTGGCGATATGAGTAATCTATATTGGCAAGAGTTTGAAATTTCTGGTGATGCTACTAAATTAACTAGTTTGAAATTAGGATATGATGGTTTAGATACAAATGGAGAGCGTTGGCATAATGATAATGTTAACCAATTCAGTATTCCTGCTAGTTCTTCTGATAGTAAAGGTATGCCTTTATTAAAAGAAGTAAATATGAGTAATATTCAGTTTAATGCTGCTTCTCCTATATTAGATTTAACTAGTTGTGAAAAATTAGAGAATTTCCGTGCTACTGGTTCTAATTTAATTAACGTTTAGTTTGCTAAAGGCGTTGCATTAAATACTGTATATTTACCTACTAGTATTACAAATCTTGAATTAGTTGAAGCTAATTTGTTAAAGAATATAATCACTGAAGATGAATACTAGAATCCTACCCGTGATGATGAAGGTAATTTACATGCCAATCCTGGTCTATATCTCCAAGGTTTCTTTGATAAAACTTCAACTGGAGATAAGGGAGACACAGTAATTGCTTCTCTAAATATTGTTGGTGGTGGCTTAGGCTATGATAGTTATAAATTATTAAAACAATATTATGCTATTCGTAGTCAATAGACCAATACTTCTCAAATTTCTATGACCAATGTAAATTGGTGTCCATATGTTTAGATGACTGTTGATGATGAACGTAATCCATCTACTACTTATTATATAGATAATGGACATTATGGACTAGAACCTTATACTTATACTAATTTTGATGCATGGACTATTAAAGTTGAAAATGGTGAAATTTATCGTAAGGATGAAACAATCCCAGAAGATAAAATAAATCAAATTACTGATTTAGCTATGTTTAAAGAATTTATTAGTGATAAGAAATGGATTAAAAATTCTGGTAAAAATATTCCTGATATTTCTGGTATTATTTATATTAATAATACAGAAGTTATTAAAGAATCTGAATTACGTAATACTATCCAAGCTGCTTATCCTGATTTAACAATCTTCTGTGCGAATGTTGAACAGGGATATACTGCTAGATTTGTAATTATGGATGAAGATAAAGGTAATGATGGTCGCTATCAATTAATTGGTTCTATGACTTTAAAAGAAGGCGAAACTTGGTTTGCTGATCCTATTGATGCATTTGGCGATGTTAGTGAGAAGAAACCAAATCATGATTTTTATGGTTGGGCATTAACTAATTCTGCTAGTGCTGATATTCTTATTAATATTGATAAAAGTATTAATAAATGGAGTGAACAAACTCTTGATAATAATATTCACACTTATACATTCTATGCTATTTGTCCTATTCACAAATGGAGTGTTAAATATTATTATAAAGATAATACATTAATTGAAGAGAAAAAAATTCCTCATGGTAATTACGCTGTAATGTCTACTATTATTCCTTGGAAAGATGATAGTGATTTACCATTAGACCAAACTTATAAATTCTTGGGATATAGTCGTTCTGCAACTGCTTCCTCTGCTATTAAATTAGAAGAGTATATGATTACTGAAGATACTACATTTTATGCAGTATTTGATAATAATCCTATTAACGTATATGAAGATATTCATCCTGAGTATTTTGCAGTTTCTGAATAGACATCTGGCCTCACTCCAGCAGATACTTATTATATTGACTGGGCGGGAGAAACAAAATGGAATATCCCAGATGGTGTAACTTTAGCCTTGACTAAAAAAGTTAAAGGTAAAATTACAGTACCTGCCTTCTTTGATGTAAATGGAGTATCTAAAAAAGTTATTGCTGTTGATGCAACATTTGGTTCACCTGGAGATATTTATGATACAGATATTGACAGTCCTCGTAATCCAGGATTCCCAGGAAAATCTTCTACTTTAAATTCTGTTACTTATGTTCCAGTTTGCTATGGTGAAAATTTAACTCATGTATTCTTTGAAAAATATAAAGAAAATGATGTTGAAAAATGTAATATTAGATTTTTCTGTGGTGCCGCTTTCTCTCATTCAATGAACTTAGTGTGGGTAGAATTCCCTGAAGGTTTGAGATTGATTGGAGACTATGCATTTAAAATGCCTGGTTGTCAATCTCGTGTAGTATATCCAAAATTCTCTAATGTAAGTATTGGTGGTACAATTGCAGTAATCAATCAAAGCGCATTCCAAAATACATTCTCTGGAGATAATGATACCTTAACTATTGGTTCTAATGTTTAGAAGATTGATAATGGTGGTTTTACTTTCTCTAGCTATAGTGATTTAAATAGTGATAGAACATTAGGTATTAAAAAGATTATTATTGGTACACCAGAAGAAAAATCTAAATTGCGTATCGTATCTGGCGATCCAGCCTTTATTAACTATGCCTCTTGGTCTGCAATTACTATAGAATCAATTGATTGGTATACTACTTTGAAACAAGACGCTGCTAATTCACTATTCTCAGGATTTAATAAAATTAATTATATTAATTCATGAAAGGAGAAAAGAAAATGACTAAAATTGTAATGTATGAGTATTTAGGTACTAATGGAACGATTCTTTCTCCCATTCATCTTGAAGATATATATTATGTTAGAAAACTTCAATTACTTGCTGATAATAATAAACGTCTTACTAAAAATGGAAAAGACTTTGTTCAAAATGTAGTTATTCCAGAAGACGAATTAGATTAGTGGAAAGAAGTTTAATTGGGTAGTTCCAATTATCTAATATATAACTTTTTTGAAAAATAGAGAGAAGAGATTAATTCTCTTCTCTCTATAAGGGAAAATTATTTTAGAAAGGAAGGTTTTCTAGTCTATGATTACAAAGTATAAAGACTCTGTTAAATTAGCTTATCAAAAACTGTATGAAGATATTGACAAAGCTAGTAATGGTAAAATTCAAATTGATAACCTTGAGAGCTTTTTCGGATATATACAAGAAATTGGTGAGTTAGATAAAAAGTTTTTAAGACTTCCTTTGGATGAGCCTTTGTTTGAAATTGATGCTAATAGCCGCAAAATTACAATTCCTTCTGATTTTACTGCTAATGGTTTATCAGTTCAAGGAGATCATTTAGCTGAAACTGTTTTCTTTAGTATTGATAGATATTTTGATTATATGGATTTAAACAATTGTAATATTCGTATCAATTGGAAAATTGGTGATGTTTCTGGTCAATCTGTTAATTTCTCTAAGAGCGTTGATGCTGAACCTGGAAAAATTATTTTTGGTTGGCCTGTGGCAAAAGATTTAACTGGTAAAAGTGGTACTTTAAGTTTTGCAGTTGAATTTTATGCTGAACGTGATAATGTTATTAGCTATAGTTTAAATACTTTAATCTCAACAATTAATATTAAAGAAGGATTAGTTTTAATTAATCCTACAGTTATTAATGTTAATGATGATATTCTAAATATGCTTCAAAACAGCAGTTTTGGTGAAGGCGAAGCTAAAGTTGATGATTTAAAATGGCTTACCAATGGCTTGGTCACTGACCCCGACGCTACAGTAGCTTTATAGACTATAAATTTAGCTGGTAATGCGGTAGATAATGGCGACTCTCAAACATTATCTTCTGTACCTGTAAAATTATATGCTCGCGCACAAGCAGGTGCGGCGGACATTAAGTATTCTACTCCTGCTGGAGAAGATGACCCAGTAGATGAATATGTTTTAGTTTCTAAAAAAGATGAAAATGATAAACGTATTCCTTTAGACCCTACTGGCACTTATTATATAAAAGAGGGCAGCGTTTATAAGGTTGCTTCTAGCGAAGACGTTAGAACTTGGAATGATCTAGAGATTGCTATTCCAAACAAGAGTGAATTATATGCTCGTTATGCCACTATTGAAGTAAGTGGTGTCGGTGAATATTATATTCAGGCTCAAGGAATTATTTTTGATAAAGAAAATAAGAAAATTGGTCAAGGTGTTCTTGAGCATACTCCAGTGGTAATTTGCCCTGAACCCGATGCTCCTGCTGAAATTACAATTACTTCTAATAATAGTGATTTAAAAGATGAAGGTTATGATATTGATTTATCTGTAGCTGATTCTGTGGCATTTTTAACTGGCAATGAAGTTACTCTAACTGCTACTGCTTCTGGATATGATAATACAGATGCTTATGAAGCTCCTGCTGTAGGAGTTGAACCTAAGGCTTTAGTTCAATATGCTTGGTATAAAGATGGGAATACAACTCCTATTAATACTTCAAAGTGGATTCGTTCTACTGAAAATAATAGTTTTGTTGTTAGCGAAGAAGGTAAATATATTGTTGGAGTTAAAACATTTTTAAATAATCAAACTACTTTAGACGAAACTAAATCTAAAGAATATATCGTTTCTCCTTTAGCTTCTAAAATTGAAGAGAATAGTATTGTTTTAGGTTTAAGTAAACAAGGTGGACAATATTGGATTAACCTAAACGCATCTACTGATGGAGTTACAGATAAGTACACTCAAAAATCATTTGATGTTAAATATGTTTTAACCGCTATTAATGAAAAAGTATATAGTGATAAAGTAATTTGTAGTCTATACCAATTACCTGGTGAAGAAAGTGATGACACTAATCCCATTTTTGTTTGTGAACTAAATTCTTCTGATATTGAAGGTGGGAAACATACTACAATTACCTCTTCAATGGTTGGTAATCAAGAAGGTAATTATTTTATTCGTGTAACTAATAAATATAATGGAAGTGCCTATTCACTAAATAGTGATGCATTCTATATTAATATTAAGTAATAAATTAGGAGAAAGGAGAATGAATAATCATGATTACTAATTATCAAGATTATGAGAATAAGCTTTGGTCTATCGACAAACAGATGCGAACTTCCAAAGCCATTCTCCTTCCAACTCCACCTAAAGAAGAGTTAATCCCTATCGATTTAAATGAACGTAAAATAAAAGTGCCTAAGTCCTTCATTATCGTCTCTCAGGACCATTCGGCTGAGACTTTATACTTTACATTTGATCGATATTTTGATGGCATGGATTTATCTAACACTTGTTGCATTATTCAATTTCAAAATGCAAAAGGTGAAGCCTATTATTATGTAGTGCCTTATATGGATATTACTACTGATAATGTAAATCAAAAAATTATTATGCCATGGGTGATTCAGAATGCGGCCACTAAATATGCTGGTACTGTAAAATTTGCTATTAAATTCTTTAGTCTTAATGCTGCAGGACATTTAATGTATGAATTAAATACATTAGTTGCTGAAGCAATTGTAGAGCAAGGTCAAAATTGGGATTTAGATAATATTTCTCAGGAAGAATTTGTTTTTGATAAAGCATTTATTTAGGCAATTCATGATTTAGAACAAGCACATTAGAAAGGTACATTTGCTTTAGAGTGGATTGATAATTTTTAATAAAATAAAAATAAAGGGAAGACTTTAAATTAGTCTTCCCTTTATTTTTTTGGGTAAATATAAATAATGATTTATTATAATTTTCTATAATAAATAGATATAAAATTATGAGAGAAAGGAGAACACGAAAAATGAGTAGTAATTCACCTTATGAGTCTACAATAATTTTACAAAATGAAGCATTAAATAAAATGCTTGCTAATATAAAAGCTTATCCAGTTGCAGGTAAAAAAACTGGCATTCGTCTTCGTCCGAATAAAGATGGTACGCGATTACAAATCTAGAATGTAAGAAGTGTAAAAATTGTTCCAGATGGTAATAAAACCTACTTAATTATTGAAGATCCGACTGATGATGATGTATTAAATAAGCAGTATATTATTACCGGTGAATTAAGTTTTTCCCCCGAAACTAATTTAACTCAAAATGATAATTTAACTCCAGGTATGTTTAATATTAAAGAAAATAATATTTTGAAATAGAGCGTATTAATTAAAGGATTTGATCGATCATAGAATTTAGTATTAGGCGATGGTAGTAAAACAAAAAACGGTGATAATGGAGTTTTAGTAGCTAAAAAAGTTCGTGGTGCTGTATTTAATGATTATGCTGAATATCGTGAATCGTTAATTAAAGAGCCTGGCCGGTGTGTAGTTGAAACTGGGTATGGAGACTTAGAATTATCAACTTAGCGTTTACAGCTGGGTAGCAATATTATTTCAGATACATTTGGTTTTTCTATTGGTGAAACTAATAAAGCACAAACACCTATTGCGGTATGTGGACGAGTATTAGCTTATCCTTATGAAGATAGATATAAATTTACTGCTGGCGCGGCGGTTTGCTCAGGACCTAATGGAACTATATCATTAATGACTCGTGAAGAAATCAAAGAATGGCCTGATGCTATAATTGGTTATGTAAGTGAAATTCCTGAGTATAAAGAATGGGGTACTGATAAAATTCAAATCAATAATCGAATTTGGATTAAAATAAAATAAAAAAAGGCAGATAACAAATTATGTTATCTGCCTTTTTATTTTATTTTAATGAATCTGATTTAACTAATGTTTTAATTCGGTTGTCAATAATTGTTTGAATATCAGATGATTTAATTAAGTTTTCAATATTTTCTGGAGTTAAATTTTTTACAAAAATCTCTATTTTATTAGTATTACCTAATGTTTTAGCTTCCGTCTAAGTTATTTTAATAAAATTTCCTGTTGTGTCTTTTTTATAATAAGAAAAATATGCTGGATATGATTTATTAACAATTTGATTATTTACACGATTATATGAAGTATAATGAGTCTTTTGCGCGATATTAGTAACTTGTTGAGCCCCAGCTCCAGTAAGATAAGTACTAATAGTATTTCCAATACCATAAGCTGGAGTAGTATGGCTTAAAATTTTATTAAAATAAAATTTTTGATCTTCTAAAATATTATTATCAACAGAAGCTGGCTATGTCGTATCTTTTGGAGTGTTTACCCAAGTCATAATCTAATCATAAGTAACAATTTTATATATCCCGTTATCTAAATAATAATAGGTATAATTATCAAAATCTGCTGATGTAGAATTATAAACAACATCTTCAAACTAATTTTGCCAATTAAGATTAATATTATCAGATGGCCCAGATGGTGATATATTATTTATTTTAATATCTATTTCATCTTTAGTATATCCTTCATCTCCAGTAGAACTAGTGAGATAATTTTTTCCTTCTAATTTAGGAACAAAAATATCTTTTAATTTAATATAAAAAGTTTTTAAATTATTTAAATCTACAACTTTTCTTTCTGCCATAATTAATCTCCTTTCACTCGTTTTCTATTAATTTGTAAAAATTTAAATTTTAATATTATAAATAAATGGCCTAATTAAAATAATAATATAATTCAAATTTTTACAAATTAATAGAAATATTTTTATAAACTTTTTTTCAGAGAAGGGAGTTTACAAATTAATGGCATTATTTAAAATAAGTAAAGGTTTGTCAAAAAATTTAATGACAAATGTACCATATGCAAAAGAAGGTTTTGCATATTTTACATCAGATGATGGTAAATTTTACATTGATATTGATGGTGATGGTACTAATGCATCTCCAGCTGTAATTGGAGATAATCGTATTCCTCTTAGTGCTTTAAGCACTGATTGGATTAAGGCTACTAAAATTGAAGATACAGAAACTTATCCTATTTTAGCATTCAAAGTAGCTGACAATACTAAAAATTTAATTGAATTAAAATATGGTAGTATTGGTTATAAAGATGGGACATTAGTAATTCCTAATGTTGAAACAGGAAGTAAAGATGAAGTTTTAATTGAAAATAATGATGAAGGCTCGGCTCTAATTATTGATAATAAAGGAGCTGGCACTGGTATTAAAATTATAAATACTGGTGAAGAATCATTAGTAAATAATTGGGGTATTAATATAAACAATAATATTCTTTTAAATATGAATGGTAGCGCATCATTTGAAGGAAATGTTGTAATAGGTGGTACTCATATTTTTAAAGGCGATGCTGCTAATATCCTTGGTACTAATAAAACAAATACTATAATTTCTAATCAACTTACATTATAGTAGGGGGCAGTATTTGGTGGAACTGCTCAAAATGCGGGTTTAGTGACTCGTGGTATTTATGGTATATCAGAGCCAACAGATGACGGGGCTTGTGAAAAAGATAATTTATATATTAACTATGATGGTGATAATTCTTATAAAGCTAGTCGACATGTAATTTTACAAGCTGGTGAAGCCGGGGAAAATTATGGAAACAATTTATACCAATATGCTGCTGCACGGGGTGACGCAGTACATGATTGGTCATTAAATAATTTTTATATAAAATCAGATATTGATAAGAAATTAAATAATTTATTAGCCACTAATGATGCTATGGTATTTAAAGGTACTATCGGTGGAGATGCAGCTGCTACTATTCATGAATTACCAGCCAAACATAACGCGGGTGAAACTTATCGCGTTTATGATATTAAAGGTGGTAATAATGGTAAATACCTTGGCAATGGTGAAGTTTGTGAAATTGGCGATTTAATTATTTGTATTAAAGATGGAACTACTCATAGCGCAGGAGATTGGACTATTGTTCAAACTAATATTGATGGAGCAGTAATTAATACAGATGAAAGTTCTACTGATGGGCATATCGCTATTTTTAGCGGAAATAAAGGTAGAACTATTAAAGATAGTGGTAAATCATTTAACGATTTAGCTGTAGCAAATCATACTCATACTAAACTAGTTAATGATAAATAGGCAGTAGATTTTAATGGTGCATCATTATCACCAATTAATAATTCTAAAGAGCCTTTAAATATATCAATAGATTTAGGTAATACATCAAATCCATGGCAAAATTTATATTTAACATCTGATATTAAATTTAAAGATAGCTCTGGGAATTGGAAAACATTAACAGAAAAATTAGCCGACAAATCAAATGTTGATCATAAACATACAATTGCAGATACTGATGGATTACAAACTGCATTAGATAATAAATCTAATACTGGTCACACTCATACTATTTCTAATATTATAGATTTACAAAAAACATTAGATGATAAGGCTGCTAAATTACATAATCATGAAATTTCTGATATTACAAATTTACAAAAAACATTAGATGATAAGGCTGCTAAATTACATAATCATGAAATTTCTGATATTACAAATTTACAAAAAACATTAAATAGTAAATCTGATACAGGGCATAAACATAAAATTGCTGATATTAATAAATTACAAGCCGCATTAGATGGTAAATCTGATACTGGCCACACTCATTAGATTACAGCCAATGTTGATACTTCTAATTCAAAAGAAGATGCGCTAATTAAATTAGAAGGAACTGGTGGCATAAATACAGTTAGCTATAAAGCCACTCATGCCGATAAAGGTCCTTCTATGGCAGATAATGTCTCTTCTATTACTACTACAAGTAATGCAAATAAATCATTAGTTGGTGAGTTTGGCAAAACATTAACCCTTAATATTCCTCGTATTACTATTGATAAATAGGGGCATGTTAATACAGCAATTAATGATGAGGTTTCAATTGCTCTGCCTTCAGCTCCTACTATTGGAAATGGTAAATTAACAATTAAGGTTGGCAAAATGCCAGTCAAGGTAAATGAAACATTTACTGCGAATTAGACTACAGATAAAGATATTCCATTACCTGTATATACTATTACAGAAACTGATACATTATTAAGCGGTAAATCAAATAGTGGCCATACTCATGATTATGCAGGTTCCTCTTCTGCGGGAGGTCCTGCAACAAGCGCTGATAAATTAAATACCAATGCTGGTAGCGAAAACGCTCCAGTTTATTTTAAAAACGGAATACCCATTGTCACTGGGCAAACATTAGATAGAGATATTAATGGTAATGCAAAGACTGCTACTATTGCAAGAAAAGTTGAGCATGCCTTAAGTATTAGTGTAGGTGGTACTCCAAAAGGCAGTTATGATGGCTCCGCGGTTAGAACAATCGATGTTAACGCGGCAGATTTAAAAATTTCTGGTGCATTAGTATATATTGGACGTGTAGCTACAAAGCCAACCAGTTCTCAAGTAACTCTTATTGATGGAACTACTGTCACAGCTGTAGCTGGTAATGTTGTTATTTGCACTGGAGATAAAAAAGAATATTTATATGATATAGATGGAAATTGGGTTGATTTAGGAAGTTCTACTTCATATGCATTAAAACCTCATATTCACGGCAATATCAGTAGTGATGGTTATTTAACAAATGAGGCTGGTGTAGTACAAACTAATTCTATTGTATACTCAGATGCCGACGGAAAAATTACTAAAGGCCCGACATTTGATACTACTAATACAACTAAAAGATTCCTTGCTGAAAATGGTAATTGGGAATAGAGTAGCCATCATACTTCTGGTAGTTGGAGTGGATTAACATATACAGCTAAATCAGTTAATAATGCTGGAGAATTAAAATTTACTATACCAACTGGTACTGGAGCGACTTCAGTTGCGCTTGGCAATCATAATCATGATAAGGTATATAAAAAGATTCAAACAGCAGTACCTAGTCCTGCGGCGTCTAATGAAGATATTTCATTTATTGATACAGTATCATAGGATACTTAGGGTAAAATTACTGCAACTAAAAAAACAGTAAGAGATGCTTCAGCTAGTCAATCCGGTGTTGTATCTACTGGAACTCAAACGTTTGCTGGAGAAAAAACATTAAATGATAAAACCCATTTCTCTAAAGGTTTTGATTTAAAAACTAATAGTGGAAGTGCTTAGTTTAACGCAAGCACTGTAAATGTTCCTAATGGTACTGATTATGTTGATTTATATGTCTCTACTGTTGGCGACGGAAATGGTGATAAGACTAAGCCATTAGTATTAAATGCTAATGCAAATGGCTCTGGTAATGTAGGTATTGGAATTACTTAGCCAACAGAGAAATTAGAAGTAAATGGTAATGTTAAAGCTACTCAATTTAAAGGTAATGCTGACACAGCTGATAAATGGAAAACACCAAGAACATTTACTATTGGAACAGCTAAAAAAACTGTAGATGGTAGTTCTAATGTAAGTTGGACTTTAAATGAATTAGGAGTAGCAGCTGGAAATCATAACCATGATAGTTTGTATGTAAAAAAATCTGGCGATACAATGACCGGATTATTAAAAACAAATGGTAGTATTGAAAATCAAGGAGAAGCTAAATTTACTCATCCTGATTATTGCCCAGACATTGAAAATACAGCGGAGAATATTGGTTGCGCATTTAAAGCTAGTCGTGGTCATTTCAATCAAATGAATGTGAATGAAATTTATTTACCTGCTACTACAACTACAAATTATGAAGGAAATAAAATTTCATTTAAAACCTATTCAGGTGGAAATAATGGCACTTATGCTAATGTATCTGAAGTTGCTCAAATTAATACTACTGGATTAAAAGTAGGTTCTTCTAGTATTGGCATTAATGGTTATATTGAAGGCACGTGGTTAAAAACTACTAATGCTGGAAATAAAGCTGGAGATTTTGCTACTATTGATGGTTATGGTTGGATTTATAAGCGCACAGCAGCTCAAGTTTTATCAGATATTGGAGCAGCAGCAAGTTCACACAATCATGATTCTAATTATGTCAAAAAAACCGGAGATACAATGACTGGTCAATTGGCTGTTGATAAGGCTGGATAGGGGTTCCGAGTAAATAATGGCTCAACTGGTTATATCGAATTATCTCGCGATAATGGTGGCGCATAGTTATATGGATTATGGGATTGTATTAAAACATAGTGGATAGTTCAAAGTGATGGTACTAATGTTTATTTTCATGGTAATGCTGATAGTGCTAGTAAAACTTTGGGAGATATAAATGGTTTATAGATTGATACTAATTATTTAAAATTATCTGGCGGAACTATGAATGGAAGTATTAATTGTTCTTTGCCCGCCACTACATCAACTGCTACTAATACTGGAGCAATGATTTGTCATAGATTAGCCGGTGGAAATAATGGAATGTATGTTGGAAATGGAGATGCAGATGGTAGTATTTTAGGGACTACTGGAAAAGCCAATTTAATTTTTAAATCTTGGTAGAGTATTGGTTTTGTTGATGGATGTTCTTCAACTAATGCTGGCATGACAATGACTATTAATACTCGAACTGGAGTTTTACGAGGAAATAAACTTTGGGGTGCAGTATGGAATGACTATGCTGAATTCCGTGAAGGAGATACTATTGAATCAGGTAAATGCGTGATTGAAGTGGGTGACGATACTCTTATTACTTCAACTGAGCGCATGATGCCAGGCGCGAATATCACATCTGATACATTTGGTTTTGCCATTGGTGAAACTGAATAGGCAAAAACTCCAATAGCGGTAAGTGGACGTGTTCTTGCTTATCCATATGAATCTCATGAAGAATTTAAAAAGAATATTGGGCGTCCAGTATGTTCTGGTCCTAATGGAACAGTTTCTATTATGACTGATGAAGAATATAAAAATAAAGGTTATTGTGCGATTGGTACAATTTCAGCAGTTCCTGATTACGAAGAATGGGGGACCGGAAAAGTTAAAGTTAATGGGCGTGTATGGATTAAAGTATTTTAATTTATAAATAAAAAAATGGCGATTAAGAAAATAGTACAAATTTTTTCTTAATCGCCATTTTTTGTTTGCTCCATCACGTTATTCACATGCTATCGGATAACATTATAACCATATTCATCAATTTTTTTATTAGAAAAATAGGTAATAGGTTTATTTAATTTTCTAGCATAACAAATTTCTTGATAGCCAGTTGTTCCAATATATTCATTTTCTCCAGTAATAAAATAAACGGCATCAGCCATATTAATTTTATTTTTACTAGAATTTAATAATCTAGTTTCTGTGTCCGATGATAATACAATATTATCTGCATGAGCAAATACTTTAGGAGATAAAACAATATGTCCTTCGAGAGATAGGATTGCTCCTAATTTCTCGAAGGACTCTTTGAATTTAGTGCTCCCGCACAAACAGATGATCAATTATTCTTCGGCCTTTTTAGGTTGAGCCTTATTTGTATTAACCTCAGACTCGATTTTAGTGGTAATATATCCACTCAAATCACCGAGGGCTTCCTCAAGATACTCTTTAGCATCTTCAGTCAAAATACCCATTACAGCGTTATAGGTCTTTTTGAATGCTTCCAGTTGAGCATTTTTATCAAATGCATTTTGCCCCTTCAGACTTTCAACATATGTTTGATTTGTTGCTAATACACAATCAGTAATTGTTTTATTAAGCATGTCCATATATTTTTGAAGAGTTTCATCATTGGTTTTAGCCTTCAATTCATTGGTTTTAGACTGAATAAAACGAACCAAGAATAAAGAGACAGCTGTTAGTACTGGGACAATAAGAATATTGAAAATTTGTTGTAGCATTTCTAGCCAATCCATAAATTTTCCTCCTCTTCCATTTTTCTGTATTATAAAATAAATTTTTGGAAAAGTCAATAAATGTCAATTCCTATTTAATATAAAAAATATTCTAGATAGTTTTTTCGAAAATAACCAGGCAAAAATCATTAATTGGTCCATTAATTTACATTATATAATGGAGGAGCTTAGTAAAATTTTTTACACCATTGTAAAATTTTTTACTCCGCTGTAAAAAATTTGGAAAGCGAGGTATTTTCTAGAAAATGTATCCAAACAGTTATAACTATTATCCTCAATCTCAAAATCCCTACCTGAATCGTTATATGCCTACTAACCAATATACTCAACAACTTCAAGGATTAAAAGGTCGGCCGGTCTCTAGTCTTGAAGAAGTCCGAGCAACAGGTATTGATTTTGACGGGTCGGTTTTCTATTTTCCAGACCTAGCAAATCGACGTATCTACACAAAACAAATCAATTTAGATGGAACAGCTTCATTAAATATGTATGAATTAAAAGCTACTCCTCCTCCAACAACATAGCCAGAAGCAACACCATCTGACGCTTCTTATGTAAGCAAAGAAGAATTCGAGAAAACAGTCACAATTCTAGTTAATGAAATTAATAAACTGAAAGGAGCTAACGCAGATGAATCCAAACCAAATGATGAACCCAATGGCGATGCTACAGAATTTAAATTCTAATCCCTTATTCCAATAGGCACAAAGAATGGCTTAAGGAAAATCAGAAGCAGAGATTATTCAAATTGCACGCAATATCTGCCGAGAAAAGGGAATCAATTTTGATGAAGCTTATTCTATCTTCCAATCTCAATATAATTAGAAAGGAATGTAAAAATTATGGCTCTCACTGAAAACGGATTATCTCCTGCTGATATCATGGCAATGACTCAAGGCGACAATAACAATAATAGTTTTGGCGGCACTTGGACTTGGGTATTCTTCTTATTCTTCCTACTGGCTTGGGGGGGCGGCGGATTATTTGGTGGCGGTTCTACTCAAGGCGCTTTAACTCGCGCTGAATTGGCCGATGGCTTAGGTCGTCAAGATATGTTCCGCAATCAAGATATGATCCTTACCGAAGTAAGCGCATTTGAACGTGATGCTACTAACCGTTGGGGTAATATCCAATATGAAGTAATGAAAGGGTTAAACGATAATCGTTTCGCCCAGCAAGAATGTTGTTGCACAACTAATCGCAATATTGACGCTGTGAGATATGAGAATGCTAAAAATATTTGCGATATTGTAAATACTAGCAACTTAAATACTCGTGATATTTTAAATAATCAAAATGCTGGTGTTCAGCGTATTCTTGATTATTTAACTACCGATAAGATTGAAGGTCTGCGTACTGAATTACAGTCTGCCAACTTAACAATTCAGAACATGAATCAGACTTCTGATTTATTAAATGTCTTACGCCCATATCCTACTCCTGCATATATTACTTGTAGTCCTTATACTGCAAGTAATATTTATAGCGCATTTAGTGGATGCGGAGCTTGCGGTAATTAATTTATTGAGGGAGGAAATATCCTCCCTCTATTCTAACTAAGAAAGGAGTTCATACGAATGAGTACTTGTTCAAATTGCTCTAATCCAATTCTAACGACTACCTCTACAACTAGCTAGACTCTTGCTACGGGTAATCCTATTCCACTCCAGAATAATATATTCCAAAGTGGTTGTGGTATTTCTCATATCGCAGGCAGTCCTGCGATTAGTTTAACTCGAACCGGCACTTATTTAGTTGCAGTAACTGCAACTGGTGATGCTGGCTCTGGCAACACATTTTCAGTCTAGGCTTACAATAATGGAACTGCCATTCCAACCGCAATTGCAAGTCTAGTTGACACTGGTACAGTTCATTTTACTACATTAGTAAAAGTTCTACCATCATGTCGTTCTATAAATAACAATGCCAATTTGACATTTGTTAACACTGGTGCAACAACCTATTCAACTGTTGAAGTCGATATTATAAAGGTCGGGTGAGTTGAATGGATTGTCAAGAATATATGATTTCTATAATTAAACGCCAAACAGAGGGAGTAGTTTATCATGAAAATATGACTGACTATTACCGTTTTTTATGTTTAGATGGTTTAAAAGAAATCCATTGCCATCAATCTTAGGAAGAATTAGAAACTCTTCAATGTATTAAAGATTGTTATGCAAAAATATATTTTTCAATTCCACAATTTGAAATGGAAAATACAACATTAATTCCAGCAGAATGGTATAGCAAAACATCTATGGATGTTACCAAGGGAGCTATTAAATCATTAAGTAAAGAGAGTCTCTACCATTGGCTCGATTGGGAGAAGGAAACATTGAGCATCTATAAAGAAGCCGCAATGCACTTCAAAGAAAATATGGCATTCCATGAGTTAAAAATAGCTAAAAAATTAATTAAAAATGTTTCCGCAGAAATTTGTGAGATTGAAGGATTGATTACAGAAGGGTTAGCTTACGATTTTAGCCCTGAATTTTTAAAATATTATTATAAAATAGAAGAATAAATTATTATAAGCCGAGAATTAAGTTTTATTTAATTCTCGGCTATTTTTTATTCTTTATAAGTAGATAAACTATTTCTAAATTTCTATTCTACCATTTGGAATAGTTTGTCTCCCGGGTGATTTCCATTCATTTTATTATATGTCTCATGGTCGCTCTCAATTTCTTCAAATTCATCGAGAGTGATTTCATGATCTGGATTTAATAATTTTCGACAATCATTTTTAAATTGTTTTCCCTAAATAGATAAAATGCCATCTCTTACAACATCTATTTTATCATTTACATTATAAATTTCTTGTTTTAAACTATCATTTTCTTGTTTAGATAAATTTCGCTCAGTTTGCAATAAATTAGCTGTAGTTTTATGCTCATCACTAATTTTACTTTTTAATTCTTTAATAATTTTTTCATGAGCTTCATCTTCTAAACGCTATTTTTCTTTTTTATATAAATTATAAAAATATTTAGCTAAACCCGTAAGTCCTAATGCGATTATACCAAATAAAAACTCAAGCCAATATTTGGCGATAAAATCAAGCATTTAAAAAACTCCTTTCCGTAAGAATCTCTATCCATTTGTTCTTACAAATAAGGAGTTATTTTTTTTTGTATTTTGGCCTTATTCCCAATTATACTCCTCTTGAGATTTAGTGAAATATGCAGTGTATAAACATATAGCATCGCATACATCATCATTAGCCACTATACCATATTTATTTTTTACAAACTCAATATCTGCTTGTTTAAGTGCTACTCGTTTTACTTTTGGACCAAGTTTCATTCCAAGTAATTTTCGCCATGATGATGAATTCATAAATTCAATAAAATCGTAATCAATGCTAGTATCAATACTATGAGCACCTAATGCCACAGACCCTTGAAGCCACATTAAAACACGTTCAGTATGAGATTTATTTCCATATGCTTCTGGATGCACATCTTCTGCGACTATTTTACCAACACTATTTTCTTTTATCAAATCTACAATTTTATCAGTCATTTGTTTAATACGTTCAAGAGTATTATCTCCTGAAATAGGAATTAATCCCCATTTGAGCATTTCCCCTTTTTCAGAAGATAAGCACCATCCAGTAGATTTAGATGATAAATCTAAAAATAATATATTCATTAAGTTAGACTAGCTTGATTGGCTTCTGGACTACTTGTAGTAGAGCCAAATCCACCAAGTCGTTGACCAAAAGCATTATCATCAATTGTCATTAGATATGGCTTGATAATACCTTGACCAATTTTATCTCCCTTTTTAAGTTGAATATCATATGGAGTAAGATTAATTACTTGAAAATAAATATGTCCTTCATTGTCAGGATTGTTATAATAATCAGCATCAATAATTCCTACTCCATTAGCCAGAATAATCCAATGCTTTAGTGGAGTAGAACTACGGACAGACAATTCAAGGTATGTATCGCGGCCAAGACTACATTTAATTCCAGTAGGAACAAGAGTAGGTTTTATTTTTAATTCTTTTGTAAAATTTGCCATCTCAGTTAGAGTATAAGTATGGCCTATTCTACCCCATCGGACCATTTCGCTCATTTGATTAGAATAAGATGGGATTACAATATCTTCAGCTACAGTAAAATCGTATCCTGCGGAATTCACTGTACTACGAGTGGGAATTACTGCATCAGGGTATTTAGAAACTTTTTCAAATTTAATCATTAGAAATCAATTTGCTCCCCATATTTAATATTAACGATAGAAATAGGGTCTTTTTCATCATTGAATTTTTTGGTCAAGGATACTTGATACCATTCATCAATAATCTCACCCTTCTATTTCTTTTCCTTCTTTACAGAACTATATTTAGCCAATTCATACATACTGTCATGCTTAGCCTTCTCAATTAGAGAAGTGGCACTGGCTTCATCATCAACTCTATATACTTCAGTTGTACTTACTAGGTATTCCATTATTTTCCTTCTCCACAATCAATAATTAGATTTAAATTTTCATATGCATAATTAGTTTTACAAAATTCCATCATTCTTTGTTTCATTTCAAATGTGTAATCAGTAATACCTAACAAATGAATTACATTAATATTATTATTTTTGCAATAGGATGGAACAGCTTCAATCATATCGTCAAACGTACAACTAAATGTATCTATGATATTGCCATTATTATCTACTGCATAAATTTGTTGAACCATATCAAATGGTTGTAAACTACAAAATAAACGATTCACGAAAAATCCACCACCCCTGCATCATATCCAAATAAATAGAACATATAAATATTATCATCAATGGACATCCAAATTTCAATTGCGCCTTGCTCTTCATTCCAGTCTAATGTTTTAATCTTGCCAACATCAGCGAGACAATCTAATACAGATTTACCAAATGAATCAGCAATAATTGTTGGTTCATAATGAAATACAGTATAATAATTATAATCTCTACATAACATAAGATAATAATTATTATTTATTTTTCGATGATAACTATTAATTTTTTGTTGATAATCTCCTAATGTATCTGTATCGGGATCGGGTAATGAACGCACTAAAGATTTATTTAAATCATATAAATTTAAGTTTAAATTAGCTTTAGTATCATCAATTTTATCAACAGTACCATAGTCTGATACTTCTTCCCATTTATTATTTACATAACAATATACTTTTTTATCATCAGTATATGCTATTGCCCCATCTTCAAATACTTGAGGAGAATATTTTAATTCATCAATGGTTTTTACACCAATACATTTTAATCCATTAGTCATTTATTATCCTCCATTTTCTATATTATATCATATTTTTTCCCATAAGTCAAATGGAGCGTAATAAACTTTTTGATTGCGTGAGCCACGCATAGGTAAGGTAATATCTCGTTGTTCAATTTTAAATGGGCCATCAATAATACAATCAATATTATCAACAATATTTTTTAGATGTGGCTCTCTGCGCATAGCCAATTCATCCATTGTATATCCAGTCCATAAAAAAATTTTTGTTTTGGGAAGAGCTTCTTTAATATGTTCAATAATTAAATTTACAAGGAATAGATTTTCTGGAGCAAGGGGCTCTCCACCCATAATACAAAAATCACGATGTATACCATTAGCAGTAAGAGCATTTACTATATCATCTAATGTATCTGTGGTAAATTCTTTTCCGCCGTTAAAATCCCAAGTTTCTGGATTCTAACAGCCCTCACAATGTCTGGCACATCCTTGAGTGAAAAATGAGACACACACTCCAGGAGCTCCAGCAATATCATTTTTAATTATTCCTGCGTATCTCATTCCATCACTCCTACGTGTTTGACTCGATGTTCAACTTCATCTTGCTTTCCTAAATTAAACGCGGTTTTATAATTACCAGTTAAATAGCCGGTCACACGACGAAGTTGCTGGATTTCTTTACTACCACATTCAGGACATTTATCATTGAATTCACCAGTATATCCGCATTTGAGACAAGTGTCATTAGGAACATTTACAGCAAAATAAGGAATATCTTTATCCATAGCATAATTTACAATTTGTTCAAGCGCAGTTAAATTATTAGATACTGTAGAATCTAACTCAACATAAGTAATACAACCGGCATTACTATATCCAGTCAATTGACTCTCAATATCAATTTTGTCAAATGGACTCATTTCTTTCCATACAGGAACATGAATTGAATTAGTAAAAAATTCTTTATCACTTACATTAGGAATTTCGCCATACTTAGCCTTAAATTTCTTCATTGCAGTATAGCAGAGATTTTCCGCGGGAGTATAATAAACACCGAAGTTTAATTTATATTGTTCCTTAAATTCCGCGCAACGCTGTTTAAATAAGGATTCAATTCTTTTTGCTAATTCCATTCCCTCTGGAGTAGTGTGGTCAACGCCAATAAGAATTTGTAGAGTTTCTGCTAGTCCTAACTGACCTAGAGCCAGTGTTCCATGTTTAAGCGCGCTTCTAATTCCTTCTTCTGGAATATAGCCTGCCATCAAATTATTTTCATACATGAATTTGGCTGAAGCCGGGCTTTGAGAACAAATCCAATCAAAACGCTCAATTAATTGATCTTTTGCTTCATGGATTTTTTCATCAAGTAAATCCATAAATGTTCTTATATATTCATTAATTTTTACTTCGCTATCTTCATCTAATACTTTAAAAACAAGAAGATTATTTACCTTAGTTTTTGCTATCATAGCTAATGTAGGCATAATAATGGTTACTGGACAAATATTTCCACGGCCATCTTTTAATTGACCTAAACCGTTAATATCATATCCATTGGCGGTTCGGCATCCCATTGTGCTAAAATAGGTGCGTGGGTCATTAATATCATAGCCAGCATTTCCAGACCAATCAACATTCGCATAATTAGGATATAATCTTTTAGCAGTAGATTTTAACGCAAGTTTAAATAAATCATAATTCGGGTCACCTGGTTCTCTATTAACACTCTTCATACATTGGAAAATTCCACAAGGAAAAATAGAAGTTTTATGTAATTTACCTAATCCTTCAAGAGACACTTCCAATAGAGCTTTTGTAATCATTCTTCCTTCTGGAAGAGTGCAAGTTCCATAGTTAATAGAAGTAAATGGAAGTTGATTACCGCTACGACTTTGAAGAGTATTTAAATTATGATACATGCCTTCAACCGCTTGATGGATTTCTTTTTCTGTCTGTTTCAGAGCATAATTATAAGCATTTTGATGACCAAATTGATTTTGCAATTCTTTATTAGAAATTTCAATAGGCTCACAATCACTCATAATTTGTAGAGCCATACCTTCACTATAATCATCAACATCAGTTAAATATGCTTTAAAATGTTTTCTAAAACTTTTTTTAACATAGGGAACCATAGTCCAATCAAGATGAGTAGCACTCACTCCACCAAACTATTGAAGAGATTGTAATTGGAAAATAACTGCAACTAATTGGAATGCTGTATTTACTGAACCTGCTGGACGTACATCTGTTTGACGAGTATTAAATCCATTAGCAAGCAAATCGTCAAATGGAATTGATAAACAATTATGGTCACCCACAGCATAATGGTCAAGGTCATGAGTATAAATCATATTCTCTTCATGATTGCGTTTTGTGCGAGGAGATACGATATAATCAAGAGCATATTGCTTCATTAAGAGACTATTGGCTTCACCCATACGCCCACCAAATGATGCTTCATCGACATTAGCGTTTTGATTCTGAATATTAGCTCCACGAATTTTTTCACCAATCGCTGCAATAAATTCAGTTGAATGAGTGCGAGCGACTTCTTTTTTATATCTGTAGCGAATATAAGCACGAGCAATATCAGGACGCTCTGATGCCATTAATGCTTCTTCAATCCAATTTTGGATGTCTTCAACATTAACACTTCCATCGGGGAAATGACTCGCTCTATATTCTACTTCATCAGCGATACTATTAATACTATCTGATTCAAAAATATTTTTATCTACAGCAATAAATGCTTTAGTAATAGCATCAATAATTTTTTGTTTGTTAAATGGCATTACATCGCCATTACGTTTAATTATATAAAACATTTATAACCTCCGCACTAAATATAGTGGAAAAAATTAGGATATCCACTATATTTAGTGTTTGTTGTAAATAAATTAATAAGTTGTGTCCAGATGCTCCGGCCACCGAGACAGGAATAATGCTAAATCTTTATATATATATTCTAATTCCGCAGGAGTATTATTTGTATATAACCAATTACATAAATCATCAGCATCTTCAAAATCGAGTTTATCTGTTTTATATCGACGAATAATTTCATCAATATCTGGGTTAGCTTCTCGATTTAACTATCTAATTAATCGAATTTTATCATCTGCGTGAATATAAACGATAATTAAATTTACTCGTTTATCATGTAATAAAATCTCTGCGCCTTCTGGATTAAATACTCCTACATTGATAGCGCCTTCTTTGACTGACTCAATTCCTGTGCCATAGCACCATTCATTAAAAACAGTAGCTTCAAACATTTGATTCTATAAAATCATTTCAGCAAATTTTTCTGCTGAGATAAAATGGTAGTTAATACCATCCACTTCTTTTTCTCTTGGAGGTCTTGAAGTATAACTTATAATTTCATGTAGAGGTAATTTACCATTATAATAATGTTTTGTATCATCAATTAGTTTACGGAGAATGGTATCCTTACCACTCCCCGCTTCACCAATTAATGCTAATATATTATACATTAATTAGCTCCTCCATTGTATCTTTCATCTTTTAATTCAATATCACCATTATCTAAAATTTTATCAATTTTATACAACTGGTGACCGCCAGAACTAGCATACTTTTTTGCTATAAAATTATCGCCTTGACGAATGCCTTGAACAGCAATCATATTACCACGATTAAACCAGCTTTTTTCCATTACTTTTTTAGTACCATCAATTTGTTTTTCTGAAATCTACTTATCAAATAATGAGAAATATTCTTTTCTAAATTTAACCTCGACAACTCCAGAAGTGGTAAGTAATGTAACTGTAGATTTAGTTTTATTTTTAGCAATACAAGTTCCGCAAATCTTATGTAATTTATACATCGTAATTGTTTTATTACCTTTAGAAAATGTTTTATCAACAATAGGCTCTTCTGGCAGATGGAAGAAATCAACAAATCCATATTTACTATTATTTACATGGGCTAATTCATGCTCATGATAATAGAAACATAAGACTTCCATTTCCCACGCTGAAATAGATTTAGATGCATATTTATCCCAATCTTCTTTAAATATTTTATTATTTAATTTATTTAAAATAACATCTTTATTTTCTGCAATCCAAGTTCGGAATATATCCATATATTTTTGATATACTTTATCCCAAGCCTTAGAATCTAATAAATAACAACTACCAATTAAATCATCACAACCAATTTCAATTAAGAAATTAATCGCTCGTTCGTCAACTTTATAGATATTACCATCTTTACAGACAGCTTTTAAATATCTATTAAATTCATAAACTCGTCTTGCCATTACATATTCATCTTTATCTTCTGGTAATAAATTATAACGAATTAGAGTTGCTAAATTTTGTAATGTTAAACGAGATTTTTTATCACACGTTTCCCAAATATACCAAATCATTAAATCTTTACGGTCCATCATTTCATCAAATGCACCGCTTTTAATCAATGAAATCATTGCTTGCTTACTTGGCTTAATGCGATAATAAAAATCTTTCACTGATATATATGGACGATTTGCAATAATATTATTAATCAAATCATCGCCAACATTCAACAATCCTTTTAAACCAAATAAAATTTGATTATTTTCAACATCAGGCGCAAATCCAAATTTAGCCTTATTAATATCAGCCAAACTTACTTTAATACCAGCTGACCGTATATCTCCAATAGCTTTTGCGATTTTACCATAATCAGTGCTAGCCACTTTTTTATTTTTTGATTTGTTCTCCATTATATCTTCTGGAGAAGCACCACAATATTCTTCACCAGAATAATCATAATCTTCATCAGTTATTTCTTCTGGTTCATTTTCCAATGCTCCACTGTTTACAATTAAACAAGCACAATTCCAATAAATAGGATTGAAATTAATTGCTAAATAAATCATTTGAATTGCGACAAATGAATAAGGAAGAGAGTGATTTAAACTAAACGCATATCCTAATTGAGGAGCGATTGCATTTTCCCAAAAATATTCAGCATTATGTTCATTAGTAAATTTACTAAATACTTGCTCTTTTAATTGAGGAATTTTTGCCATTTGTTTTTTAGCAACAACTTTACGCGCACTATTTGCTTCGCCTAATGTAAATCCAGCGACATCCATAAGGATTTCCATCATTTGCTCTTGAAGTGGACAACATCCATAATATCTATCACAATGCTTGTGCATTTTTTCAATCATTTCTTCTGGCAAATGATTATCTTTCATTTCTTTATCAAAAACTTGAATACCAGCTTTTTGGATTCGATAATATCTATCTTGCTGACTTTCTTTACCTTTTTCACTCATTAGACGCATCATAGCGTTCGCGGCGGTCATTTCCATAGGATCTTTTGGTTTCAATTTTTTAGCAATAGCTAAACCTACACCAGTAGAGAATTGGAATACGTCAAGAATATCTCCTGCGGCCAAGTGTTCCCAAATACGTTTATCAGACGTATCTATTACTTCTGGATGAAGATATTTATTATAAAAATCACGTAGACCAATATCAGGAATTTGATTATCCTCTTTTAATAAATTATAACATTGAATAATTTTATCACATGCTTCTGTTACCAGGAAGTCATATTTAGTATCTCCGGCTGCTTCAGCTTTATGTAAGTCCCAACAAGTAATTAAATCACCGCTGGGAGTTTTCATAAATGATGCAGTTTCAAATGGGTCTTCACCATATAAAATAACACCAGAAGCATGAGAAGAACGTTTATTAACAATTCCTTCAATATATACAATAATATCCAATAGACCAGGATACTGGTTTACCTTTTGGATAAATGTGGTAACTGGCTTTCTATCTTTATCAGGATTACCATTTACTACATCTTTCATCGGCCATAAAAATCCACGTTCCTGCGGGATTAATGAAGACATAAATTGAGCTTCATCTACATCAATACCATTGGGATAATCATCACTTCTATAACCACGACAAGCAGTTAAAATTGCTTGCTTTGTTCCTTCAGTTCCAAACGTTGCAACTTGAATTAAACCTAATGTTCCCCGTTCTTTACGGATAGCACTAAAAATTGCCGGGCGTTTGCTTGGGGCCAGATCGATATCAATATCAGGCAATTCTGCGCGCTCTAAGTTCAAGAAACGCCAATATGGTAATCCCCAACGAATTGGATCTAGCTGAGTAATTCCCAGTAAATAATTAGATAAGAAACCAGTTGCTGAGCCTCGACCGGGGCCAACAATACTCCCGCATTCCCAGAACAAATCAATATAATGTTTAAATGTATTAAAATAAGCAAACAAACAATCTTCAAGCTTTTCGCCAATATTTTTAATTACATTAGCTTCAGTTTCAAGCCGAGATATATATGTTTCATTCTCATATAATTGTTTTTCTTGTAGTGCTTTAATACATTCATTCACCCAATATCGTTCTTGAATATCATCACTATTAATCAGTGAACAAATAACAGGATATTTCTCAAGCCAATCTGCTGGAATGAATCCTTTTTTATAATCAATTACTTCTACTCTTGGAATTTGTTGTTTACGTTCCAGAGAATAAAATTTTATTTTCTTTTGAATTTCTAATGTATTGTTAAAAATCCAATTCATAATCTCTTGAGGAGTTTTATTTTTATCCCAAGTATCCATATATGGTAACATTAATTCTTCTACTTCATCACTATCCATTACATAAGCAAACTCATAGAATGAATCAACTTCACGCTCGCCATCTTTAGAATTTAAATAAGCTTTATGAATTGGTCTATCTTTCTTTGTTAAATAATGAGCATCGGTTCCAATTACCATTTTTAAATCATATGCTTTTGCTACTTGATAAATCTTTTGATTTACTACAAGTTGATCTTTCATAGTAGATGGAGCGCACTCTAAATAAAAATCATCTTTACCAAAAACATTTATACAAAATTCAATGAATTTAACAACATTATTATAATAAATGCTTTTAGTTTGCATATCACCTACTACTTCAGCTTCATACATTGGATATAAATTAGAACCTAATTCACCACCAATGCAAGCTGTTGTTGCGATAACATGTCCTTTATATTGTGCCATTACATTTTTTAATTCAGATTTTAATGTTGGCACACGTTCCATTTTTCTATCAGTATAAGAATTAATCCAAGCAATTGAACTCAATTCTTTCAATGCTTTATATCCAATTTCATCTTTTGCTAATAGAATAAAATGGTAATACTTTTGACCACAATCTCTTGTATCAGTTAAATAAATTTCATTACCTAATGCAATAGTAAAATCAGGGTGCTCTTTTAAAAAATCTTTTGCAAATTGATTAACTTCCATATGAGCAGATAAACATTCGTGGTCAGTAATTGCTATACCACTTAATCCTAATTTTTCTGCTGTTTTAATCAACTCTTCTGGTCTATTAATAGAATCTAATAAACGCAGATTTGAATAGTGAGTATGGTTGTGTACGCCAAAATATGGTCGCATAATTCACCTTTTTCTTATTTATTTTATTTATAATAATATTATACTATATAATTTATTATAAATCAATCATCTACGACAAATGTTGTATCATAAATCCGATTTAACATATCAATCCAGCAATTATATAATGGTCTGTACTTAGGTGGCACCCAGGGTGGAGACAAACAAATAATTATAATATCATAATCTTCCATTGTTAAATCAAAATTTTCAATAGTATCTTGTTTAGATAAATAATTATTTTTATCTAAATGACACTAAATAGAATTATCATTATGAATCCAATTATATTGATTAATTGCATATCCATGCTCATAAGCATATTTTATCCAATTACCACAATTTAATTCATTTTCTGGTTCAATTTCATTATATTGAATATCATGATGATGGTCTATATTAGTTATTTCAATAAGATCATTTAATGGAAGATATTTAATTACTCGATGATGTGAAGTTATAAAATGCACATTTTCTTTTTTAATATGTTTTGTCTGTCTAAGAATCATTTGAGTTAAACGATTATATAGTTCTCCATCAAACTATACATAATTTAATAAGTTAAAATTAGCAGTTAAAGTTTTCCAATCCTATTGCACTAAATTATTATATAGAGGCAATGATTCCCACATTAATATATCAAAATCAATAGTTAATATTTTTGTCATTTCCTAATTAATACCAGCCTCTCTTTAGCTCTTGTGGCTAAGGTATATAAATATTTTTTATGAGTTTCTCTATCATAGGGTGGAGCTTCTTCAAATCCTAATACTTTATTATATTCACTACCTTGAGCCTTCCAGCAAGTAATAGCATAGGCATATGAAAAATCAAATGGAGGGTCAGGACAATTTTTATTCTTTTTAATTTGATAAATTTGTTTTCCTTCAAATGTTCTTTTGCCAGTTAATAATTGATTATAATCAATAGGAACTCCACAAAATGTATCATCATCATCAAGTCTTAATTGAGCATACATAAATGGTACAGGATTTTTATAAATCCAATATGGGAATCGTATGTCTTCAACATAAAAATCTTCTAATGTTCCAATAGTCCCATTAGTTAACGCCCATGTATGATTAGAAGATATAAAATCCCATTGGTTATGTAATCCAATTAATTTATCTCCAATACAAGGCCGGTCTGGGTCATATCCTTTTTGAGTTCGGACTATACGATTAATATCATTTCGTTTTTCATTTGTTGAGCAAATAATTTGGTCTGCCCAATTATACATCTAAGGAAGCATTTCATCCCATTTAAATCGAATTAAAACTTGTTCCTCAGTACCCTTATATGAAGAGATTGGTTTGTTATCACGAATCCACATTGAAAATCTAATAATTTCACTATCTTGAGCTTGACGCATAATTTCATCAAGGAAGATGTGTGGATTATCAAGCACATGATTATTATCTTCATCAACTATCGGTGGTAATTGACCGGGATCTCCAGTAGCTAAGATATAGATACCATGAGATAAGAGCAATTCCCACATAGCTTTAGGAAGCATTGAAACTTCGTCTACTACAATTACTTTATAGTGTACTATCTCTTCTCTTGGTCTTGGAAAAAATTTATATGTTCCATTGGGTGTAATTCGCGCTTTATATAATAACTAATGAGCAGTAGTTGCATTTGGGCAACCTTTAGTCTAGAGAACTGTAGCTGCTTTACCAGTAAATGCTACATAACAAACTTCTTCTTCTGGATTTACTCCCAAAGCAGAGATAATAAATTTAATTAGAGTTGATTTTCCACTTCCAGCATAACCTGCTATTACTGTATATCGTTCTTTATTTTTATATCGTTCTACTGCTATTTTTAATCCTTGTTCTTGTTTATTTGTTAAAATCATTTATATCACCATTTTGGTATAAAAATTTTTAAATCACTTTTTCATTTTGGATTTCGGTTCTTAGAGCCATAAACGACCGAGCGAAATCTTCTGGTGTTGTAAGGAATGTCTTTGCGAAAATTTTACTAATTTCAAATACTTCATTATATATCTCATTATCAGATTTTTCTGTATTATATAGTAAATTATGTAAGTCTTGAGCGATATCCCAAGCTGATTTAAATTCTGTCATATTATCTCCATAAATGAAAATAAGGGTTATATGGAGAAATACCTCTCCATATAACCATATATAATTAAGATGCAAAATATTCAAAAGCGATTAAAGCATTTGATTGTCTCACATCATAAGAACCTGATCCACAGCGTTCATAACATTTAGCAAATGCTAAAGCAATTTCTTCAATATCAGTCATTTCAATAAAATCATCATAATCAAATCCTGATTTATATTCACTACCAAATGAATTAAATTCATTTTCAATAGTTTCAACTAAATATTGACATTGTTCAGATAAATTCATACCTTTAGTATTACTATATTTTAAACTCCATTGACATATGCCATAATATCCTGGATGAGTATTGGTAGTATGTTCAATATCTAAAGTATGCCCACCAACCTCAGCCATTATATTGCCAAGGATACCCGCGCATATTTCATCGCTATATCCTTGATCGCTTAAATATAGCCAAATACTAGAAGCAGTTGGATATTTCTCAATTCGAATTTCCCAACATTTTTGTTCTAACCGATTTTCATAAATTGTAATCAATTTATTTAATTGTTCAATTTCAGCAATTGTTGTCTTAACTACTGGATGTTTATCAGTGTATCCTAAATTATCAGCCAATACTAGCATTTGTTCAGCGGATTCTTTTAATGTTTTACACTCTTGGATTAGTGTTCTTAATTCTTGTGTATCTTCTGTTTTAGATATATTTCTAATTTGTTTATACTCAATAGTAGTAGTAAGATCTACCACAGAAGACATTTCAGAAGGGATGTAAGCTTCCGAAAGTGCATTTCGAGTAATAGCTGACGCTTCAACGATTTTAACGCTGCATCCAATAATTAATACACAGCTTAATGCAATCAGCCATTTATTCAAAATAGTATTTTTCATAATTGTAATTCCTCCTAATAGGTTTTTGGTCTATTAGTCGTAAGTGTCAATTATTAAAAATAATAATTTGCCCTATCTACAATTTCGTAATCTTTAATCATAACTTGAGGACTAATTTTATTATTCCAAATATTTCGTTCGCATTCACCAACGATATTAATTGTCACATAACCTAATTCAGAATATAGTTTATCATATTCCTCTTCAGACGACCTAAACTTCATAAAATTGATGCCGTTAGGCAACATTATCTTTAGAGTAGGATTTTTATCTGGCGATAGAATACGTATATTGTCCTTGTGGACTTTAATACCTTCTACAGCAATTTCAGCTTCTTCTACTCCTTGGCCCCATAAGCTTTTCATTCCTGCGATGTCAATAACTTCATCAGGAGTCAGCTCATCTGATTTGTAGATAAAATCTACATTATAGATTGGGGTGAAATCAAAACCATCTAGAGCAGAATTTGTAGATGCAATAAATGCGCTAATATCTTCATCTTTAATGCCAATACCAAATGCATTAGCATGACCTTCAGCATACATAACGTATTTATTATTTTCTAAAAATCCTCTAAAATCTTTCAATCGAGATTTGTCGTATCCTCTACCAGACCCTTCCCAAGTTATTGTACCATCTTCATTTTCAATTTTATTTAAGATTAAAACAGGTCTTTGATATTCACTCATTAATTGATTTGCTATTAATCCAGTTAGGTTGCGGTCAGTAATCAAATCATCTAATTGAACGATTAAGATTTTATTACTCAATAAATTTTGATTTACGATTATCTATTCAATTCTTTCCAAGCTATTGTCTCGAATTTTGGTTTGTCTACTTTTAATATTGGTACAATTTCGACAAGCTTGTTCTACTCTCGTCTCTGCTTGACCTTTACATCCACGTTTCGTTGATGGGACAAGTTCGTATCCCCGAAAATCAAGCATTGATTCAAATAGCATGAGCTTTTCTTCTTGCGTTCCGACGCGAGTTGTCGCGTTAATTAATGGAGCAATATAAAAAGCTACTCCAATAGGTGTAATCTCATTTGTAAAATGAAATTGGTCTTTATCAATCGCACCTCTGAAGTAAGGATTGCGGATTTGTTGAAGTCCTTTATCTATTAATCTTCTTGTTTCAAAATCTCGCACATCCATCATGTCAGCCACCAATCCAAGAGCCACTAAATCTAAAAACTTCTACGCATGGTCAGTCTTTAATAACATATCAATATAGCAACAAAATTTCCAGACCATTGCTACACCAGATAATGATTTAGTGGGATAATCACATAACTAATTATTAATTATACAAGCATACTCAGAAATGTGATCAGCTTCATGGTGGTCTATTACCAGCACGTCAACTCCACTCAAATTTAAATATTCATGTGCTTCATAATCATTTGAACTTGAATCTGGAGCAATTACTAATTTAATATCTTCCGGAATTGTATCTGGAATGATGCCGTGCTGTTTTCCCATATGGACACGATAAGAAATGTTATTATTCACAAAACTGGGAAATAGACAATATAGGTAATTCATTAGTAATGCGGCAGAAGTATATCCATCACAATCACTATCTACCTATATCAGAACTTTGTCATTTTGTGAAATATGTTTAATAAGCATTTTAGCACCTTCATCTAAGTGCGGTATTAACCGAGGGTCTAAAATGTCATTATCAGTAGTGTTTAAATAATGATTAATCTAATCGTAGGGTATTCCACGATTTACTAGCACTTGTTCTACCGGTGTATATATCGGGAACTCGGGTGCTCTTAGGCGGTATTCCATAGAATAGTCACCCTCCTTTCATTAAATCACTACCTATATATTTTAATTTTTTTATTAAATTTATTATTTATATCAGTCCTTTTCTGGATAATAATACTCAAACCCATGATAAGGAAAATCAGTGGTACAAGGTTTAATAATAGTATCAACAATATCATCAGTAATTTCACGATCAATATAAGAAATATTACATTTATATCCTCGACTATTAGTATTACCTCGTATAGCTCGCCAATTATCTCCATTTTCATAAGTAATTGTATATTCATTTTTAGTTTTAATTATTTGAATAGGGCTAATATGGAGATATTCATATTTTAGTGCTATCTAATCTAATTTATTTACTGCTGAAATCCAACGATTACCCCAAACGATACCTTTCATATTGTGATTCTCCTTTTATTACTTTTCCACAGTTGGGACATTTATCATATTCTTCTTTAAAACTTTTATAACATAATGGACATTGATATCTTATATCTGGGAATGGATCTAAATCTGCGGCTGCATTATATTTATTCCAATGTAATTCGCTCATTATATTATAATCCTTTCTTTAAATAATTTCAAGAAAATATCTTTACCATCATCGATTGGTGAATCCTTATAGCCAAGCAATCCTGTTTTATCAAACATAAATGATATTGTAGCATAATTTTTAAATTTACTTCTTGCTTTTAATAAATTTAATTTAAGATGTTTAAATTCATCATCACCGAGTTCTTTAAACTGTCTATCGAATGCAATAATAATTTCTTCAACTCCACAATCTAATAATAATTGAACTTGATGACTAGATAAATTACTACCGCAACAGGCCACAGATATATCATTATTAAGACCAAAATAAGTTTTATACTTTAAAACAGATTTTTCCCCTTCAAATACTATTGCTTTTTTAAATGTCTTTATAGCATTTTTACTCAGATTTAAGTTATATAAATTCATACCAAGAGGATGGCTATACCATTGATTATTTAAATGAATAGGTCGATATTTTCCATATAATTCACACTCTTCTTTACATAATGATCGCCCGCGCAAACCAATAAACCGTCCATCAATATCATAATGTGGAATTGTTATCTGATCGCCTCCTGGATAAAAACCAATTTTAGCAGCATTTAATGCTTCTTGTGAGATACCTTCATCTAACCAAGGTGTTAATTGAACTTTATAATTGAATCTTGTTAAAATTTTTTCATCATAAGTTTTTAATGTTATTTGATTAGTTTTCTTCTCAATACTTTGAATACGACTATATTCATTAAAAATTTTCCAATCTTCAAGAGTTTTGGCTTCATCTAATTCTTGAATTGTTCCACCTAAACCAAAACGATGAGCTACCCATAAAACTGCTGAGTTTAAATCAAATTCTCGCTCATGTTGAATACGCATTACTTTCGTGCATAATTCAAATACATCAAATGTGGCGTCGCATCCGGTATAACATTTAAACAATCCAGTATTTTCATAATAGTAAAGTTTTTTACTACCTTCGCCAGGCATATTATGACAAATAGTTGAAGAGACGATCCCAGTTTCATTATACTCAGGATCGCCTCCCCATTCTAACAACAAGTCATAAATATTATCGGTAGTAAGTTTTTCCCGGATTTCTGACTTGTCGAATACAATCATTAATCAACAATCACTTTCACGCATTTACGCAGAAGATTTAGATTAGTATTTACATATTCAATCAAAATATCCTGTGGATTCTTACGAGGCCCCTTGTAATTTTTAATCAGCTCTGTAGCTTGACGCTTAGACATTTTATATTCAATCTGACCAGCTTTTTCCATAATTATTCTCCTTAAAACGCACTTTCTTCTTCAAAATTAATTTTTATATCATCTATTGGAACTAACTCATATCCATAAGTAGTACAAAACATAGGTTTAATTCTACAAGTTCCTAAATCTGCTTTGCACCACAAATATACACCTTTATATCTTCCACGTCTATTTTTATAGACTGACATTTTTATTGTTGGAATTTCAAAAATATTTGTTTGCAAAATATCATTTAATGCTACTAAATCATCATCTTTTACTGGTAATAAAATTGAACCATAGTCAATTTTATCAGCGATGGCTTTTGCTCCTCGTAATAGATTTTGGTCTGGTGTTTCAGCATCTTGATATGCACCATTTAACTGAGTAGCAGACATAATAAATACACCATATTGATTACAAATATCTTTTAATTTAGTTGATAACATAAATAAGATATTATCTTCGCGTAATTTAACACCACCACTACGACGAGTAATTTCTTCAAGAATTTTTAAACTTGTATGAATATAATCATGAAATACATATTTTACTTCATGGTCACGAATACCTTTTTTAATTTCATTCTCAACATCCATCAGAGAAAAATCAGGTAATTCACGAATGTAAATGGGACTAGAAGCAATAATTTTACCAGCTTCTAATACTCGCTCTTCTTCATCACCAACATATAATTTTGTATTCAAAATATGTTCTTCATTAACATTTGATAGAAATGCTAACATCATAGTTTGAATTTCACTAATTTCTTGCTCTGTTGTGATATATAAAACTGGTTCACAAATACCATTTTTAATCCAACCAAATGTTTCATCATAAATTTTATTACATCCAAGATTACAAGCATCGGCAATCATTGAACGAGTTTTTCCAATACCAGAAGGGGCTGAACGCAAATAAAATTTCTTTAGTCTGGCTCCACGTGTCACTGTATTCACGAGTGGTCCATATAATGGTGAACCAATTTCTGGATGTTCTTTTAGAGAATCAAGCAAATCAAAAATTCCATGGCCGGCTTGAACTGCTACACCCTCTATATTATTTACATATTCATATTTAATCGTTTCAATTCTATCATCAACTAATTTTGCAATATTTTCTAATGATGAATTATCTAAATTATCTTCTTGTAATTGTTTTTTCTCAACATCTAAAATATTATCAGGGTCATAAATAAATGATACATCTATACCATAATTATCATATGCTCTTAATAGAGACATTTTCTTTAAACGACTATAATAATAATCAAATGATAATGGTTTCGCTGTATCTGTAATATTTAGAAGCCATTCTTCGCCTTTATTTGCTTTATATATACCTTGATATTTTGGACGAGAGGCTAAAAAATCATTAATATTTTCTAAGGTAACCTTTTCAGCACCTAATTCATGAATTTTATAAATCGCTCCAAACACAACTCTATGAAATGGGTCTGGAAAATCTTCTTCGGTTATTGAATACTTATCAGTAAAATCAAGTAATTGTGGTGAATTATAAACGCACCCAATCACTTGCATTATTGCAGTTGGGTCGACATATTTAGATGCCATTCACACCCTCCTCTTCGTCTAAAAATGAAAATAAATTTTTCTTGTAGGGTTTCCGTTGAGGTATTGGTATAGTTATTTCTTGAACTTGTGGAACATATAATGAGATATTTTTATCTTCATTTCTTTGTTTTATCATCCATAAGTTATAGTAATAATTATAAGCATCTTTATATATCCAAGGGATTATACCAACTCCACCATTTGCTTTTTCGACAGAATTTCCTTTAACTTCATAAAAATATATAAGGGCTTTTAACATACCTGAATAAGTATAATTGTATTCCTCTACATATTGATTTAATTGTTTTCGCACACGAGGATTAATATAATTTTCTCCAAGTAATTTCATTATATATTGTTCTAATTCAGCCTTTTCCTTATTCTCTTCTGGAGGTTTAACAATTTCTTCTTCAGAAGTGACACCAGCACATTGAGGATGAGCATAACGACGAGTTCCAACTTGAACATATGGAAATTTATCTCTATCGAAAATCTATCCACAATAAAAACATTTTACTTTATGTGCTATTTTCAATCACTCCTTTCAATATTTCCTTATATAAATATTATATCATAAAAATGGATAAAAATCAACCTGAGGCGGATTTGAGTTCGCCTCAGGTCAATATTAATTATTCAGTAATGGTTTTTGCTTCAATTGTTGGCATCAAATCTTCTTTAATTTCAGTTACAATCAAATCAATCAATTCAGCCTGATCAATTGTCGCATCATTAACTTTCTTACCTTTACCCAAATATTTATCAACAATCTGAGTAACACGGGGAGTGTAATATGCCTGATTCTTAGCCATTAAAGTGCCAACCAAATCCTGGAACTCTTCACGTAGAGCATCATAATCATAAGTTTTTGCGATAGATACTACATCACGAGCATCAGTAACAAACTTATTATCATGCATTCCCGCTTCTTTATCAATAGCCTTATTCAGAGCATTTACCAAATTCTCATAGGTGAATTCAATTACAGGCTCGATATAACGGAAACGGCATCCAGTCTCAGCACTGTTATCAGGAGAGCGTAGAACCAAACGAACCTTAGCCTCACCATTTTCAGTATACTTCTCAGCATAGGCATAAATATCAGCCATATCCTTAGCGATATTATTATAAGAACTAGGACAAGTAGGAATAATTTGATTATATTCAACACCAGCCTTAGTCTTAAATGTCTTATCCTTACTATGAGAAATAAATACTACAGCATATCCCAATTGAGTAATAGTGCGGAATACTTCCTCAAATTCCTTCTTTACCATATTCCAGCCCTGTCCATAAGGAATACCAGATAGCGCATCGACGCCATTCTGAGAGCAAATATACTTTTCACAGAGAGCGCCGGCGATATCAACCGTATCAACGGCGATAGACTTAAATCTCTCTTTTACTTCTGGCTTTTTCAATTCGCGGAGAGTCTGCTTCATTTCACCCCAAGTGGTAATATCCTGAGCGATAACACCAGGTAGAGCATTATAACCACGTTCAAATGCCAGAATTAAAGGGGATGGCATATGAGAAGCAAATGTGGTTTTACCACTTTTCTCAGCGCCATAAACATATGTAATGTAACCAGACAGGTCACGACTAACCTTATGAGGCTGTAGAGCCATCAAATCAATACCCATTATTTTTTCTCCTTAATATTTTTATTTTGTTCAAATGATTTTAAAACTTCATCTAATAATTTCTAGTCAATATAAAATTCATCATCATAATAAAGGGGCATTTCTGAACGATGGCCCCGAATTGGGGCCTCGTTATCTAAATGGCTCATTATTAAAAATTAAATTCTGCCTTAGAAGAAGCTGCAGCCACTGGAGTAGCCTGGCCCTTAGAAGCCTTATACTCATCACGACGCTGTTTCATAGTTGCCAAATAGGTTTCACGATTCGCAATCGCTGTAGTCAATTCAGAAGCAAGAATAGTATCTTCACTATCCCACTCATAAGGCTCTTTAGCTGCACCAGTAATTACGAAATCCTTGCGAGTACTCTGGACTTCACGCACAGAATCTTCACCAAACGCAGACTCTTCACGAATCTCACGCTTAATAACCTCAGATACCTGACGTCCCCAAACCTTAGTAAATACAGGATTAGAAGTAGTAGCACCCAAATCCTCAAAATAAGCCATGGCGCCAGCATTAGTAGCAGTAAACTCAACAGGCAAAATTTCATTACGGAAGTTAAATACAACACCCTTAACGACTGCCTTCTCAGGGGTCTTACGCTCATCATCAGCGTCAATATGAGTTACCTGAGTAATAACCATATCACATTTAAATGTATTGCGTTGAGTTTCATCTTCAGCGAGAACATTGGTAGTATGAACGAATCCACCCTCATTAGTCTTTACACTAACAAGCTCTTCCTTACCATTACGATCGGTATAGAACTCGTTCAAACCAATAGCAGAGTCAACACGAAGTTTAGCAGCCTTATCCGCGCCATCCTGCATATATGTTCCTACTACACCATCAATAATGTTCTGAAGCAGAGAGTAGGTCGCATTCACACCACCCTTTGAAGTCTTCTCAGTCACATAAGTAAAATGAACAGGAACAATATTAGTCATAGCATCATCAGTTGCAATACTAATAGTTCCAGAAATAAAATTAGTTCCGGGAGCTTTAGAGTTAGGACCAGTTACCTTAGCCTCTAGAGCATGCTCGTATAGAATTCCTTCAATGTGAGTCTCATTCTTTACTTTCATCATAATATTATATTCTCCTTAATTAATCAACAATTTCAAAATTCTTACCTTTATCTGTTAATACATAAATTACGGGGTCTTGACCCACCTTTTCTACAAACCCATCAGAAACAAGTTTTCTGAAAGCGCCAGATACTGCTCTAGATGAAATTACCAATCCTTCGGCCACTTCACGAGCTTTAACCATTGGCATTTCTGGATGTTCCCGCATCCACAGAATAATTTTTTTACCATTTTCTGTAAATGTTGGCTTTTCAGTCTCTTCAGTTTTTCTAAACGATTCCCAATAAAAGTGAGCATCTTCATTCATTTCTACTGGATTATTTTTTGTAGCTTCAATCAATGTCTCAACATATTTAATAAATTCAATTTTTTTACTCATAATTAATTTTAATTAACTCACTTTCTCTTACTTTATATAAATATTATATCATTTTTTTTAAATAAAATCAAGAATTAGTTAATTAATAGTTCCTGAGCATAAGGCAAAGTCTCTATCCATCTACAAAACGCTCGCCACTCAGGTAAACGATGATCTTTTCGTTGTATATAAATATTTCTTAAACAACGATAATTAGTAGTCATTCGCGCTGTTAGAGTAAATCCAGCAGGATTAGAATAAAGAATTTCAAGATATTTTCTTTTGGCAATATCATTTAATAGTTCACGTTGTGTAGAATCTTTTACATCTTCTAAACTTTGAATTATATTATTATAACCCTTAACTTTTTCTTTCATAATCTCAATAATGCGTTCATCAACGTATTCATTGTATTGATTATCTAAATTAAACTTAGTAATACGATGCATTGTAGATTGAGAACTTACAAATTCAAGGAATCTATATCGTTCAGCTTCAACCCAAGCCTTATTAGAAAAAGTTAAATCAAAATTAACACGAATACCAGTCATAAATTGAGCATGAGCTCCATTACCAGTTTTCGTTGCATTTACCAAATTTTGGCAACGAGCCAAATCTTTTTCAGTAATATCTCTATCAGGAATAATAGTTCTCATTGGGTATCCAGAAGCTAAAATACTTTTTTCCAAATCATAAATATCTACATTACTTACAATATTTTTATAATCCATTTCAATCCTCATTACTTAGAGTATAGCCACTGAGATTATGCCCAAGAGACCGAACAAAACAATCAAGTTCATCAATAAATACCATACTGCCTTTTTGATAATTTCCATTTACATAATCATAATATGAAATAAAATTAATTCCAATGATTCCATATCTTTCTGCTTTAATTCTCATAGCATCAGGATTAGAACAAGCAATAATAGCATTTTCCTCTTTGGCCAGTAGCATCAATCTACTTGTTTTTCCAGTTCCACGTTTATCAATTATTCTATACATTATTTTATACTATACCCAAATTCTTTGGCTTTAAAAAAATCTTGCCAATAGTCTTCGCGTTCATCTAATTTTGAACGCTCACATTCTTCTATTACTTCAAATGAAAAATTCTCTACACCAATAGCCTTCATAGCTGGGTAGAGTTTATTCTTAGTAACTGGATCAGCACCTAATCCACGTTTAATATGTTGTTTCCAACGTTCAGCCAAATTTGCCGCTTGACCCACATAGCACATCTAATTGGTTAAATTGGTAATTTTATAAATCCCAGTATGAGTTCCAGAACCAATTACACGACCAATTAAATCTGTAGTAGGTTTTTCATAATAACATTTCCAAATAACTTTATTAAGAGGTTCAGGATTCCGCAAATGTTTTTCAACTTCGCGCAATTCTTTAATTTCATCTAAATCTTCTTCTGGAATTGTTAATTTATAAAAATCACTTTGAGAGCGGATTTCTTCGGCTCTTTTACTCGCTTCAACAGAAGCATTTACTTTTTCAGATTGTTCTTTAATTGCTAAATCTAATTCTTTTAATTCAATTCTCTTTTGATTAATTAAATCAGAAATAGATTGAGCGCAATCAGCCATCATTTCTTTATAATCATTCTAATACTATTCAGTTTGAGTAGTATAATAATTACTAGCATTTTCTAATGATTTGTCTAAATTAGTCTATGCTATTTCCATATTTTTTTGATAAAATATATCGGCTGATTCTTTAGCTTGCTGTTCTAGCGAAAAAATACTAGATTGAACTTCGTCTTTCTTCGCTTGAAGCGAAGCTAATTCAATCTGTAATTGTTTAGTCTCACCCTCTAGTCGCCATTTTTCACCAATTAAATTATTATTTAATCGTTCAATGTTTAAATTATACTCTTGCGTTTTTTTAATTTTAGGCTAGAGTATAAAATAAACAACAACTCCACCAAGAATGAGTGATAATATACAAAATAAATAGAGCATATAAAATTAAAAGGGGTAGAAAAATCTACCCCTTATTTTATATTATTAATTACTCAGCGTCAGGAGCATCGGGGTCGAAGCTCATGCCAGCAGGAGTTAGAGACAGGAACTTAACCTGCTTATGAGTACCATCCTCCAACTCAATCTCAGCGGGAGTACGGATACCCAAACCCTTGCGCTGAATAGCGGAAGTGAAAATACCATCAACAGAACGCTTCTCAAAACCCAGAGCGTCAGCCACATCAGCAGCAGTCACGTTCTGACCATTGATCTCCTTTAAATAATTTAGAACCTTCTTAGAATTCTCTTTCATAGCCATAATAATAAATTCTCCTTAAAATTAAATAATTATTTTTTTTAGTTTGTGTAAATATTATATCAAAAAATTTTTTCTTTGTCAAGAATACGTCGCAAGAAGTTCCTGAACCATCTCGTCGATGATTGTAATATTATCAAGACTATCAACATGGCTCGATAGAGTCATAATTTCCATTTGAGCCCGTTGGATTTCATCTTGATTATCACTTGTCTAAACAATATGCTCCGCTTGAGCAATTTTTTTTGCGAGATTTTTTAGTTCTTTACGCTTCATTTAAAAATTTTCATCCTTAATTTTTACAATCATATTATATACAATTTTTTTCGGAAAGTCAAAATATAGTATCTATTAGGCAGTCTTCAAAATTTTTATCATCCCTGAAACATTTAAAGAACCCATGTCGTAATGTATGGTCAATATTATTTTTTTCCATACATTGAATTGAAACAACACGATTGAGATACTTATCAGGATTTTTTGCGAAATCAGCCTTTAAATCATCAGTTAATCCAGATGATACCGTTCCAATTTCTACAATTTTACCCTCATTATCCAAGGCTCCAAGTCGCATAGATGTCTTCCATCCATAAAAATAGGGTTTGGTAACTGGCATATAATATCTCTCATTATCATCTATTAGTTGAAGTCCCTAATTTGCATTACTACGATTTTGAGTGTATTTATAATAATAATTACCATTTAATAATTGAGGATTAACCCAGCCAGCAAAACAATGGTCTTCTTCGAAACAATCATAAAAACTTGGTTCTTTTACTTCCCAATATTGCCAACTCTGGATTTCTTTGCCGTCATAATATTTAGTTGCATCCTCAAACCCAATACAAATGCAATCAATAAAATCCATTTTTTTAATTTTAACTGAAGACCAAGCCGGACGTTTATCTGGCACATAAACAGCGTCTTTCTTCTTAAGAACGACCCCTTCTTCACCTTTATCCAATGCGGAGGCTGTAAATTCTTGGATATTGGAAGTTTGTGCTTCAGCCAATTCTAAAAAATGGTATTGAGATAAATTAAATTTATCCCAGATTGCTTTAAGAACCTGATAGCGTGTCCAAGCACCCTTGTCTTGTAAATCGACTCCATTATATCTAATTACATCATGGAGATAATAATGAATTAGACCGGACGACTGCTGACGTGTAATCGCTTCAGGAGCTAAACATCCCATAATTTTAGTCACATCTTTAGACGTTTTACCTGGATAATAGATTTCTCCGATTAAGATAGTTCCAGAAGGAAGACAATCTAATGCTACTGCAATATGAGGAACATTATCAAGTTTTTCAGTTAGAATACCAGTATTTGCACTTACATTACGACTAAATAAATAGCTATGATGTTCAGTTTTTTCAAATTGATACCAATAACCATCTTTCTTTAATTCTGCAAAATAATTGCCACTATTACAAACTTGCGGGAACATATTTTCTTTCCCGTCTGGAAGTTTCCAGATTTTCATCGCCTGAATACATTGCGCTTCAGGAGCAAATTTATCAATTAATTCTTGTGAAAAACTCATTATTTTCTCCTTCTTTTATCTTATATACATATTATATAATTTTTTTTCTAAAAAAACAAGTTGAGGAGCCTAAACTCCTCAACTTAATTATACTTTAGTGATTGATTTAATGCGACTATTACGAATTAATTGATTACCAACAGATAAACGACTTTGTAGAGGAATATCCTTTGCAGATACACAAATTGTTGATTTATCTCCAACAATCAATACATTATCTTCATCAGCAACTAATGTTGCTCCAACAATATCACCACTTATATTGCTAGCCTTATACCCTGCAATACCCTTACCAGCACGTTTTTGGGCGGGAAATTCAGTCAAACTAACTTTTTTACCGCTACCACTTTCGGTGAAAATGGCTAGAGTATCCGTGTTATGACGAATCGGCAATGCACTAACAATTTCATCGCCTTCATTGAGACCAATACCTTTTACGCCGTAAGACGCACGAGAAGTAGGCCCAATTTCACTAGAATTAAATCTAATAACATTACCCTTTTTAGTAATTAATAGAAGCTCTTCATCTTTAATCAGAGAAACTAAAGCGAGTTTATCTCCCTCTTTAATTGAAACAGCGGCAATACCAGTTTTCTTTTTAGTTTTTACATATTCTTCCAAAGGAGTCTTCTTAACTAGACCGTTTTTACTTACAAATAATACAAATTTGGCATCAGTATCCCTATAGATTGAATACATTGTAGCAGGCTCTTCATTAGGCATCATGTTCACCAATGCGCGAATTGACAGACCCTGTGATGTATTTGTTCCTACTGGAATGTCATTAACCAATAGACGGTACATTAAACCTTTATTAGAAAAAATCATAAGAGAGTCAATAGTATTGGTTCGCAATACACAAGAAGTAATATCATCTTGTGATTTTACACCTTTACCATTTTTCTTTTGAGTGCGGAATGATGTAGTAGGAATGCGCTTAATAGTTCCACCTTCTGTCATTACTACAACGCACTTTTCAGGTTCGACTTCCGCGATTTCTTCTTCTTCTTTTGGAGTTGCTTCAATCTGAGTAATAACAGTTCTGCGCTCATCACCATATTTATTTTTAATTTCTGTGAAAATTTTTCTCAATTCATCTGTTGGGTCTTTGAGAATTAACGCTAATCTATTAAATTCTGCTACTAATTCTTCTTTATCGGTATTAATTTGTACTTTCTCTAATTTTGCCAAACGCGCTAACTTCATATCAAGAATAGCTTTAGCTTGGGCGTCAGAGAGATTATACTTTTCCATTAATGAAGTTTTAGCTGCCGCAGAAGATTCAGATTGTTTAATTAATTTAATTACATTATCAATATCTTCTAATGCGATTAACAATCCTTCTAAAATATGAATTTTAGAAGCAATTTTATCAGAATCATATTTGGTTTTACGAAGTAAAACATCTTTTTGATGGTCAATATAAATCTCAATTAATTCTTTAAGATTTAATAATTTAGGTTTTTTATTAACCAGAGCCACTTGATTAAAACTATATGTATCTTCAAGTCGAGTTAATTTATATAATTTATTAATAATAGGATTGATTGCAATCCCTTTCGATAATTCAATAACAAAACGGACGCCATCCTTATTACTTTCATCTCGAACTGCTACAATACCATCAAGTTTACCTGCTTCACATAATTTATCAACTTCAATAATTAAATCATCTTTTGATACTTTATATGGCATTGAAGTAAATACAATAGTATCATAACCATTTTTACTTTCAATAGTATAATCAGCTCTTACGCGAGCACGACCTTTACCGGTCATATAGGCACTACGTAATTCGTCTTTATTAATTAACGTTGCTCCAGTAGGGAAATCTGGCCCTTTAACGTATTGGAGCAAATCATCAATAGAACAATCAGGCTTATCTAAGTCGCAAATAATAGCATCCATAATTTCAGTTAAATTATGAGGAGCAAATGAACAAGCCATAGCAACTGCAATACCAGTAGTGCCATTTACCATCAAATGAGGGATGCGGCCAGGTAAATATACTGGTTCGTCTTCTACATCGGTATAAGCAAGTTGCCAATCAACTGTATTTTTTTTAATATCTGCTAGCATTTCCTCCCCAATAGGAGATAGTTTACATTCTGTATAACGATAAGCTGCTTCTTGTGCGCCATCACGAGAACCATTATTTCCATGAAATGCAATAGGAGGATAGCGCATTGTCCAAGGTTGGCTTAAAATACACAATGCTCCATAAATAGAACTATCACCATGAGGATGAAAACGACCCATCGTATCACCTACTGGTTGCGCGCACTTAACGAATTTTTTATTATATGCGTATCCTTTATCGAACATATCATATAAAATTCGTCTTGCTACTGGTTTTAATCCATCCTCAGCAGAAGGAATTGCACGGTCTGTAATTACACTAACACTATAATCTAAAAATGATTGTTCAACTTCATGGATAATCGGTGTTTGAATAATATTATTTTCCAATTGTAGTTTCCTCCTCTCCAGTAGCCAATCTATCAGCTAATTCATTCCACTTATGTCCTGAATGTCCTGAAATTTTTCTTAAATCCATTTTTAATCCAATATTATATAAACTGTCAAATGCTTTAAATAAATCAACATTTTCTGGAGCTTTGTTATCTGTTTTCTTTATCCAATTAAATGTTTTCCAATTCCACATCCAAGTATTAATCGCATTAACACAATAAGCAGAATCACTATATACAATTGGATTATATTTACCATATTCAGAAAATGCATATAAAATTGCTTTTAACTCTTCACGATTATTTGTTGTAGTAGTTTCACAATCTTTACGATATGTGGCTATCAATTCATTATCTTTAGTAATTACAACGCCAAATCCTCCTGAGCTATTTTTTGTACCATTCCCTCGACAAGAACCATCAGTATAAATAATATAACTCATAGAACACCTCTTAAAAATGGATTTTGGTCGTGATCAGAGAATATTGTGAACTCTTTAACAAAATAATTATTAATTACATTTACTGTATTATTTGGGAATAGTTTATTTAACGCCTAATGAATTTCACGTGCTTCATCTACACTAACATCTTCACCTAAATGAACAACAATAATATCACCAGGATATAAATTAACTACATTAACTTTAATATTCTCACACATCGACATTAGCCCTTTCTGCATATTTCTCAATAAATGCCTTACGAGGACCGACTGCTTCACCCATTAAACTAATAAATGTAGTTGCTACTTGTTCTGCATCTTCCATAGTAATTTGTTTTAAAGTGCGAGTTTCTGGATTCATAACAGTTTCTTCCATCTCATGAACGTCCATTTCACCAAGACCTTTCATTCGTCCTAACTCAAATTGACGATTCATTGAACTGCGAAATTCTGTTAATGCTCGTTCATCTTTTAAATACTTAATATTAGTGCCCCAAGTAGCTTTAAACAATGGAGGCACGGCAGTATAAATATAACCTTTTTCCAGAAGCTCAGGTGCAAATTTCCAAATAAATGTCAAAAATAAGACACGAATATGGCTACCATCAACATCAGCATCTGCGGTAATAATAATTTTGCCATAACGCAATTTAGATTCATCGACAATAACTTTGCCATTTTGAACTTCCAATCCAAATGCATCAATCATAGCACTGATTTCATTATTACTTAATGCTTTATGTAAATCCGCTTTTAAGGTGTTAATAATCTTACCTTTTAGGGGTAAAACCGCCTGTGTATTACGATTTCGAGCATTTTTTGCTGGTCCTTCAGCAGATTTACCCTCAACGATAAACACTTCACAATTTTTTCTATCTTTACTATTGGCATCACTTAGGATACCAGGAAGCATAGCACGCTTTTTTGTGTCAGCTTTACGGACTGTCTCTTTAGCTTTCTTTGCTTTTTCTCTCGCGGCTCGTGCCAATAGTGCTTTATCAACAATAGCTTTAGCATCTTTTTCATTTGACATTAGCCAAACTTTTAAATCTTTAGAAACAAGACGTTGAACCATTGTGCGTGCTTCGCTACTTGATAGAACATCTTTAGTCTGGCCTGAAAATACTGGGTCTGGCATAATGAATGAGAGAACTAAAGTTAATCCCTCTTTCAATTCTTCGCCAGTAATATTAGCATCTTTATCTTTTAAGAGCCCTTTTTCACGGGCATAATCATTGATTGATGTTGTTAATGCTGTTCTAAACCCAGTCAAATGAGTTCCGCCACTATTAGGAATAGAATTGGTATAGAGTTTATAAGTATCGCTATAAGTATCATTATATTGAAGTGCGATTTTTACACCAATTCTATTTTCTGTATTCTCAGTATAAAATACAGAAGTAAGAGTAGTTTTTTTATTATTTAAATCTTTAATATAATCTAAAATACCATTCTTGGAACTAATAATTTCTTCTGGCTTATCTTCAAATTTTAATGTGAAGAGCATCCCAGGAGACAAATAGGCTAATTCTTGAATTTGCTTTTTCAAAGCATCATAATCAAGCTTAATACCTTCCTTGAAGATGGTTGCATCTGGACGGAATTTTACCCAAGTTCCTGTATTTTTATCATTATATTTTTCTTCTTTATAGTTAATTAATTTACCGCATTTAAATGAAGCAGTAGCCTTTTTTTCATCTCTAAATGAAACAACTTGAAATTGTTCAGATAATGCGTTAGTTGCCTTTGCACCGACGCCATTCATACCACCAGATGTATTATATCCAGTTTTTCCATTACTATCGAATTTAGCACCAGTGTGTAGTTTCGTATAAACATTTACTAATGTTTCACTACCATCTTTTGCTTTACCGAATGGAACACCACGACCATTATCTTTAACTTCAATATCACCATCTTTATTAACAGTAATATTACATTCAGTACAATGACCATTTAAGTATTCATCGACAGCATTGGAAATAATTTCAAGGGTAATATGTCTTACACCATCAGGCCCGACTGAACCAATATACATACCTGGTCTAAGTCGGATAGCTTCAATACCTTCAAGCGTTTTTATGTCTTTTACGCCATAATCAGACATTTATTAAATCTCCTTCCAATTATTTCTTTTTTATACTTTTTCTTTATATATTTATATTATATCAAAAATTTTTAGAATTGTCAAGAAATCGTGGCTAAAATTGGTTGAATTTTCTTTAAGTCATCGAGCGAGGTATTCGCGAATGAAATCCGCGCATAACCAGGCATATTATAATTCTCTCCAGAGAGAATATAAATATCTTGTTTTGCCAATTCTTTAAATGTTTTATCAAAATCCTTTACAGGGACACAAAAATACAGCCCCGCATCAGGAGCTTTCCAACCGCATGATTCCGCCAAATAATCTCTGCGCGCTTTATAATCAACAATTCTATTATCAATAATATTATCCCAATTATATTCAACTGCCTTTTGGATAAGAGAATTAGGAGGCCCAATAATATTAGATTTAATATAAATCATTTTAGATGCAATCATACTATTACCACAAATTGCGTATCCAAAACGCCAACCGGTTAGAGAATACTTTTTAGAAAAACTTTTAATTACAATAGTGTTAGGCCACATTTGGGCTGACATATAACTAGTTTTTTCTTTATCATAAATAAAATCTTCATAAACTTCATCTACAATAAGATAAAAATTATTTTCTTCAGCCATATCTGCAAGACGTCGAATGATAGACGGGCCATAAATTTTTCCTGTTGGATTATTCGGATTATTTAGCACAATCGCTCGCGTATTCGGATTGACAAAATTAGAAATTTTTTGTAAAATTTTAGTGAAGTCAGATAAATCAATATATCTAACCATACTACCAGAATTACGAATCATATCTGTATAACATGACCAAGTGGGGCCACATACAATATATTCATTTTTTTCAGTATCTTTTTTAGTTGCTTGAATAGCAAGATTGATAAGTTCTTTAGCACCATTCCCAATAATAACACGAGTTGGATAGCTTGGATAAATTTTTTGACGTAGACTTTGATATCCTGCTACTGGACTATAATTATGAATACCCTTATTCATAGCATATGATAGTCCACCTATAATTCGAGGAGGAACTGGGTAATTAGGGTCTCCAGTAGCTAAATTATAAACAGTTTCACCATGTTCTATTTTATTTTTAATAATAAAATCAATCTCAGAAGCTGTATAACTCATAAAAATCATACTCCTTTATTAATTTAATTATATTATAACAAATAAATTAAAAAATAGCAAATAAAAAAAAATAAGGGTTAGCGAATTAATTCGCTAACCCTATAAACAGATTATCCAACTGGATCTTGTGAGTTTCCAGAAAACTCATTAATTATATCATCGGTTGAAACATCTTGGTGAGGATAGGTTGTATTAGCATAAGCATTATCGATACTTCGTATAATACTTTCAAATTTAACACCATCCTTTGTATTTTCTAATGCGGCTTTTTTATAATAAAATACTTGACTTACACCATATGCGCTCCAAGGGAACGCTGCCATAGCAGTAAGCCAAGGTAATTCTCCAAAATACTATTTTATTACACAATAAAACGCCAATACAATAAAACATATAGTAGTTATCCATATTAATATAGATTCTTGTATTAATAAGGATTTTGAAAATTCTTTTTTCTTCTAACGCATATCTTTTTTAATCATAATTATTTCTTAGTTGTATAGGCAAGATTAATCCATCCGGCGCCACTTTTTAGCTTACCGAATCCATTTTTCTCTTCAACTATAGTATAAGCACCCTTATTTAAAACCATTACTACTTTACTAGTATTATTTGGTTGAGCGCGGACATTTAATTTTTCAACATTAACACGAACTATATATGGGGTAAATGGTTTGGCTGGAGTATAAACTATTTTACCTTCAGCATCAAATACTTTATAATCTCCCCCTAATTTATCGCAAGCATTTTTAGCATTTTCTAATGAACTATATGCTCCCATTTGAGTTTTACTATCAGCCCAAGTTTTACGGATACGATATAATTGAACTTTAGTGGTAGATGAATTAGGAGTATTTGATGGAGTAGATGAAGAAGTAGTATTCATTAATTTAGCCACATCAGCACGAACTGTTGCCATTGATTTACCAAATTTGGGGAGCCAATGGTTAATATCGCCATGATTTGAACCTAAGCCTAAAGCATTACTATCAGCATGGCAAAGAATTGTAGGAACATTTATACCTCTAAAATTAACTGTGCCATTTGGGTCAATATTATATTTTTTACACAAGTAGGCTGTTAATTGGCAAGCTTCCTCATACACTTGCTTTAAATAAGTTTCATTAGCTAGACCATCTTCACAAATTTCGAATTGAATCCAGCCATCATTACAAGAGCCTTTTGGTCCACTACCACAGCCCCAAGGACGATAATCCCAAGGCATTGTTTGAACACATCCAACAATACCATCACTCATTCTACCTACCCAAGCATTTAATCCAGCTTGACGGGTAATATGATTCCAGTCATTTTTATTTACATTTTTACCTAATTTTGCTATTGCTTCATTATAACCAGAATCGCCTTCATAAGGCTAAACATAACGTTTTAACCAAGTGTTATTAGCACCGGTGCTATGCCATAAAACTCCTTTAATCTGCATTTTACTTGTGCCTTTATAACAAGTGCTATTTTTCTACATACAAACAAATGGAGAGTTGCTATCTGTATATTTTAATTTACTTGTCATTGTAGGTTGTGAAGCTTTTTTCAATGCGGTTCGAATTGCTGTTAGAGTGGCTGGTCCAGCGATTCCATCAACAGTTAAGCCATTTTTAGACTAAAAAGAGCGAACTGCTGCTTCAGTCCCAGAACCAAAATCTCCATCAGCTCCCGCAGAACCGCAAGAATAACCCAGAGAAATTAAATTATTTTGTAAAGCACGCACAGCGTCATTTCTATCTCCGCGTTTAAGTAAAGCGGTTGTAGAAGTTGCAGAAGTATCACGTTCATATGATGGTGGCATAGTTTTTAAAGTCCAATATGCTGGACGTCCATAACCACGAATGTTTCCAGCGCCAACGATTAAAGTTCTACGTTTAACACTATCACTATAATTTCCTTCAATAGTAGTAATTACATTATTATTTACTCGTTCTACAATACCAACATGGTCGGCAGAACCATCATTAGGTTGACTAGACTTATCCCAATTATAAAAAATATAATCACCAGGTTCAGGAGCCTTAGTTCCATCTTCTTCCCATTTACTAATAGGATGATTTTTGAATAATTGAACATGTTTTTCGCATCCTACTTCTGTTGGAATAATATCTGTTAATCCAGCTTTAATCGCTATAGCAGACGCAAATCCAGAACACCAAGAGTCAGTATATTTTAATGTATAACTACGAGCTAATGGTTTATGAGAATTGTATAAATCTACAATTTTTTTATGACTACCATCAGATTCTTTGCATCCAATATATGACTGTGCTAAATAAACGACGTATTCACGCCAAGCTTTTTCAATAGCAGTCATTTAATCATTCCTCTCTTTAAAAAATTATATATAAAAAGAGACGCTCCGAAGAGCGCCTCTAAATTGGCTTATTACATTTTTTGAGCAATTTCTGCAATTTTACTACGATGAATTGTTTTTAATTCTACTTCACCATATACATCGCTACCTCTAAATATCTTAGATGCTCTACGCATACCATTATTTGCGCCAGCAAAATGCACGTCATCAACCTAGGTCTAAGCATCGCCATCAATGATACAAATGCTGTCTTCACCAATACGCTGTAAAGCTAATTTCATTAGAGTAATGTCAAGATTTTGAGCTTCTGAAATATAAATGCCAGCATTCATACCAGTAGTATCATAACCTCTAATATCTGACATGGGTAATAGAATTAATTTTTCACGATTCATCAATTCTTCAACAGCAATTCTATCTCCTAATTTACTAATTAATAGATTGCCGATTTGAGAATCAAGAAGTTTTTCATCTCGACTACCGGGATAAAAACCTAATTTAGCAGAATTTTTAGTTGCTACAGTATTACAGAAAATAATAACTTTATCAATTTGACCACGGTCAAGCATATGAAGTAAAAATCCAAGAGCAAGATAAGTTTTACCTGTTCCTGCTGGACCTTTTAACATAGTAATTCTATTGTTTACTAAACTATCACAAGCGAGCTATTGATAAGCGTCTCCTTTAATTGGTTTGACTTCGCCGAACCATCGTGAATTAAATGATTTATAATCTAAATGTCGATAATATTCGCCATTCCAACATAAACGGTCAACAATTTCTCCTTCTGTGTTTTTAACAAGGATATATTCACCAATTTGAAGATTCCATTCATTTTCACTTGGATTTGTATAAAAATCACCCATACAGTCATCAGACATGGTAATTTCTTTATATCCAGTATAGTTATCGGGTTTATCTTCTTCTAATGATTGGACATTAGAAGTAAATACTCGTGCGATACTTTTTAAGGCTAAGTCATTAGTAATAAATACTATTTTTTCTTCTGGAAATAATCGCACACATTCCAAATAACAACTTAGAATTTTTGTATCATTAGTTAATTCAAAATCTCTTTGTGTTATATTTTGAGCATATGTATTTTGGTAATTAATAATTAAATATTGACCAAAATGCTCATCTAAATCGTGGAGAAGTTGACGAGCTGAAAATTTTACATTATCATCTTTATTAGTTGATGTTTTTATATTTTCCAATTCTTGTAATGTAATTGAAGAAATAATAAAATCTTCTGGTTCATCAAACAAATTCCCCGCTCTCAGAAGCAGGCTACAGGTATCATAGAATTGTCTTGTTTTTATCATTCAGTATCTTCCTCTTCTGTTTTAGATTCTTCTTCCTTTTCTTCAACAGTAAAACCAATTTTTTTAACTATTGCAGTAGGATTAGAAAGGGCCTTAATGCGAGCCTCACTCTCTGACATTTTTTCAGCATAAGTTTGTTTAACACATTCGAGCTAAGTTAAAAATACTTTGAGTAAGCCATCTAAGCAAGGGATAATATAATCAGAAAAAATTATGCCAGCGAGAAAAACTAATAAATATTCGATAGTATTCACCCTTCCGTTTCTAAATTTAAATTTTTAGATACGAATATTAATTTGAATTGTCCGTTGTTCCGTTCTTTAGACGAATGCGTTTATATAATTTATCTTTTTCTTTGATATAACCGTGTAAATACTATTGTTCATTAGTAATAGCCCGTTTACACATCATTAAATCTTCTTCAAGATTTTTAATTTCAGAATTTAATCGTCTTGAAAAATAATTAGGGGTATCACTTTCCCAAACTGCTAATGTTGATTTAAGATGATTTAATGCTTCTAATTTTGGTAGAATTTCACAATTTTTTATAAATTTTAAATATTTTTGATGAGCACGAGATTCGGCGATAAAACAACCTGTTTTTTCACTCATAAAATCTTCATCATCTGGATGACAATGAGCCTATCCTACGAAGTAATGGTCTTTATATTCAATTACACATAATGTTTGACCATTATCATATTCAAAAGAAGTTTTCATATGATTCTCCTTATATTATTATTTATATTTATATTATATCAAAAAATATAGGAAAATGCAAATAGTCGCTATTTGGTTAAAAAATTGCTATAGGCGCGAAGAATCGAAATTACAACCGAAGTCGGGAACAAATAAAAAAAATGGGAGAGAAATTAATCTCTCCCATTAAATACATTAAATTGATACCCAATTATCCACATCAAATTTTGTAGGGTCTAAATATTTTTTATCGGTGAATTCATGAATAAACTCTCCACCTTTAACGAATTCAGTTAAATCAACTGCATGGAATGGTTCACTACCAGCTCCAACAGTACGGAATGAACCGCCATTAATTTCAGCCTTTACAGTAGCAATAGATAGTTCATCATTAGCCATAGGATTTCCTTCGAAAAATGGGCATTCAGCGATTAATTGACCATTATTAATAATTACATTAATAGGTTGCTTAGTAGAATGTTGAGCGACAGCAACTGCTACACCTTTTGAGGTAGGACCACTATCATTTTTTACCATACATTCATTAGCAAAACCATAGGCTTCAGCAATACCACCATTCATAGTAAAATCTCCACTACGAATTTCAATAGCTGAACGACCACGAATTACTCCATCATTAAAAGTCATTCTACTATTGAATTGAGGTTGATAATAACCACAATTATCTTCTCCAGTAATAATACTTGATGCTTCAATTAAACCACCATTAATAATACATTCAGTATTTCCGCGTCCAGCGTTAGAACCATTACCACTAATACCATAGCATTGACCAACAATATGTCCACCATTGATAATTAATCTAACAGGTTTAGAACTATCGTTATCAGTCTTATCAACTGTTAAAACAATGCCGCAATATACACAGCCACCAGGACTTACTCCAAAAATTTCACCTTCGCCATTAATAGTTAGAGTTCCACCATGATGGACAGCCAATAGACCAGAATTAAAACTCCAATTGGGTTTTGCGGTTAATGACTTTCCATTTAAATTAAGTGTGATATCTTGTCCATCGCCAATTACAACTTGAGCACTCATAACTTCATTACCAATTAGAGTGATAGTAGATGGAGTAGTTCCGCAAGCAATGACAGCTTCATTTAAACTAGCATATCTTTCGCCATTTACTTCTGCGACATATGCATTAGCATCGACGATATTATAAACCTATCCTTTGATTTTAATTTTAGAAATATTCATATTAGCCCTCCTCTACTGTATCAATCAAATCATCAGGCAATACCAAAGTATCTCCTTCGACTTTAACATCACTCAATTTTTCTACTTTTTTATTAACTGTAGCTAACTCTGATTTAGTTGTATTAAGTTCAGTTTCTTTATTATTTAAATTTGTTTGCAAAGTAGTAATTTGAGTTTCTTTTTCAGTTAATGTATTTTTTTGCTCTTGGATTGTAGTAGTTAATTCATTAATCTACTTAGTTGCTTTAGCTTCTTTTGCTTGATATTCAGCAACTTGAGTTTCTAGTTCAGCAATACGGGCTTCTGCTTCAGCATTACTTCCACTTCCACCAGCGCTTACTAATTTCATTTTTTTCCAAGTGCGGCTCCCACCTGATAAAATATAACTATTACCAGTAGCAATAATATATGCAGTAGAACCAGGTGCATCGAGGACTGATAAATTATTTACTTCTTTTTCTTCATCAAGAACATATTCTGTCAATCCATATGTAGTGTGTCCACTTTTTGACATTATATTTACCATACTAATGCCTCCTTTATTTTTTATATCTATTAAATCTAAAAAAATCACGGATGCGATTAGTCGATTATACCCAAGAGCATAAAAATAGACCGCTGAAATTAATCAGCGGTCTATAAAATCAATCTTTCTTCTTCAGAGCAGAAGTCAGCATATCCTTAATGTCAATGCCACTATCTGCCATAGCTTCCATAATCTGGTTTGCGGAAGTCATTACATCCTTAACCAGCTTGGTTGAATTTCCATCGCCATACTGGACAATCTTATCAACCTTAGCCAGAGGAGCGGCCGCGCTTGCGACTACATCAGGCAACGCCTTGAAATACATCTCGATAATAGATGCTTCGCCCATCTTTTTCTGCGCCTCAGCCTTGGCTTCAATAGCCGCAGCCTCAGCGGCACCAACTGCCTGAATACCAGCGGCTTGCTGCTCAGCAGCATATCGGTCAGCATCGGCCTGAGCCTTCTTAGCTTCAGCATTCTTTACAGCCTCATAGGCCTTAGCCTCTGCTTCCTTCTGACGACGAACCAAATCAGCCTCAGCCTGCTTCTCAGCCGCAAACTTATCAGCCTCAGCCTGCTTACGAACCAGAGCATCCAGTTCATATTCCTTCAGCTGAATCTGCTTCTGCTTCAGCTCGGCTTCACGTTCTGCCTTAGCAATATTAGCATTAGTTGCGGCGACTTCCTTAATCTTACGCTGATTCTCTTCCTCGATGCCGGTTGCTGCGGCTGCCTGCGCTTTACGAGTATCGGCCTCCTGCTGGAGTTGTGCCTGCTTAATAGCCAAATCATTATTGCGAGTAGCAATATCCTCAGCCGCCTTAACCTTAGCATCATTGGCTTGCTTGGCATTCTCAGCCTTAGCAACTTCAATTTCACGCTCAGCGTTAGACTTAGCGATTGCGGCGTTCTTGCTAATCTGAGCAACATTATCAATACCCAAATTAGTAATTACATCATTGTCATCAGAAAAGTTCTGGACGTTAAATGTAATCAACTCCAAACCATAGCGAGCCAGGTCGGGAACAGCATTCTCCTGAACCTTTTCACTAAACAGCTTGCGATCGCTGACCATATCAGTCAGCTTCATTTGACCAACAATTTCACGAATATTACCTTCCAGGAGGTCATTAATCTTTCGAGCAATTGTGTCGCGGTCTACATTAAGGAAGTTTTGAGCAGCAAGAGCAATCATCTCAGGATTTTGACCTACTCGGACAGATACGGTAGAATCAACTCTAACATTAATATATTCCGCAGTAGGAACAGCTGAACCAGTTTTTACATCAATCTGAATAGCGCCGAGAGACAGATTATCTACTCGCTCGAAGAAGGGAATTCTGATACCAGCCTTACCAATGAGAACTCTTGGTTTCTTGTGCATACCAGAGATAATCAATGCTGTATCAGGAGGGGCTTTGACATATCCGGCTTTAAGGATAATCAGAGCCACAATTACAATCAGGACAATGGGAAGATAAGGCAAAATAGTAGTTAGAATTTCCATTTGTTTCTCCTTAAATATTTAATTTTTTATATCAAGTCTTTTACAGACTTTGGTATACATTTGATATTTTAATAATTAGCCATAATAACCACCATCAGGCGGGTCGCGACGATACTCATGACAATCAGTGGGGTTTTGACCACAGAACCATGCACTATATACACATTTATCACAACGAACAGTTGCTTTATGCTCCTCTAACATTTCTTTTTGAGTTAAACGAGCGGGAAAATCAGGGGTCTTGCGCTCTACCGGAGCAGGAGTTGTTTCCTCTTCATCAAGATAAGAACGACATTCTCTTACTTTGGCATTCATTTGCTCGATAACAATATCAAGACTTACAGGATATCCGTCATGAGAATCAACTCCAACATGATACATAAATGGCAAATCATTATAAAAATTGGTAGTCTGATGGGTATGTCCAAACAAATTACAAGTGCATTGTTTCAAACTTTCTTTCTCCAAATTACCAGTCATACAAGGAAAATGTGTCATAAAAAAATGATATTTTCTATAATCTAACATAATCGCCCATGATGCTTCTACCACATTAGGAAGTTCAGCATACATTTTACGCCGATTATTAGTATCATGATTACCATATACAATATGGATTTTACCATTGAGTTTCTTAATATACTCAATATTAGAAGGGTCGCCGAGCATTAAATCGCCCAGGCAATAAACATCATCTTCAGGGCCAACCACGCTATTCCAACGATTCACGTATGCATCATTCATCTCCTGGATGGACTTAAATCCACGAACCTTCCAGATGAATTCCCGGTCATGCCCGAAGTGCATATCTGATGTAGCGAAAATCGCCATTACTTATCACTCCATTCATTAATATTTCCATTTTCATCGACTTCAAGGATACGATTATAATGGTATTTTTCATTAAAGGTGGGGTAGCGGTAAGAAGCATACATTTTGGTAATCACATCAGTCGGCACATGGGCTCGGCCAGTTCGCTGAGCATTCCGGTCAATGCACACATTCAAAGGAACTTTAAAATAAATGACATTGATATTAACGCCATTTAAATTTAAACGATCAAGAATTTTATTGCGAGAACGTTCATTCAAATGAGTGGCATCAAGAATAGTATGCTCATTTTCTTGGAGGCTATTCTTAATAGCATCTACATACATATTCCAGACAGTATCTTCGTTCTTGAAATAAGCATCTCCATCTCCAAGGAGTTTAAAACGAATGGCATCACGAGAAACAATTTTTGCATTAGGTTTATTAACCTGATTAGCGAGGAAAGTGGATTTACCACTTCCAGGCACTCCGGCAATGAGCCACAGAGTCTTCGACTTCATTCGCATACACCCCTTCGTTAAAATTTTTCAAAAATTCTTCAATGTCAGTCTCATTCTTGCATTCGATATGATTGACTTCTTCCTTACAATAAGGACAATACAATTTCTTACGATGGAAACGTTCGTGTTGATGACTTGTGCGTCGAGCCAACGGAATACCTCGATGGCCGCACTTCATACAATAAAATGCGTGCTCTTCAAACATTACTTATCCTCATCTTCCGAATCAAATTTAATATTATCAAACAATTCATTATTAAGATAGGAATTAGACAGAACAATGTCTTCGAAGAGGCTGCCAGTCATAAGCTGCACCATCCAAATCAAACCATACATGCTCCAAAAACTGATTGGTTCAATGTTAAACATAGGGACAAGAATCAATCCCCAAAGCCAAGTGCATACAGCAGACGGCACCAGAAACAACACACCAACCAACAGGATCGAAATAATAAACATCATATTTATCAATTCCTTTCTTAACTTTCTATATATATTATAATATATTTTTTATAAAAAATCAAAAACAGAGCTTATAGCCCTGTTTCTGATTTATAAGCCTGGTATAATGCTTTTTCCTCTGACATCCATTTGCGATACCCAGTATAGCGGTTTACTAACAATACTTTGTCGCATTTGCTGCATCTGTAGAGAGAAAAAACTGTATTGACATAAAATGGAACAGGCTCTGCTTTATGAAAATGTAAATTAATCATAATTAAAAATTTCCACTTTTTAAATCTTCATCAACAACTGTATCAAAATCATAATCTTCATCAAAAAGATCTTCAAGAGTTTTATCAGGATGATTTTCTAAATAACACTCTTTCAAAAAATCTCCAAGTGAATCTCCATACCATGACCAGTTATCAACGCCGCCGTTTTGAAGTGCCAAATATTTCAGATAACCGCAATAAATGCGTTTAAATTTATCTTCACTCAGAGTGATATTCTTTTCCATCAATCTTTCTCCTTTTGGACTTCATAATGGCCGGGCACCCACACAAGGTTTTCACCATTTTGCTCTTCCCAAGCGTCAGCCATCTCTTCGATGCATTCAATACAACAAGTCCATAAACTTAAGCATTGATCGCGAACTAAATCCTCTGAAACTTTATCCCATAATGCTTTTGGAATACGAGGGCGAATTTCACTGATACACTCATTTCGAGTGTTCCGCTCGACCATTGTTGAATCGAGCGGAACCACCACAGGATCATACTTCATCTTGTGCTTCCTCCATATCAGGAGCCTCAGCTTCTGCCTTTACAAGGCCTTCCAAACACTTGAACTCAAAGTTCTTATGCTTGTAGGCACAGAACTTAGGCTTATTGACAATACGGACAACTACGCCCTCACGAGTATGAGTTTTGCCAATCGGATCAGGACCAGCATAATACTGCTCTGCCATATTCATAATCCACTCGCCAGGAGTGTTTTTACGGATAACTCTCCAGGTGCCCCACTCACCATTACAGTCATAGCACTCTTCCAGAGTTTCGTCAGCGGGGATAAAACCCTTCCACATAACAGGAACAGTTTTACAACCCATCTGCTCACAACGATAACGCATGAAATCAGGAGAGTACTCTACTACATCGCCATCCTCATTAGTCATAGTCATACGATAAACGTAAAGTTCAGACTGAGGAGATTCGCAACCATAAGAAAAAGTAGTGGTTTCACCATATTGCTTAATAAATGCTTTATCATTCAGCTTCTTATTCGCCGCGGACGCCATAATAGGAGTACCAGTATCAGTGAAGCCAACGACCTCATAATAAACCTCTTCACCCTTATGGAGTTTACCCTCGAAGAACTTAGAATGCTATTCACGGAACAGGTTAGAACCATAGAAACCGCCATTAAAATTCTCCAGAACAGTGCGACGAGTGCCAGATACATAACCCCACTCATAAATAGGAGTGCCATCACGCTTCATAATCTTATCCCACAGGGAACGCTTATATCCCTTAAATACAGGCAAATAACCAGTGCGCTGAGAAGTACCATGCATCTTCAGAGTAATTTCAATCTGATCACCCGCCTGGAATGCGCCAAGGTTGTAAGCCAGCTGCTCAGTATCAGCATGTTCAGTGAAAAGAGGAGCAATAGGAACCTTTTTCTTACGAGTGCGATTTCCCTCAGTAGGACTGCCAGTCTGCTTATTAGAATGAGGAATATACTTCTGACAAATAGAATGACCATTAACTACACTAATAGTATCGCCAATCTTTAGATACTTAGAAGCATCATCATCGAAACAATAGTCAAAATCAGAAATATTCACATAAATACCATCAGACTTTTCACCGCGCAGTTTAATGGTAGAAACATTGCGTTTATTGGGGTCCATATAACCCTTATCAGGAGTCCCATCAATCAACTTACGCAGAAGATGATTCTGAACACAGAAATCATAATCAAGCTGAAGGTCAGTAGGGAAATAAACGCCAATATCACCAATCTTTACATCCAGACCAACACAGGTATCATTTCCGAAGAAGGTCGCTACCTGAAGGCGGTCAGCATTAGTATGAGGACGCAGCTTTTCAACTTTAACAACGTATCCAACATGCTCAGACATATTAAATCAATCCTTTCTTAACTTTCTATATATATTATATTATATTTTTATAAAAAAATCAAAAAAAAGGAAATGGTTTAAACCATTTCCTTATCTTCTTCAACCATTTTTTTAATAATGTAATCAATTTGGTCAGCACACCAGATAAAATCTGATTCTTTCCAACCTTTGGTAGTCATTGCGGCGGTGCCAATGCGGACACCACTTGTAATTTTTGGACTACGTTTTTCATTAGGAACTGTATTCTTGTTGAGTGTTATACCAAATTCATCAAGTTTGTTCTGTACTGCTAAGCCAGTGATAGTTGGAAACTTGCTAGAGAAGTCCAATAGAAACAGATGATTGTCTGTCCCTCCAGTAATTACATCATATCCTAATTCAGTAAAATGATCAGCCATCGCTTTACAATTTTTAACTACTTGATGGATATAATCCTTATACTCTTGAGTGCAAGCCTCTTCCGCGCAAATTGCTTTTCCAGCAATAACGTGTTCTAATGGGCCACCTTGAAGTCCGGGGAATACAGCATTATCAATCTTTTTAGCCAGTTCAGGCTTACAAAAAATTAAACCACCACGAGGTCCACGTAAAGTTTTATGAGTTGTCGTAGTGATAATATCAGCAAGGCCAAATGGAGATGGATGGTCGCCCGCGATAATCAAACCAGCAATGTGGGCCATATCAACCATAAAATATGGATTATATGAATCATCATACTCCTTTTTTACCTCTTGGATAATGTCATAAATTTTTTGAAAATCAATTTGACGAGGGTAAGCACTAGCTCCAGCAATTATTAACTGCGGGTTCTAACGGTCAATTTTTTTAGCTAAATCATCATAGTCAATTAGTCCATTTTCATCAACATCATAATGAATGAAATTATATAATTTACCACTAATATTAGCATTAAGTCCATGGCTTAAATGACCGCCATTTTCAAGACTCATAGATAAAACTGTGTCTCCTGGTTTCAAAACAGCCAAGTAAGCAGCAGTATTAGCATTAGCGCCACTATGGGGCTGAACATTGACATGATAATCAGTATTGAACGCTTTTTGCCACATTTTGCGGCAATAGTCTTCAATCTCGTCCACATATTGGCATCCTCCGTAGTATCGTCCACGCTAGCCCGCAGTATCTTCTACATCGGGATAGCCTTCGGCATATTTATTTGTAAGAATGGAGCCAACCGCATATAGAATTTCATCGCTAACGAAATTTTCGCTAGCGATTAGTTCTATATTATTGTATTGGCGGTTAGCTTCCTTGTTAATCATATCAAGGACTTTAGAAGCCAATTACATTTCCCCCTCAACACAATCACATACAGCGCATTCGCAATCTTCATCAGAAACATCTTCTGCATAATCTTCAGTTTCACTATCAGTGAGTTGATTTTTAGCATCTTCGATTGCGTTGCTTAGAACGGTGACCGCGAATGCAATAGCGGAAAATGATGACATATTGGCAGTCATCCAACCGACAAGGTCTTCCATTTTAGACTCTAAATGTTCAACATCCTACAGAGTTAATTCAATTTCCATTAATCCGTATCCTCTCTTTCAGTAATTGTAAAAATTTTTCCTTTTATATCAAGGACTTCATATTTATCGTAAAATTCTGTCATTAATACAGAATCATCGATTATAACACTATAAGTATTAATTGTTTTAGCTGGTTTGGCATGAGCAAAAATAAATAAGCCAAGCATTCCAACAAATATTGCAGCAATAACAAATATTTCTCCTCCAGTGCCATCAATCATACATATAATAGATACAACAATAAGAAATATCGCAAATATTACTGCAATAAATCCGTCCCAACTCCAGCCCCAAGTATATGAAACTACTTTAGTGCCAGTATCAAGCAATGTTATTCCATCAAGCATTTTTCAATTCCTCACTCACGCATTTTTTCATAATCTGATATTGGACAAAATCCAGAAGTTCATCAGTTTTTTTATTATATTCATCGGGATGAGATTCACAAAATGCGTCAGCCTTTTCAAAGATATGTTTCAAAGCTTCATCAGCCTTAGCAACTGCTTCATTAACATTATACAAACCCCGTTTAACAGAGATTAAATATTCTTTATCTCTTGGCTGAAGGCAATCTTCATAAGGTTCACCTTCCATATATCGCATTAAATATTCCTCAACACGGAGTAGATGATGGAGTTGTTTAGGGTCATAGCCCCATTGAGCAAGAACATTGACTTTGCTAGGATATTCATGTTGAAGAGCATGATATTTTTCCAGAGCAATACCTTTCATACTCTTAACTGCTCGATAAAGATTATAATGAGCAATATCTTCTCGATGGTTAATTAGCACATCCCAATAAGGAGCATAATCAGGATTGACAATTTTATACGGAGTGAAGAGAATCTCAAGAAAATTTAAATTCTGTTTTCTGAAAGTCTGCATATACAGCCGAATATCTTTAAAATCAATATGCTCTGCATTCTCTCGAATATGAGTGGTGCTAACCGGCTTTTTATTAAACGCAATTTCATTAAAATTAGGCAAAACAATTAACTTAGTGTCAACGTCGCTGTTCTCATAAGCAAGACCATAGTTCTGGCTTCCTTGGAGGAATAGACCTACGATATTGCGCTTATCAAAATATTCCAGAGACTCTTTGTAATGAGCATACAGAGATTGTTTAATGGCATCCATATTTATCACTCCTTTAACTTATATAAATATTATATCATAAATTTTTTCAAAAATCAAAAATAGGGTAGAGGATTAGTCCTCTACCCTATCATTTTCAGTTGTTCTATTACACCAATCTAGATAATCTTGATCCATCTTTTTGGCATCTTCCATCATTTCATCGAAGGTCTTACCAATTTTAATAAGAGATTTTTCAACAATATTTTTGGCTCGCTCAGACATATTATCCCAACCACAAGACCAAACAGTAGAGACGCATAAATCATAAGGTTCAAGATTGAAATCATAACACTCTTTACAATAAGCACAACTACAAGGTCCAAATGAAGAGGCTAAAACTACAACTGGCTCTTCCGCTCCACATACTTCACATTTACCAGGTTTTGCGATTTGATTAAAATAATCATCACAATTCATCAGTAGTACCTCCGTTCATTTTTGCACCGCAGTTGGGGCAGTATTTTCTATGGTTGTCGTTTGATTCTTCTTCATTACACTCCGAGCAGATAACACAGCCATCACCACCGAAGACCCACTTGCCATGCAATACCGGTGAAACATCAGCGGCGGGAATGGCGTCAACCAATTCTGTTGCTTCATACAGCCCTTCACAAAAATTTTCTCTCACGCTATGTCCCGCGAATTGCAAGGGGTCATCTAAATCAACACCATACACGTCTGCCGCATATTCCTTAATTCGATTGATTACAGCTTCCCGCTTCATGTATTCAGCCATTACTCTACCTCCGTCTTAAAGTTCTTCTCCTGTTTCAGCATCAAACACTTTAAGGTTTTCCACACATTCGAAATTGGTATGTATAATTTCATCATTAACGGCAAACCATGGGGTATATTTATCTGAATATATTTCACACTCAAATTCTACTCTAACTTTCATTTTACTTTACTTCCTGTGACCAATATTCATGATGACATTTAAGACAGTTATCTGTATAACATTCATTTTTTCCATGGATTGTAATATCTAAGTCACAAGGATTAATCATAAGAATGCCATCGCAGTCTCTTGGGGCATTGGGGTATTGTTTCAAAAATGCATCTTGCCGTGTCTTGCGTGAGTGTGCGGCAGACCATTCCTCCAGCAGTTTAATTTGTTTTGTTGCTTCATCCCCCATAGTAATATTAAATTTGCATTTACCACTGTTGTCATTGGCGGGGCATTTAAAACAGATGGTATACGTTTCGCATAGTCTCTTGCGCTCTTCAATAAATTTTATAGCATCCATTATTCAACACACTCCAAATAATCATCACAATTCATTAATACAAATCCTCCGAAAATAGCTCTCGTTCGCCTTTGTCCATTTTATAATGACGAGCAGTGGCGCTCATCTGGCCATTAGTCATAGCAATATCATATGCTTCATAGCGGTCATAGAAATTGCCTTTTTCATCAAGAAAACCTTCAATGGCTTTTTCATGAGGAGGAGTGATACCTGCATCATGCATCGCAGAATAGATAAACCCATGGCGAATACCGCCAAATACTGCCCCAGTGCGAGTATCTTTAATTGCCGCGCAAATAATCATTTTTTATTCCTCCTTATTCAATGTTAATCTAATTTCACGGTCATGTTTTGCTTTTTCAATATTTTCTTTTACCTTATTATTAATACGTTCCGCTTCACGAATCTCTTTCTCGGCGCGAGCGCGAATCATTTCGATATCTTCCTTACCACGAGTCAACACCAATTCAAGACCGTGATTTTTCTCACTTCTCTTTTCTTGGATATTACGGAGCATATTCCAGATGAGGAAGAATAAAAAACTGATAAAATGGAATTTAATTTGAACTTCCGCACATAAATAATCTCGTTCAGGATACTTGTCAAGATACAAGTGGGCAAAATCACTATAATCATGGCAAGTATAACAATATCTATCCTCATTTAAATTGTAGAGAGTCTTGAAGCGATGAAACGAGAGAAAACAATGAGGACGATCTGAACTGGTGGGACTATTAAAAATTAACCACCAAATAAATAACCAAATAAATAAACCAATGGCTAATACAATTAACAGTGTAATCATTAGTCAATCTCCTTTAAAAATTTATCTTCAAGAACAATACAATTTACTTTGTGGGAATAAGCGGTGCAAGCATCAATTGCGATAATGCCCTTGTCATAATATGGGCTAAAATCAGCACCGGCATCCCATTCAGGAGTCCCATCTTGACGATGATGGCCCCAAGAAGTATGCCAATGTCCGCATACAATAGTTTTGCCGGGCTCAATATGTCCTCTCATCGCGCGCTCCATACCATTGTCCCAACGCGCTTTCTCCCATTGGTTTTTAGTTGCTCTGCGCCATTGATGGTCAGGAGACTTTAAATTACTAGGAATCCAACCATGAGTGAAAATATAATTTTCAGTCTCGAAATAATCAACCATACGGTCGAAAAAGCCACGAGTTGTGCGATAGGCATATTCTGTAATTTCATCCTGAGAGGCCCACTGATGCTCAGGAATTTTAGCTCTACCCAGCTCTTGGATAGTTTGATATGTGCCATTTTGAATATCACGCATTGTAAAACCATCGCGCACCGCCCAATCAAACAGGTCTTCGTGATTACCTCGAATCAGAATTGTGCGAGGGGTGCGAATGAAGAATTTTTGAACTTCCAGATTCTGAGGTCCGCGGTCGAAATTATCACCGCAGGAAATCAGATAATGGTCAGTGTTTTCAGGGTCAAACCCCGCGTCGTCCAGAGCATTCAGCAGTTCATCATAGAATCCGTGGACGTCGCTCACTACGAAGAATTTCGGCATAATTATCACCTCTATAAACTTTACTAAAATCGGCAAATTCTTCAAATGTTTGATTAATTACAGGAGGAAGAATTTCTTCAAGTGTTTCTTCTATAATTTTATATATTGTATATTGACGAGATTTGAGAGTATGAGAAGCAATGCGTTTGAGAGCGTTGTCAGTGCGATAAGAAATCTCTGTTATTGACCGTCCTTGACGAAGTAAACGTTCTGTTTTAATGCGAAGAGAATTACCAAGGGCTTCTTTTTGTTTGAGCGTAATTTCATCTTTGATCGCGTGAGCGATATTTCGGATATTTTGGAGATTTTTATCGAAATTTCGCTCAGGCATTACATTAACTCCAATCTGTCAAAAAATATATCTCTTTGAACTTCATCAATTGGACAATTTTCATCTTCAAAATAAGGCTTCAAGTATTGAATTTGCTCAGGTGTCAGAAAACGGTTAATATTCCAATAGAAATGATAATCATGACTTAATATAGCACTTCGGCAGATATGTACCCAACCCAGATCTACAAGCACATCATCAGGATTAAATACATAGCCCATATCATAATTTTTATCCAAAATATCATAGGCGGTTTGGATGTGCTCATAAGCATTACATTCTACCATTTCTGCTGTTGGACTGAGCCAACCTAATTTAATTTCATTCATACTTCTCGCCACCCATTTTTTTGAATAATTGCTCTCATATTTTGGATTCCTACTGGATTCATACTGTGAATATGGAAGGTAAATCCTTCATCAACATAGCCTTCACTTTCTAACCAGTCAAGGAATTTAATATAATCTCCACCTTCATCGAAATAATTGCCGGCATCATGGTCAATATCAATGAGCACCCCATAATCGTAATAATTCAGCTCATAGGTTTTAATTGCAGTTTTTGCTTGGTTTACACTCTTAATCCAAATATATCCTTCGGGGGCTGGACGCACATCATCAATCCATAGTTTCATTAACCACGCACCTTCTTCCAATTATCATTTCGACACCAATATACAGTAGCACCATTGCCACAGTTGGAACAACCAACTTTACCTTTAACAGTGAGAGTTCTCAATACACCGCTCACTGACTGAGGAGACATATCAATACCCTTAGTCCGCTTAATCCACATAGAGAGTTCCTTAGCACTCACACAAGAATACTGGTTCAATACTTCATAGACGAGTTCGGCTTTAGTCATTTCTAATATCTCCTTTTCTTATCTTATATAAATATTATATCATAAAAATATAAAAAAATCAAGGGACAAGTTTTCACTTATCCCTTGATTTCTTATATATCAGAACGATTACTCGTTAGTTGTGTCTTTCTTGGTGATTCTATCGACAATACCCTCAAGAGTGGTCCCTCTCAGCAGAGTATTAACGAAGTCAGCCGCAGACTCATTGTTAGCCATCGCATAAGGTGCAATACCATTTGCAATACCCTTGAATACGTCAGCATTAGCCTTAGACTCCAATGCAGCGGTGAGTTCAGGAGTAATAGAATTCATAATCTTGACCACAGAATCAGCATATGCCTGCTTCTTAGCGGCCTCAATCTGAGCCTCAGACATCTTGATATTCAAATTCTGCTCGGCTTCCTTGCGCTTACGCTCCAAACCAGCTTCCTGAATAGCATCTAGGACAGCCTGCATATCCTGCTCAGCCTGCTTTGCTACCTGCTTCTCAGCATCAGTCTTACGATTAACCTCGCTCTGGATTTCCAACTTACGCAGGGCCTCCTCGCGCTGAAGATTCATACGGTTAATCAACTTAGTGCTTGCCAGCTCATTCTCACGCTTTTCGGCCTCAAATAGCGCTTCGGCTACTTTCACGCGAGATTCTGCATTGGTCAGTTCCAGGCTCTTCTCAACCATATCCTTCTGATGCTCGTCCAAAATCTCAGCGATATCAGGCTCAACATGAATACCAAGGACTTCACAATCCTTAATAAACATACCATTTTCGGGGAAGAAACGACCCTCATGGACTCTTTCCGGCCGCTCCTCATCGTCCATAGGAAGGTCAATAGCCACATTGCGGACAATATCAGCATAATTCTGATAGAAATCTTCAATAGTATGCTTCTTGGCTTCGCGCTTCATCAGGGAACGAACACGATCACACAGATATTTGACGTAGTTATCAACAGAGAACCACTTATCCATATACTTGGTATCAAAATCAACGCAATAACTGACTTTAATATTAGCCTTTACGAAGTCCTTGGTTTCAACGCTAATAATATCAGATACCTTGTTATTTTCATAGCGCAGGAAGGTAGTATGCTCCAAAACATCAGTGGTCTTAGGCTTGCCAGTGCTCAACTGAAGTTCCTCAAAGGTCTGGTCATAATCCAACAGAATAGTCTGAGGACCACAAACAACCTTGCGCTCACCATTCTTAGAAATGACATTAGCCGCATAGCCAGTCCAAATATCGACGCTCACAACACCATCCAACTTAGAATCAATAGTGATAGTGCGAGGCTTGGTATAGGAAGTACCACGAGAGATAGAAGCATTACTTTCCAGATAGGCGAGAGTCTTTACATACCCAGTATCACTGGTGCTTGCGGATGCGGAATACAGAGTATCCAAATCTGCGGTATTGACAATGTTCTTATTCCGCATCGCCTTTTCCACAGACTTCTCAGACAAACCGCGGTTATAATCAAGGACGGCCTGATTGCCGGGGAACCACAAATTACACTGGCGATCGCTCAACTTACGCTTAACAATTACCTGAGTTCTGGGGTCAGGCAAGAACATAGCGGGGCCCTTCACAGTAGTAATTTCACCGGTCAGACGGTTCATTACATAACGACCTTCACCCTTAGGAATTGCAATAGCATGATGAAGAATCTTCTCGTCATAATTGATAATGGCGTGCTCAGGACGAGGATAATAAATCATCTGATCATTGCCAGTGATGAACAGCTCCTCGCCAACAGGATGGATAATCTTGGGGTCCTTATCATCCTGATACTCAGCGATTACCTTTACATAAATACCGGAAATGGGGGACAGCTCAATGGCACGGAAAATATATCCACCCTTGGGGCTGGTTACGAAACTCTCAGTAGGCTCAGGGAACACCACTTCGGGGCCGTGAACATAACGCTTATTGCCATCTTCGTCTTTCAGAATACAATACTCCAAACGCTCAAGGGTGACAGCATCACGCACATAACCCCTTTTCTCCTGGTTCTGGATAGGAATTACCTCAATACCAGTAGGAGGAATATAGAAGGAAATGTCAGTACCCTTGATAACAAGAATCTGGCCGTTGACATAATTCTTGTTCTCCTCGACAATCACATTACCTTCGGCGTCTACTACCTGTCCACCTTCACTCTTAGCCTTCTCGGCATCATAAACACGAGCCAGCAAATACTGGTTGGTACGAAGAGCGTGGCCCTGGATAACCTTAGCCATCTGGCCGGGATACAGAGCAAAAGACACAGGACCGCGAATGTTAATCTTACAACCAACATCAATATCTTCAGGAAGGTTATTGGAAGTACCGATTGTAGGACGCTTACCACTATGGGTAGGATTCTTCAGAACCAGATACCAATTCTCTGGGGCAGACGCAAACAGATAAATGGCTTCATTATAGGAGCAGGGAACAAATTTCTTAGTCCGAACATCAAATCGAACCAGTTCATCAGACTGAGACAGAGAAGTCTTAGTAGGACCGACGTGGCACAAAACATTACCCTTAGTGCGGTCCAACACATAAGCATACTCGTTAATAGAGAGGACAAGATCCTTCTGGATCATTCCGTTTTCACTCATGTATTATATCTCCTTAAAAATTTATATCTTATTTATTTACTATATATATTATATTATATTTTTATTTAAAAATCAATTTATACCTTATAAAAATTTTGGTAAAAAATTGGAAATCTATGCAAATAGAAAAAAGGGACGATATATTATTACATATATCGTCCCTTAAAATCCTTAATGGATAGGAGCGTATCTCTCGCTGTCCAACTTCTCATACATCAGATCCTGCGCAGTCTTGCCACTCAGGAGCATTTCGTAGATAACAGGACTCATACCAGAGACATAGGACACGTTTGCTTCGTCGCGCATAGGAATGTTGTTCTGGCGAGCCTGAACATTCCAAAACACCAGATGAGGCATAGCATAGCCATGGGCCGCCCACTTAGCACGCATCTTCTCAAACAAAGTGTTATCGACGCCACCACCGCCCCAAGAAGAACGATAGGCGTTAGAAGACACGCAGTAGTTAAACTCCATATCGCTAATCACAATCAGGTTCTGAGGAATCTCATCCTGAGTGCAATGATTAGCAATAGCAACATCCAGCATCATATCAAATGCACCTTCGACGTTGGTAGAACCACCCCAAGGAGCGCGACTGACACGATACACCTTATCACAGAAATCCACACCCTCAACCTCGATGAAGTGAGGATTAGATTCAAAGGAGATAAAGTGATTCTGGAAGGGCCCCTTCGCCTTCTCAGCACAATACATACCGAGAGAAATGGCTACATTAATGGGGGCAGAAGCCTCAGAGCCATACATAGAACCAGAGGTATCTACGATAGCCATGCCATTAAAGATCTTGCCATTGAAATAATCAGCCAGATTATCCCAATACTTATTGATCATCAGACGATCAGTGTCATCCAATGCAACAGTATTAGAGCCCCAGCTATGTCTCATACGATTCAGAGCCTTATCGACAACCTCATAAGGATACAGAGCCTTAGCATTTACCTTAGTGGTAGTATCCTTGGCGAAATCCTCATAAGTGCGGGCACCATTCTTCTCGCGCTCAATATCATGACGAGCAAATGCATTCTTATAAATCAGACCAGCACGAGAAGGAATCTTATCGAACTCAATCTCGTCCCAACGATTCTCAGACATAAGACGCTCAACAATGTTGATACGGGCACGCAGAATAGACAAAGTCTTACGATACTGACGAGAAGTCATACCCATATGGGTCTTAGTGATATGAGCCAGCTTGCGGGACTCCGCAGAACTAGTATTCTCAGACTTCAGCCACTTACCCAACAGGGAAGGGGTCTTGCACTGAACATCCAGAGCCAGCTGACCCTTAATGAACTCAAACACATCCTTCTCCAAAGGAGTGCCAACAAACACATACAGATCGTCCCAACGACCATACTCAGGAATATGCTGAATCATATCACGAACCGCGTCCGCGTTATGCTTAGCCATATACTTCATAATAGTGCGGAAGAAACGACGTTCACCCTGGCCTCCGCGCACATCACGCAGATAAAACAGACACTTCATAGCATATACAGGGTTCTCCTTATATGCCTTCTGGAACATCAGAATAACGTCCTCGTCAGAACGAGTACGCATAGCACCACCCAGTGCGAACATATCATACAGATCAGTGCCAGTAGACTTGTGAGTTAACGCACCGTTTTCAGTGTAGGTGAAATTGGTAGCGTTCTTCATAGCGTTCAAAAAATCACTCATAGTTTTACTCTCCTTTTTCTCTTTGACTCCTCTTGGACAAGAGGAAAATTTATAACATTTTTAACTTTCTATAAATATTATATTATATTTTTTAAAAAAAATCAAATAAGAATTATTCTTCAGAAGCAAAAAAATAATCACAATTGGGAATAGATTTAATATAAGCTAAAACATCTTTATAATAACTGGAATTAAAATAATCACTTAAAATATAGATGTAATAAACTTGGTCAATTCCTAATTCTTTTGCTAATTTTTGGTATTATTGGAGTTTAAATTCACATGTTTGGAGTTTTTCATCGGCGCTTCCAGCTGTTGCTTGAAACTTTTTCTCAAAAATAGTTAAAACACTATTTTCTTCATCAAGATAGGCTTCATCTGGTTCTAGCGCACGAGAAAATAAATACTGGCCTTCTAGCGCTTTTGCGCGTTCTTCTTTATCAGCCGGCAGTCCATTGCTTTTACTTGGACGTACCATAGAGAGGGCATAATATTTCTTAGTTTTTTCAGTGTAATATTTTCCCAGTTCTTTTTTATGAAGAGGAATGCCAATAGCCTCTCCTTTGGTATGCTGTTCAAATAAAAGTCCAGTAGTAGTATTGCGAGAAGCGTGAGTCATAATTTTCTCCTTATTTAATCAATTCTTCGATAATTAAATCTTTTGGTAAAAAATCTTTGCACAAATAACAGCTACCAAATGATACGCCATCTTGTGTTTTAGTCATAGCTTCATCTTTATAATAGTTAATTCTTTTGTCAAATCCTAAATACTGAATATTTTGTAAATAGGGAAAACGAGCTTGTCCTTGTAATGAAGGAATTGGCAAAAGCATCGCATAAGGTTTGTTTAATTCATACAACCTCTTCAAAATATCATCTTTCTGAGAAAATGGTGGATTAGAAATAATTATATCATAATTATCTGGCTCATAATAGAAAAAATTTTTATCATCATCAATATGAGTATAAATAATTTTCACATATGGAAGAGTAGATAATGTTTTAACATAATAACTAAATTCTTTATCAAATGGACACCAAATAGTCAGAGGATTATTTTGATTAAAATTATGCTTCTAAGCATATAGTGCAATATATTTTAATAGAGGTTTAACTTGCATATTCAGGAGTAAATACTTCATCAGAAGCCTTATCTGTTTTAGCAGTTAAATAACCTTTATTTAATAGCATAATAATTCACTCCTTTATCATTATAAATATATTATAATATATTTTTTTATAAAAATCAAATAAGGGATAGTATTTCTACTATCCCTAAATCTTTTATTATCTATTGGAGGTAGGGGTCGGAGTCGAACCGACAGGCACCAGCTTTGCAGGCTGTTCTCTAACCATTGGAGTTCCCTACCATGGTGGAGGGCCCGATATTATAGTGGGCGGGCCTCCCGTTGCCCCACTTCATATATCTAATCAGGGAAGATATGCACAACCCTTAATCTTTTTCAAGATTGATAGACCTTCTTACCGTTATCAACGTTGATATATGAATTGTCGTCTCAAATTTTCCAAATTGAAAGGGATTAGGTGCCGTATTCACCTATGGTGCCCCGTCGGGGATTTGAACCCCGGACCAATAGCTTAAAAGGCTACTGCTCTACCACTGAGCTAACGGAGCATGTTGCTGGAAAAAAATTTACCAAAACTGGGAAAAAATTGGAAATACGCGTGAGAAAAAAAACAAGGCACGTTGATTTAAAAATTTCTAGCATTAATTATAATCATCTAATAATTGCTGTTTGTGCCTTTACCTATTCAATAAATAACCTGCCGTTCTTCATTGCTTTCGAATGTTTTGTCGATAATCGCCACATTCCTACCGGCTATGACCTCCTAAGAAGGCAAGTAAAAAAAGGCTCATTAAACATTATCGTTCTCAAATTGACAATGGTAATTTTCGAGAGCCCCATCATCGCATCTACACTTAGATAACTCTTCATGAACCGTAAATGGAGCTATTAATTATAGCATCATCCTTTTTTTAGTAGAAATAACTTTCTAATAAAAATTTGCTGCACGGCTCTCAATATTATATGAATAGTCCCATTAAAGGGAATGGAGCAAGTAAAGGGAATCGAACCCTCATCCTCTGGTTGGAAGCCAGATATATTAGCCATTATACTATACCTGCGTAAGCATTTTCTTTATGAAGTTGAAAATGCCAAACAGTCTTACCTTTGGGGATAGGGATTTAAAGAAAAGGCTTTTGAAAGTTCTTTAACTTTCTATATATATTATACAAAAATTTTTTGAAAATGTCAAATTATTTGTTTTTATAATATTTACGATACTCCTTACGAGTTTGTTCTCGTGTGGGATAAGGTTCATGCCAGCCATTAATCTGACGTGAATACCATTGATCTACCATAAATTTATAATATGTTTCAAAATCAGGCGCAATAGTACAAAAATCACAAATATTCCATGATTCATATACTTTGCGATATGACTTATAATTCAATTTATCATTAGAATTTTTCAAATGCTGTCTAACAACTCGATTAGCATAGCGTTTCAAATCTTTGGATTTCTTGTCTCCACAATAAGGGGTTTTCTTATATGAACGAGAAATAATAATCACTCCTTTATTATGATAAATGGTGCCGCTGACCGGACTTGAACCGGTACGACTTTAGGGTCGGCAGATTTTAAGTCTGCTGTGTCTGCCTATTCCACCACAGCGGCATATAACAAGGCTCTAAATATGTAAGAAAAATTTTTTAAGCAATTTTTCGAGATTGTTTTTAGAAAACACAAATTTGCTGCGTGAGCCTTTATTTATTTTTTTTGTTTTGTATGAATATATTTTTTTAGAAATTTACAACCGCCACATCCATTTTTATTTTTACAACGATAACAATTATCAGTGTCAAAATAAAAATACCAAGGTGGTTCAGGGCGTTTTTTTCTTACTCTTTGTTTCATTTTCTATATATATTATATTATATTTTTTTAAATTTGTCAAACAAGACTCTTTTGTTTGGTTCCACCGCGTTTGACCACTTCGCTACCGACCCATATGATGGGCCAGGGTAGATTCGAACTACCGAACCAGTTAAGGAGTGGATTTACTATCCAGTTTTTGCTGTTCAAGTCTTTATATATATATTATATTATATATTTTAATAAAAATCAAATATTTTCTTTTAAATCAGCGCACATCGCTTCAATTTTAATCAAATCAGATTTTTTCCAGTTGATTGACCGATTATAATTTTTAGCAATTCTACGATGACCTTTATTCCGCGTTTTCTCAGAACACCAAGGGCATGAACAATGAATTTTATTTTTTGAATATTGATGGAGATTATTATAATAATCAGGGCTATCACTCCAACAATAAATATTTCGTATGATTTGACGTTTCCTTAATGCTTTTCTCTTGGATACATCACGATTATAGGCTCTTGATAATGGTTTATTTTCCATAATCTATCTCCTATCTTCATTTTCTATATATATTATATTATATTTTTTTTAAAATGTCAATTATTCTTTATTAATGTAAAATTAAATGTTCTCTTAATTTTCGTTTTACATTATAATTATTTGCGATTTTATTAAAAATAATTTCTAAACTATTCATTATTTCTTCATTATCTTGAAAATTTACAAAAATATAAATTAATTTCTCATAATTAATAATATCATAAATATTATTATTATTATAATCTGTTGTTTCTAAATATTTCAAATATTGTTTAATAATTTGAATATCTTCTATATCATCTATAGAATGATATAAAGTTCTTAAATTAAAAAACATATTTTTATTATTCTATAGATTCATGTATCTTTTGCTCCATTTCCATTCGAGTATCTAAAATTAAATCTGTTAAATATTTTTTAAAATCTAAAGAAATATCTTGGATTTCGTCTAAATAATCAAATAATCCCATTTGATCATAAGTATAAATCAAAAATTTAATTTTAGATTTATATAATTTACAAACTTCTTTTACAGGAATAAAAGGATTTTTATAATTTTCATAAGAATTACCTAAACAAAATCCTATACAACATCCAATATATTTACAACTTTCACAATGTGGAAAACAATCATGTTTTAAATGATTATAAGCAATCATTAATTCAATATTTTTTACTTGGAAATTTGTAATTTCATTATTTTCATTTAATTGATATTGCCCTAAAATTAATTCTTCATAACTTTGACGATGACAAGGAATAAGAGAAAAATCTCCAAGTCGAATATTTAAACTCCAATTTGCTACATTACAATTTATAGTATTAGAATTTTTAACAAAATCATTACAAGGTCCTAATCCTATATTTAAATAATTAGGATAATTTTTAATAATTGTATTTGGTAAACACAAAATATATTTTAAAAATTCTTTTTTATTTTTATGAAAATCATTATCAAATTGATAATTAATGACAAATTCTAAAAATGTTAAAAATTCATTAATGTTAGTATTATTCCAAGTTTCATCTCGAACTTCTAGCATCATTAATCTTTGTCCTATATTAAAAGGAGCAGTTTCTCTGAACCAAGTATAATTATCAATCCAATATTTAATATTAGAAGAACTAACCATTGGATGACAATAAAATTTATTATTCTCTAAAAATGTAAATAAATTAGTATAAAAACTATCTTCTACAGGAGTTCTAAAATTATCACAATATTTACCATCAATACTAGCAGAAATGCAAATAGGAATATTATATTTTTCTTTAAATAAATCAATATATTTTTGGATTGAAGCTGTAGCTTTTTCATCTTTAATAAATTGCATATTACTAGGAATTAAAATATATAAAGGATAATTAGTAGTATTTTCAAATGCTTTATCTAAAATATCAAATACTTTATCTCGAAAATCATTTTTATCTAACCATTCAGCACTAAAAATACTAATTCTACATTTAAAATTATTTTTTACATACCAATTCATTAAAATTTTTAAATTTTTTAATAATAAATCATAATTTGATGAAAGCTCTTTAGGATATAATTCATCAGAATGTTTTGATAAATAGCAATATTCGCATTGAGCAGAACATTTTCCTAATAAAAATATTTCTAATTCTTTTTCTCCTTTGCGAAAAGGCTCATAATAAGTTCGTTCTAAAATTGATTTTGCAAGTCGATTATTCTATTCTTTATATGTTTCTCGTCCCATTATTTAAATGCTCCATTAATAAAATCTATAATTTTCTATTATCATAAATATATTCAGCTACTCCATTAAGATATTCTCGATAAGTTGAAATATTTGTTAAAAAAGGATTTAAAGTAACATTTACATTTTCACGAGTGCAATTATTTGCTCCCATTATTACTTTTAAATGTTTAATCAATAAATCAGTATCATAATAATATTTTTTAGGAATCTATCCAGCTAAAGCTAATTCTTTACAAGTTTCAACAGCAAAATGTAAATAAGTAGATTGAGTATTTCTAATACCAGTTCGAACAGCCCAATTATAAGTGTCTATTTCTTCTTGAGAAGCTGATAAAGGATTGATAGAATGTGAACCATGGATTACGCTAGAATAATATCGTTTTTTATCTCCCATATCAAGGCATTCCTACTGATAATCTTTATTCCCTTCAATATATGAAGAACTACATTCCACTTGAGTACCATCAGGTAAAAATGTCATTGAAATATTCTATTCATTACATTCTAAGTTAGCGTCTGTATATCTATTTATAATGTAAAAATGAGCAATGCCAAAAGGAAAATCTAAATGATAAGAAAATGATTTTTCAAATTCGGGGAATTCATTTGCTCGAACGTATTCCCATAATCTAATAATTTTTGCTAATTCTAATCCATCTTCAACTGTACTACTAGCAGGTAAAGAATACCCAGGAAATACCATAGTACCTATACATTCTGTCGATAATGATTCACTAATACATAATTCTTCTAATTCAGCTACAAAATTTGACATATATTTCATAAAATTTTTAATGCCATCATAAGTACTAAATTCTTTTAAATACATTTCTTTATCCACTGTTGAATTAATTAAAAATTTAACTTTTATATTTTTTAATTTAGTATTATTAATTAAATTAGCGAATTTTTTTAAATTTTCTCGATAATAATCCCATCCATCATGTCCTTCTGCACTAATTTTACCAGGAGGTCCATCAATAGATAATTGTGTTATTACTTCTATTGGATGATTAGCATAAGTATTTAATTCTTTTAAAAAATTAAAATAATTTTCAACATTAATAGTCCAATTTGTTGAAAACATAATTTTTGACAAATTAGGAAATGTTTTTATTATTAGAGGGACATTTTCAGTAATTATTGAAATATTTAATAATGTTTCTCCACCCCAAAATTCAATTTCAAAAATATTTTTAGTAGACTCTCCTAGTTTTTTTAAAGAAGCTTCTACATTTTTAATATAAGTTTTATTAGACCAAGCTTGAATAATTTGCTAATTATAAGTATTTAATACTTTATCTTTATGTAAAAAACAAAATTTACATTTTAAATTACACTAAGAAGATGCTAATAAACAAATAGTATTAACTGCCATAAATTAAAAATCTCCTTTAATTCGGTGTATAATCATATTTTACTGAAAAAGTATTATTTGTATTTGCGGGTGTAGTTCCACCACTTCCATTATAAGTACATGGTCCTGAACTATCTTTTCCACAATTAACGCATCCAGCAGGATTTGCACAGCTGTTTGTACTACTATCTCCTCCAAAAACCGGAGAACAATTACTATTGCCAGAGGAACCTCCTCCTCCAGAAGACTCATTAGAATTATCTCCATAATTACCATTATTTGAATTATCAGAGTTATGGGCACATACTTTTTCTAAATAATTTATATTTTCACTAATAATATTATATTGTTCATTATTAATAAATAAATCCTTATCTACATGTAAATTTTCATGAGGAACATTTCCAATTGGGCCTGCATTTAATGCAGATAAATTGTGGTAGTCAGAAGGATTTAGCTCATAAGTTTTGTTTTTTTGGCCATTTTTTACAGCTGATTGTAAGTAAGGTATATAATTTACTAAATTATCAATCGCTGTATAAATATTATCAGTATTTGTATCTTTCCACTATAATAAATCCTTAGAAATTTTTTTATCTTTTTCAATATCTTTAGCATAAATAGTATAATCTTCAGTTAGTTTATTTTTCTAATATATATTATCATCATAAGCTAAATGGAACTATTTAATCTAATTTAATCGTCGGAAAAAATCTTGAAAATATTCTGCCTAAATTTTAGTTTCTTTGTTTAGGGCATTCTAATCATACGCTTTCCAAGGCTCTGTAGTATTTATATTGTCTGGGCTTGGCTTTTTATAATTTTCTTCATCAACAAGATAACGCTAGGTATTACGACAACCCATAAAATACCTCCTTTTATAATTATTATAACAAAAAATTTTAGAATTGTAAAATTTTAATATCTAATAATTATAAAATTTTTATGAAATATTTTATTTTAATATACCCAAATAAAAAAAATAAGAGAGGTTTCCCTCTCTTACACTGGCGCCGGGGGTGGGATTCGAACCCACGGGAGTAATTAGCTCACACAAGTTTTCAAGACTAGGCGCTTATGACCACTTGCGCACCCCGGCATATGGGGGTATTAAACCCCGTTTATATTACATTTCCTGTTCGAGACAAATGACTTCATTCTTCGCGAACTCAGCATCTCTGGATGCATCATTGAAATAAGTCCGTATACGCTTGTAATAGGCCTCAGCCGCATCCAACTGACGGAGCGCATCACCCATTTTCTTTTCTGCGCGCTTCACGCGCTTATCAGCCACCTTAGCATTACACCGAGCTGCTGCGAGCTTCTTACCATTATCCTCAGAAAAATTATCACGAGGATCACACTTGGCATAGCCCTTTACAGTTCTACCAGCATAGGTAGAAACTGCGGAAACCGTCTTCTTACCATTCTTGTCATAATAGATAAAATACTTATACTTATCCAGAGAATACTTCATAATAATACACCTTTTTCTCAAAAAAATAGCGAATGAGGGTCATACCACTCGCTTATAGGCCCATATTAATTTATATACCGCACTAAATCTCTAATAGAGCAAGTTAGCTAAACTTATGACCACGGCCATCCGTGCGGATATTATGGAGCCGGATGACGGATTCGAACCCCCGACCTATCGCTTACAAGGCGATTGCACTACCACTGTGCTAATCCGGCATTTATATTTAAATTTTCTAAAATCATTTTTGATTTGGATTTTCGATTCTTACGCTCGCTCTCGCCCGGAGCGCACTTATAAACAAAAAATCCCTGTTATTAATAATGTCATCGCTTACTTCATAACCACTAAAGCGCACCTTGTGTTATGCTACCTACCTGTTAACCATCAGCTACTTCACTATTAATAACAGAAAAATTCTGTCCAATAAAACTCCTGTATTATGTTTGGCAGGCGAATAGGACACCTTACATTCATTTTATTGATAAATCATTAACGTACTCCAAACAGCTCATAATCATTAAACTATACCCTATAACTCACCTTGTCATTTCGACACAAGGGCCCGCCCTCGCTATTATAACTTTATGCTTGGGGACTCATAGGTAATCAAATATCCAACACACGCTCTCGGTGTATTGCCACTTGATGGGATTTCACCTTTATAACCTACTGGTGGGCCGGGGTGGACTCGAACCACCGCTGTCTAGAAGAACCGGATTTACAGTCCGGTGCGGTACCAACTACGCTCTACCGACCCAAATATTCGATTTTGTTTAAGGTAAATCGAGAACCTTGATGGTGTGTCCCTCGACCAAAAATCTACCTCGCGACCGCAGACTACTCTTTAAATGATGGGCACTTCGAACCCTACATTCCATCCAGCGAAGACTTATCAATGGTTTGTATACATATTGCTTCGCTTTGGCACCGGCTCTCGGATTCGAACCGAGGCGACCTGATTTAGAGTCAGGCGGGCTACCATTACTCCAAGCCGGAATGTCTGACAAGGCTCTAATGAACAACCCAAGTTGAATCTTCATTCCTAAAATTTGCTGAATAAGCCTTTACTTTATATATTTATTATATAATATTTTTTTTAAAATGTCAAATTATTTCATATTACGCAATTTACGTTCAGCTTTACGAATTAGATTGGCATTAATAACCTCACCCTTAGCCTTCAGTTTTGCGATACGATACTCGTAATGTTCCTTGGTGCGAAAATTCATATTACTCTCCTTATCTAAAACCTACTTTATCATACATTGGAGCATAACTCTTGATATGCTTATGAGTTAAAACGCCCAATAATTTTTCATTTCCATCTACCTCTTGGATATAGATTTGAGAACTATCTTTAGAAACAGCAGAACGACCTCGCGGATAAGTTAAGGATTTAGCACATTTTTCCAATTGATTCATATCAATCGTGCTAATTTCCATTCGACCACGACTACCGATAATTGTAAAAACAGGTAAACCATTTTTCAATTTAGGATTTGTGTCAAAGATTTTACCACACCAATTCATATGATATTCTTCATGAATATCAGTGATAATTAAATGAGTTTTGACCGCGACTTCTTCCATTTTTACCTCTGTTTAAATGAATTAAAAAAATTTATTACATCATCATTTATTTCCATTGTGTTAATATCTTCGCTACGAGGAGCGGGTTTTGATGGATAATATGGATTTTGTTCTCTAAAACAATTTAAAAGATGTTTTGCTATACCTTCTTGTGTTGAAAATCCTATATTACAAATTGGACAAATATACATTATTTTCCTCACTTATTTTTGGTCCGGAGCGGGTTATCTGCGTCATCTAGACCCATTTTTTAAATCCTCATATATTCGTTCGGAGCAGCAAATTCTTAATTAAATATATGATTTAGCAGAACTCCGGTGGCACGGCCGGCTGGACTCGAACCAGCAGATGCAGGAGTCAGGGCGAGAAAATGAGACTTGCACTCATACTACCAATCATTCCGGTTGGCGTCCTACTAACAGAACTTATATTATGCTACTTAACCCATCACATGACATAACCCATTTAAACGATTTCTCGAAAGTCCTGTGCCTTACCTGTTTGGCGACGGCCGTATACTAAATTGTGCGTCTATTGGCTCTCCCGATTCTCCAGACCAAAATTTCTCTCTATAAAACCATATCATTTTATTTTATGGCATGACTAAGAGACATAGTTAATTTATTTATCGTGCTTTTACTATCATAGACGCGGAAACGAAATTTCGGACATTTTAATATTCTTGAACTAAATTTCGTTAAGCCCAAGACCCCTAAGTATGAATAAATTGATTATCAGTCAATCGCGTAAACCATTTCCGCCATAAACGCCAGTGCGTTCAACAGGATTTGAACCTGTAATTCTTCATTAGAAGAGTTTGCTGCAAGGGTCTTTATATTAAATTATATCTTCATCTTTGGGGTCATAAATCTCAACCCCAAAATAAATAACGGCATCATTGGGAGTTCTTGTCATTCGTTGAATGAATTGAAGTTCAAGAATTCCATTATTACATTCCTCAACATCTTGTATTAATTCTTTATTTGTCTGTTGGATTTGACCATAAACATCGAAAAATTCATCTTTTGAACATAACCGATACTGAATTGCAACTTGCTCATCATTGTCTCGCATTGTTTTTTGGTAAGCATCTTTCGCTGCTTTCAATTCTCCAATAGCATTTACTATTTTTGATTCAGTTAGTCGCCTAATTTGCTCATAAGGAGCGGAATCAAATGCTCGATAAATCACATGATTACGAGAATAATTCGCAATTTGCTGATACTGATTTTCACCAATTTTAATAAAAAAATTGAGATATTGAGACATTTAATTCATTCCTTTCTACTGGTGGGCGATGACGGACTCGAACCGCCGACCCCATCCTTGTAAGGGATATGCGCTACCAGCTGCGCTAATCGCCCATATAGCGGAGTCAAAAACTACCTCTCCGCGATGTGGCTACAAATCCACGGTTTATAGTATGTAGGGGATATTAATATAAAACGATATCAAATGCAAAGGTAAATGGCATCCCGTCGAGGATTCGAACCCCGATTATGTGGTCCGTAGCCACAGGTCTTATCCATTGGACTAACGGGACTTAATTATACTTAGAAACGGGGAACAAAATTCCACCCTTTTCCATTTCCTTACGAGAAATATACTGAACATCGCCCACAGTGCCATTCTTGATAGGAGCAAGGAAAATCACTTCATCAGCCTTATCACCATAATGAAATGCATTACCCACAACCTTATAAACATTGTTATCGAGGTCAGCATAACGAGAACCAAAATTAATTTCCATTTTCATCAATCCCTTTCTTACCGAATTGTTGTAATATTCTTTTCATCTTCCAAAAACTTACAGAAAAACAAACTTGTTGCGCTATTGACATCATCTGCTGAAGGAATTTGACCAGTTGTAAAGTACGATGTTTTAGTAATTGTATACGCAATCGCTTCATGAACCAACTGAGCAGTTTCAAATGAAATTTCCATTTTTAAATCCCTTTCTTAACTTTCTATATATATTATATAATAATTTTTATAAAAAATCAATTAAGGATTTTTATTCTCTATGGTCCGAGTGGTGAGACTCAAACTCACGGCCTCAGCATCCCAAATGCCGCGCTCTATCAACTGAGCTACACCCGGATATTGAAGGAAGATTTTTCCCTTCCTTCATCTTATATAAATATTATATTATATTTTTTTAAAATTGTCAACATAATTACAAATTAAACTACCTATTGAATTTCCAATAATACAAATAATAATAAAAATTAAAGCATCAATGGTAAATTCACGGCTTGCAATTATATAATACATATTAGCAATACAGTGATTAAAACCGCATATAATGAATGTAGGGACACATAATAAAATTCCAATTATACCATTATGTTTTTTAAATATATCAACCGCATAGTAAATAAGAATACCACAACCAATAGATAACCATAATGTTAAATACCAAGGTTGATTAATTTTATTTAATATTGTAGTTGTTTGCGGAATAATACCTATACAAAATACACCAATTAAATTGCCAATTAAATAAATTAAACAATTTTTAAAATCATTTAATGATTTAATATATCCAATTTTACCAGTATATAAATTATATTGCTAATAGCAAATAATTAATAGTCCAGTAGAAAAAAGAAATGCTCCTAAATAAGGAACATTAATACTTAGATTAACAAGACCGGCAATACCAATTAAAATACCGGCCATTATAGCTTTTAACATATTATATTCCTTGTAATTGATTATATTGTTTCTCCAGATAGTTTTCATCTTTTAAATTATTTAAATTAGTTATATCTAAACTAAATTTATAAGGTAAAAAACTATGTTCTAAAAATTCTTTATAACCATTTTCATATGAATTAGACTATAAATAATAACAATGATTTTCTTCTTGCTAATATGGAGAAAATTTATTATATAGTTCATTCATTATATTATAATTATCATTATTAAAATTTTTTAAATAATAAAAATTACATTTAGAAAAAATAGATTGTTTTTGAATTTGGGTAATATAGTTATTTAACCTATTTAATGATAAATTATTTGGAATATAAACATAAATATCTAATAAGCCGTTTAAATATTTTATACTTAAACTTGATTTATTAAATAATCCTGGCATATCTCCAAATGATTTTCTCATAATAGGATAATGCATTAAAATTAAATAATCTTTATCATAATCATAATAAATCTATTTATATTTATTATAATCATAATAATATAAATCAAATAAATTATAATTATATTTTTTTAATAAACTTCTATTTAATTCTAATGTAGTTTCATGCCAAGGATGTATAAATACACGAGTATTTGAACAATTATAACAAAGAGTTAATAAATTATTCATCATATTATCTAATTTTGATAAATTCTAAATTGTAGTTAGATTTTTACGACTATCATCAGATAAATAAGAAAAATTATTAACAGCCACACAGCATGGATAAAAATAATTATTAATTAAATAATAAGTTGAATTGTCATAATTAGCACAAAAACACTTTTTCTTTTCTTCTCTATTCAAATCCTATATAATAGGATTACAATTAAATAATAAACTATTTCTTATTTCATATTCAATATTATTATTATTTAATTTATTAAACAATGATTCATACTATTGAAAATATTTTATTCTAGGATAAATGGAAATGACAAATTTAATATGATAATTAGCTAAAAAAGATAATAAATCTTTAGTCAAATAATTTAATATTAATCCATTTGTATAAATCATAATTTTTATATCTGGAAAGAATTTATAAATTATTTTACAAATATTCTAAATCTAAGGGTGTAAAATTACTTCTCCACCACTTAAATCTAAAATATCTAAATCCGGAAATAATATTTTTATTTTTTTTAAATTTAATTCTACATCATCTAATGTTATGAAAAATTTTTTAACGCTTGGATCGTCACAATGATTAGCACAATTTAAACAATTTAAATTGCACTAATTTGTAAGAAACCACATTAATTTTTTTCCCAAATTACCTCACCAAATTAATAAACCAATTTAAAATTTTATACCAAAAATCTAAAAATTTATTAGTTTTCGGTATAATTAATGCTTCTTCTTCTGGATTATATTCATCAACTAATGCACGAGCATCACCAATAATATAATCAAAGGGTAAAATAAAACAACCATCATTGCCCCATGATTTACCAAATGAATTTTGACATAAAAATCCATTTTTATTCCATCCATAAATCATAATACAATGATAAGTTGATTTGTGTTTTGTATTATAAATAAATGTTCCATCATTTTTAGCCCTACAACCTTGATACCAGTCAATACAAGCAGCAACAGGCCCATAATTTTGAAGAGCAACTTTAATGTCATTATTTGTTTTACAAGTAAAATAACTCTATAATCTAAACGTATATGCTCGTTTCATTTTTTCAACATTGGCATATGCACTTTCAGCTTCATACCAAGCATGAGGAATTTCAATATTACCTGAACAATCAGATTCAAGCATATCACCATATTTAGTTGCTATCTTACAAGCATCACTTAAATACATTCCTTGGCTTAAATCATTACATAATTTTCGTTTTATACCATATAAAAAATTAGTAGATAATTTATTTTGCCCATGGTTATGGTATTCAAGAATTTCAGACATTACATGAGGGACACAAGAACCAACACTTCCTTGATTTTTAATAAATGAATATTTTGGTAATTCAAATTCATCAGGTAAATTATCAATCTGAGAAGCCGTAGCTCTAATTTTATAATTTCTTAAATCTTTTTTAGAAGGATTACAACCTAAAAATTCCACAATTCTACCTCCTTAAAACATATTTCTATATATTTTAAGAATTGAATATAGACAATTAATAAGTTTTATCCTATGGTGCGAATGAATGGACTTGAACCATTGACCTCACGATTATCAGTCGTGCGTTCTTACCAACTGAACTACACTCGCATATACAAGGCGAATTTTTTTATTATACTATCGCTCTACCCTTTGAGCTATTCCCGCATATGTTGCGGAAAGAAGGACTCGAACCTTCAACAAATAGTCCCCTGTAAAAAAAAATAAATTGCTGTTTTCGCCTTTATTTTATTTATTTATATTTTTGTTAATTAACAAATTAGCCGTAATATCTCCACTAACATTCATTGTAGTATAAGCCATATCAAGCAGTCGATAAAAACCAGCATATACTCCAATAAAATCAAGCGGACAACCAATCAATGCTAAATAAGAAGCACCAATTACAACTCCACCACCAGGTATACCGGGCGCGCCCATATTAATAAGAATAGCCGCTACTAACATTGTAATAAACATTATTGGCGTAATTGTAATACCATACATTTGACAATTAAACAAAGCCAATAGACTAAATGAAACCGCGCCTCCACACATATGAATAGTGCATCCAAGAGGAACAACAATGTCAGTAATTTCCTTATTAATACCAAATTCCTCATTACAAATCTTAATAGTATAAGGAAGAGTTGCCGCCGACCCACAAGTAGATAAAGTAATCAACCAAATTTTACTCACTCGTTTAATATACTCTATTGGATTTATATGACAATAAATCCATACGGGTAAAATCATTACTATTAAAGCAATAATTAAACAACCCAACCAAGCGCATCCAACATAAATAGCGCAAGTTGTAAGGATTTGGCTACCATAAGTAGCAACTGTATTACCCATTAAAGCAAAAATACCAATAGGAGTAAAATATAAAATATATTCAAGCATTTTATTAAATGCTAAATTAAAACAATTCAATGTAGTAATTAATCGCTCTGATACGGCTTGAGTTGTATGCCGTAATGCTATACCAAACATAAAAGCAAATAAAATTACAGGAAGAATTGAATTATTTACCATAGCTTGAATAATATTATTCGGGAAAATAGCTACAAAAAATTCTTCAAATGAAGTAGAAACTGTTGTTCCATTCCATTCTACTGGAGTAAAATTAAATCCTACACCAGGTTGTATCACACTAAATAATCCATAACAAATTAAATATGATACTGAAAACATTACAATAAATAAAAGAATTGTTTTTAATGTAATTGCGCCAGCTCGTTTAGATGAAGCTAATGCACTTGATATTCCGAAGAATAATATTGGAACAATCATCATTTTCAAAAGGTTAATATAAATTGTTCCTAAAAATGCGATTGATGGAAAAATTGAAGGAACAATAAAACCTAAAATTATTCCTAATACAAACGCCCCTAAATTAAATAGATAAAATTTCTACTTCATAGAGACACTCCTTATTTAATTTAATGGCATCCCGTGAAAGATTCGAACTCTCAAATATGGGGTAGAAACCCAACGTTTTATCCAATTAGACTAACGGGACATATACAAGACTCATTTTATAGTTCACTTAAAAGGTGAGTGCTTAACAAGCAGATATTGCTGTATGAGTCTTTTAATGGTGCCCCGGGGAAGAATCGAACTTCCATCAAGAGATTATAAGTCCCCCGTTCGCACCATTAAACTACCAGGGCATCATTTTTTAGCCCATCCGACGATATGCTGTTTTAATCCAATAATTAGCCATACGAACACTATCGTCGTTAGTGGCTTCTTTAATTACCAAACTAGGATAAGGGAATTGAAAATGATTGGCCTCTTCTACAGAATTAAATTCTACTTCTGCATAATAGAACTCGCCACCATCGACTTCACTAAACTCTACTGTAAATGTCTGAGTAAGATCATCGTCTTTATAATGCGGACACTTACAAGTTTCAGTATAATATTTCTTACGGATAGGAATAACATTTTTAGTACATTCCTTCCAAAAATCTTCAGTGATAGGAGTTTCAATTTCTTCGCGAACAAGGCCACTACCAATCTTATAGGCAAGTTTACAATCTATCTCACCATTTGCGGTTGTTTTCTTACGAACCCGCACTTCCTTGGTGATTACATTACTAAACTTCTCAATTGTTAAATATGCTTGCTCAATAGTAGTATATTGATCCCAAAATGTTAAATTTTTAGGCAAACTATTCAGAAGCCATTTACGCTCAATTTCCATTACTATCCTCCTATTGGATTTGGGGTGGCTAGGCAGATTCGAACTGCCGACCTTCTGGGCCACAACCAGACGTTCTTACCATCTGAACTATAGCCACATGGCGTAGATAGAAGGATTTGAACCTTCGAGCCGCTCACGCGACTAATGCCTTAGCAGGGCACCGCATTCAACCACTCTGCCATATCTACATATGCGTTTATGAAATTTCGTATAAAAATAAGAAAATTAGCGAATTTTCACTAACCGCGTTTCCTCTGCATTTTTACGGACTTGGAACCGCCATCGGCTGCATTAAACGCGGATTATCTCTCGCTAACACATGGATAATCCTCTGATCCGAAAATCATGTCATCAATATCATGAAACATTTAAATTCCCTCCTATTCTTAATAAGGCAAAAATGGAACGTAGAAAAACGACCTGTATTGTGAAGTTAGAAATAAAGGAAAAACCAATCTATGCCAAACTTAAAACAAAGGAGATACACAAATGAACGCAATCTACAGGCTAGATGTAAAAGACTCGTTCCATATAATAGTCTTTTGTTTCTATATACTTCAAAATATATAGAAAGAGATAACCAATCCCACAGCCATACGGTCTATTTGTGCAAATATTTAGATTTACATGGACTTGCAACCAAATATCATTTAGAAGGCACATATTATGTCATATGTATGGATCTCTCATTGTGGGTCTTAACAAAAAAGAAAGGACTTATTAAAAAGAGGGAAAATGATTTTTTATTACTCTGCTGTAGGAGCAACCTTCTTACGATGTTTTACGTATCGCTCGCCATCAGCCTGCGACATCCAAATTCGCGTTCCATCAGCGAAATGAAAATCGTAGAACCAATCCTTCTCAGTCTCGTCAATCTTATGGACAAAACCCTTACCGTATTTCTTACAAAACACTTTATCGCCGGGAACAAATTTCATACTTAAATTTCTCCTTTTGGATGTTTTTCTACTAGGCACTATCTTTACGCTCCGGAATACGGATTCGAACCGTAGACCTCTTTCTTTTGGAAAGTGCTCTAACCAGCTGAGCTATTCTGGAAAAGATAATTGCTGTTAATGCCTTATATATTAATTTTATTGTTTATTATTTCAAGACGCAATAGGGACTCGAACCCATTCGTTTTCAGTTTTGAAGACTAAATTCTTAACCAGTAAATGATTTGCTGGATGCGTCTTAATGGTTGCGTTGCCTGGGAGTCGAACCCAGTATCACTGGCTTATGAGGCCAGTATGGTAAATCCGTTCCACTCGCCCGCAATGGTGCCTGTCGTTGGATTCGAACCAACTGTCTATGGCTTATGACACCATCGCTTATCCGCATAAGCTTCACAGGCATATGCCTACTAAGGTAGGCAAATAATATTTCGATTCTCTACTAAAAGCGATAATAAGTAGAAATAATAATTGCGATTGTGCCTCGAAGAGGGCTGTTTAGAATCAATGCTCCGATATTTTGACAGTTTCAATTATTATTTGGCGACTCCGGCGGGGCTTGAACCCGCGACCTCATGCGTGACAGGCATGCGTTCTAGCCAACTGAACTACGGAGCCATATTCGACATTTGGGTTGGCCACACCCCTTTGTTATCGTCATCACCAGTCTCAGTGAAATACGGATTGTTTAACGGCTTACAATCAACCCCTAATCCTTCCTACTTGCGGCGTATTAGGTTTCCCAGACTTTTTTATTAGAGACAGTAAGTTCTGTCTATATTCTTTATTAGATAGTAAATTCTATCTAATGGTGATCCTGGCGGGGATTGAACCCGCAAACCCCACCTTGAAAGGGTGGTAACTCTACCAATTCGTCCACAGGACCAGGCGGTGGGAGATCAAACCCACCATTTTTGTTTTGTGCAACTGTGCTTGACTTTTTAGTCATAACTCATGAATTCGGCCACCACCCCGAATTCATTGGTGACCCCAGCCAGATTCGAACTGACATCTCAACCTTGAGAGGATTGCCACCTAAGCCATTTAGTCAGATGGGGCCATATTAAGCACAATATTTTTCTTGATTTTTGTGCTTCTGTTTTCGTGTATAAGCGCCTTTACCTTTACGGTTTTCAACCTTAGAACCACGACGTCGAAACTGAAGATACGCTTGGAGTTCATCACCAGTTTTCTTTAAGTCAGCTTTCCTGTTCATAATATTCTTCCTCCCAACCGGTCAGATATTCATGCTCAACAAATTCATCAACCTGAATTTCAGTATCATAATCGCTGTAGCGGTCGAACATTACTTTCATTCCTTTCTTAACTTTCTATATATATTATAATATATTTTTTATAAAAAATCAAATATAGGAATAAAGCAGGTATGCGATGAAAATACCTCTATCTGCGCTCATGCGTTTTAACGCCACTCACCACGAGTTAGATTTTTATTGTGCTCTAACTGCACTAGATGCCTTTCACATCAGATAGTTCCTATGTTTTTTTAAATAAATACTAAAGATTGGGCGGGTGGTCATGTTTCAGCCACACGCTTACACTACTCCAATTCGTAAGAAACCACTTCCAGTTTCTCAGGCGAAGGTTTTTTTACGCTAATTCAAGGGATTTCCACCGCAACCTACCTCACTTTTCCTCGCCTGCCCAATCAGCCGATAGGACCTGAGCCGTTTCAGTATTTATTTAATGGTGCTCAAAGTGGGATTTGAACCCACACATCTTCCAATACTTGGGTTTGAGCCAAGCGCGTCTGCCAATTCCGCCATTCGAGCATAACAAGGATTCTTTTTAATCTTCCAGGTGTTTACGAGAAGAATCCATTAAAAGAAACTCTACCTCTCATCTAAATCTAACCAATTATAAATAATGGCACTTATCGCAACAATTTAACTTATTTTGTTTAATCTACTTTATTATTTCTTTTTGTTGGTATAATGTATATATATAGTATTACTTTCGATTTCATTTAACTATTAGTAATATTATTATTCAAGTCTAATATTATACCAAGGGTTTATTATTAAATTGTTGCTGTTGGCGGCCTCACCTAGCATAACTATAATTTCCCAGATAACGGATTTGAACCGTTGACCTCGTGGTTACCATCCACGTGCTCTACCACCTAAGCTAATCCGGTATGGTGGATCTGATGCGATTCGAACGCACAACCTCGTCCTTGCAAGGGACGCTTTCTCCCATTGAAATACAGACCCAAATTTTATGAGATAGCTACATTATGTATACCTAATATAGCTATTAGGTTTTCTAACTCTCCACCCCAAGCTATTTTCATCTATCTCTCCTCTTGGCCAACCCGATTTGAGCGATTTGAATGAAGCCCTTTCATTCTAACATTGATAAAATAGTAAAATCAACAATGGTGCGGGTAGTGGGACTCGAACCCACACACCATTTGGCAGAGGAACCTAAATCCTCCGAGTCTACCAATTCCACCACACCCGCATACAAGAGCACTTTTATTTATGTACTGATGGAAAGCACTCCAAAACCACCCGCAACATTTTCTTTGAGTAGTTGCCACTCTGGCGGGACATACAGGACTCGAACCTGTAACCCTTCGGTTAACAGCCGAATGCTCTACCATTGAGCTAATGTCCCAAATACAAGGCGCGTATACAACTCTTTTAATCCTAAATTAAATGTTTATATAAATAAATTTGCTGTTTACGCCTTTTGGTGCTTGGAGATGGGGTCGAACCATCTACGCTTGGCTCTTCAGGCCAACGCTCTACCAGTTGAGCTATCCAAGCATTTCTTTTTTAACTTTCTAAATATATTATAATATATTTTTTATAAAAAATCAATTAAGATTTTTTGTCCCAGAAAATTAAAGATTTTTTAAATTTCTCTTTCTTTAACTTTCTAAATATATTATAATATATTTTTTTATAAAAATCAAAAATTAAATATTTGATTGGGTTTTTGTGTCTTTATAATTGGATACTCTTCGGCATCAATCCCATGCTTTTTAAACCACTCAAACAAGGGCCAGCGTTCAGAACAAGGATTATTCGGTGCTTCATGGACGAGCAAAACAATTTCAGGCTCTTCACCATTTTTAACCACTCGTTCAGCGATACTTTTGAATCGACGCATCATATCGTCAAAATCAAGATTGCTTAATTGTTCACGATATGCTTTAATGAATTTACAATGAACAGGGTCTTTATCACAATGACCGCAATATCCCTCAGCATTTTCAAATGTTTGAGGAACAAATGGTTCAGCACGCAATCCGTTTAAAACGCCATTTTTATCTTCATATACTATACTTCTATCCCAGCCATGATGAAACCATTGTGGGTCGCTCTTGGCTGTTGATAAAGCCACAGTATTCGGCTTCATAAAACGAACTGCATAAAAATACGAAATATAAAATTTTATACAAATCACTCCTGTGTATAAAATCTATGGCAGGCCATCTAGGACTCGAACCTAGGTCCGCGGTTTTGGAGACCGCTATGCTAGCCGCTACACCAATGACCTATATATGTTAAGGAAGAAATTTTTTCTCTTCCTTAACTTTCTATATATATTATATTATATTTTTTAAAAAAAATCAAATTTTAGATTTTTTCTAAAGTATTTACTAAATCAGTCCACTATATTGCTATATCATTAAGTTGAGTAAAATATTTGTCAATAAAATTATTAAACTCTCTATTAGACATAGTAAAAAATAATTTATGAATTAATGGAAACCCCTCTGAAATATTAAATAATTTTATAAATCCACTAAAATGAATTATTGACATATTTTTTTCAAAAAAAATGCTATTTTTTTGTCGTAAAAAATAATCATTTAATATTTCTTCGTCATTAATTTTATTTATCTATGATTGACTTAAAAAATATTTAAAATTATTTAAATCAATTTGATTACTACAAATAAAAATAATTCCTTCCATTTGATTAATTAATTTATTAAAAAATCCTAAAAATTGACAATTTATAGACATTTTATCAAATAAATAATCAATATTTTCAGTTAAAATAGTATCTGCATCTAACCAACAAATTTTTTCATATTTATCTAAATAATCAATTATTTTAAATTTATTGAATGTTTTTTGAAAGCGTCCAGAAGCTGCCTAAGAAAATAATTTTTGCCTAATAGAAATATAATGGATATTATTTTCTTTTAATACTTTCTAAGAAACTAAATCATTTTCATCTACCATTACAATATATTCATATTTAGAATTTAAATATTTAATTCTTTGGGCTTGACGAATTACACAAGGCAAATACTATTCATCAGTAAATGTCATATAACAATTAATTTTTTTCATATTAAATGTATATTAATGAATCCTTATATTTTTTTAATTTTTTTAATCTAATTTCTGAAGAAGTAAAAGGAGATAATAATAAATCTAAATTTTCTTCTAATTGAAAATTTAAGTTAGAGATAAAACATATTCTATTATATTCTCCTTTAAATTCCTATTCTAAAAATTTAAATTGCTAGTATAAATTTTTATTTTTTATATTGTGAATTAATTTAAAACTACAAGTAGCCTTATCTAATTTATTTAATAAATCATTTTCTGGGGTTAATAATATTGGATCAATGCAAATAATTAATGGATAATCATGACCATAATTTGAAAATAAAATCTAATAATTAATACATTGTTCTATATCTTTTTCTGTCTATGGAATTACAAAAAATCCATTATTTGAATTAAAATTATATCTATCATAACAATTACTTAAAGTTCGAAATTCTCCTAAAAAAATTGCTATATGATCTAACCAATATCCAACTTCATCAATTGATAAATTTTCATAAAAAAAGTATTCAATAAATAAATTGGTTTTTTTTAATTCCCAAGGTTTAATAAAACCTCCAAAATGAGTGTAAGGCTCTGGGACAGAATGTTTTTTTGTTAAAGATGAAAATAATAGTTTTAAAATTTCTTCATCATCACTAAACATCTATTGATTATTATAAACTAAATTTTTAAGCTGAGGATAAAAATTTATATCTGGCTAAATAATAAATAAACCGCCCATTAATCTTTCGAATTCTACCAATTGATTATCCCAATGATCTTGTTCAAAATATCCGTAAAATTTAGAATTTTCTTTTTCAGCCAAATCAAATTCAGTATCTATATTACCTCCAAAAAAAATAACATCAGCATCAATAAAACATATATAATCATATTCTACATAATTAAATATCTAAAATTTATTAATTGTATCATTATAAGTAAATAAAATATTACCTTCTTGAAATTTATCTACATGGATAACTTTATATAATATATCATGTTTTATTAATTGTTCTTGTAAATATTGGTCCGGTTCTGGAATTAGTACTATAAATGGATATTTTGATTTATAATATTTTAATGACTAATTGCATCTTATTACTGCTGGTAAAAATTTTTCATTAGTCATTAATGTCATATAACAATTATTCATTTATTTGTTCCTCTAAATTATTTAAAGTATTACTAAATTTATTCCAATAATCAATAGTATTAGTTATTTCATTTAAATGAGTGTCTATATATTTATTAAAATCTAATGGAGATAAATCATAAAATATTTTTTTAATTAAGGGAAAATTTTTATAATTAAATAATTTAATATATCCTGAAAAATGTAAATGAAAAGGAGCCATATAAGAAAGATTAACATTATATTGTGTCTAAAAATATATGGTTAAAAAAGCTTCATCATGAGGGCAAATAAACTAATTTTTGTATAATTGTATTTTAAAATTATCTAAATCAATTTTATCTGAAATAATAAAAATTCCGCCTTCAATTCTATTTAAATTATTATCAATAGATCCTAAAAACTAACAATCCGTAGACATTTTATCAAATAGATAATCAATATTCTTAATTAAAATAGTATCTGCATCTAACCAACAAATTTTTTCATACTTATCTAAATAATCAATTATTTTAAATTTATTGAACGTTTTTTGAAAACGGTCGAATTGAGTTTTATATATTTCCTATTGAATTAAAATATAATGGATATTATTTTCTTTTAATACTTCCTAAGAAACTAAATCATTTTCATCTACCATTACAATATATTCATATTTAGAATTTAAATATTTAATTCTTTGGGCTTGACGAATTACACAAGGCAAATACTATTCATCAGTAAACGTCATATAACAATTAGTTTTTGAGGTATAATAATTTGTATTGTATATAATACCAGGCAGATTATCATACTCACTAGTATATAAAATATAATCACGCAATATATCTTCTGTTGGCCAACCACGGTCTTGAATTTTATATACTGAAATATAAGGATCAAAAAATCCTAAATCCATTGGACGAATTTTGGCAGATTCATTCCAAGGAATTTCTCCTAATTTTCCTGGGCAAAATATCTCTTTATCTTCTTTATAATCAAAATTCCAATGATTTTTTCCATTACATTTAATACTACACAAAGAATTGATTAATAAAATATAATTAAAATTTTTTGGTAATTTTTTTAATTCTGATAATTGACGAGATGCAGAAAATGGTAAAACAAAACTATCAAAATAAAGAGAAAATTCTTGTAAATTATTTATTATTTTTTCCTATGTAATTTGCATAGCAATTGATCCAACAATATTAATTGTTGAATCAATCTATTTAATAATTTTAGCTTGTTCAATAGATGCTACACAAAAATTTTTAACACCTAAATTAATATAATATTTTACGAGTTCAGCGTTTAAAAAAATATTAGTTTTCTATAATAAAATCTAAATTTTATTTGGGAATAATGAATTAATAAAATTTAGATGATCTTCGTATTCTTGTCGAGACATTTTATCTAATTGTTCTGCCTATTCAGCAGTTCGTAAAATTGTCTAATAATCTTTAAGATATGGAGGTAAATAAATACAATTAATATCATTACCAGATGTAAATGTTTGTAAAATATATAACAATTTTTTATCAAAATTATAAGGAAATTCAAATTGTCTCATTTATTAACCATCCATTTCATTAAATTTATTTGATAAATAATTCTTATCTAATAAATCTTTATAGTTTAAAATACAGATTTTCTTTTTTAAATAACTATTTTGTAAAAATATTTGATAAAAATTATTGGGATTGTCTGATTCTAATAAATAAATATTCCCTTCTAAATCGCAAGAAGCGGGAGGAAACATTCGATAAATAATAGATTTCGCTGGCTTATTTCCATCTAATGAAATAAAATAAAAATTTATATTTAAATAATTATTCTAATTTAAAATTAATTTTTTAAATTTTAATAAATTTTTTATATCCTAACAAGATTCTTTATCAAATGGGATACATACATCTCCTAATCCTGTTTTAAATTTTTTTAAAAACATTATACTTGGATGAGAAGGCAAATCCTCTGCTTTAATATTATCTATAAAATACTAATTATCAAAACAAGGAAGAATAGTTTTGCAATCATGGACATACTTATAATATAATTTATAATTATTTATATATAAATCATATAAAGTCTAATCATAATTACTGGGCAAATCTTTCTAATGATGCCAAGTTATTATTTCATCACTTCCAAATCCTAATTCATCTGAGTTTCCACAATATTTACATATTTTTAATGGTTTGCTACAATATTCGATAAAACGTTCTTCTGTCAAATTATCAATATTTAAATAATCTTCTGGGAAACAAGGAATATTAATTTTATCCCAACTTAATGTTGGTGCGCATCGCCATAGCTATTTTTTAAATAAATAAAAATGAGGAGGAAACATTGAATGACAACACTAAAAAAAACGATTCGGATTTGAACTTCCTGTTTTATTATAACCTCCTTTAATAAAAAAAGGACGATTTCCACATATTTCATGTTTAATGTCTAATTTAGTCATTAATTCTTCTTGTTTCTAAGTATTATTAAAATACGATTCTCCTAATGGATATAAACTTTGTGTAAAATGTACTTCATTTTTTACTGCAAATTCATAGTCTTTTTCAGTCCAATTCTATTTAAGAATACCATTGGTATAAATATCTATTGAGGCTTCTGGTAATTCACTTCGTACATAATAGCAAATTTCTTCATACTCTGGATTTAATAATGGTTCTCCACCAAATAAAACTATCTATAAAATTTTATCTTGAAAAAATTTTTTTAATTTAGGGATAGCGTATTTAATTTCATCTAATGTCATTAATTCATTTTTATCATTAATATTACAACCAGCCTAACAATTAGTACAGTTTAAATTACAATTTCTAGCTAAAATTAATTGTATTTCTACATCAAAAGGAAATTTTGTTTTTAATACTTGCTATTGATATCGTTTAGCAAGATAATCTTCTATCATATCACAAGTTATCTCTTGGCAATCCACAATATTTGGCGCTTGAAGGTTCATAAAGCCGCTCCTCTTTATAATTGCTAAAATCAAAAAGACGATTTTTATACTAATTCCTTAATGCATAACCGGTTGCAATATTATCTTTAATTTTAGTAAGTAATTTTTGAATTTCTTCATTATTTGGGAAAGAAACTTCAATATATATTATTTTCTCATAATCAAGAACATCATAATTAGCAATATTATTATATTGATAGTCATCTCGATTAATATATTTTAAATAAGCTAGAGCTTCTTCTTCATCTAAACAAATTGGATAAGTAAGAGGAGTATTAATTAATAAATAATAATAATTATTATGTATTGATAAATACATTATTTTTCCCTCCCTAATGTTTTAAGATTTGATGTAAATATTGCTTATATAAATCTGAAATAATTAAATTATTATCAATATTAAAATTTTGATTTTTTAATTTATTAAAAATAAAATTATATTTTATTTTTTTTAATAAACAACTTTCCTGAATAGGTATAATAGGATTATAGCATTTTAAATAAGAGCGCATAAAGCAAAAACCTTGACATATATTAACATAAGAACAAGTTTCACAATGAGGAGTGCTAGAACGTTTTAAATGCGCCCCTAATATTATCGTTGGAAGATTTTTACTTACAATTTCTAATTTATTATTTTCTTCATTATATATATAATTACCAATAATTAAATCTTTAAATTGAAATTTGTGGCATAAATTAATGCTTAAATCTACTATCAAAACATTTAATGAATTTTGGAAATCACAATTTTTTTTACAATTTGTATTATCTAATACATGCTAATCTTGTAAAGCAATAGGTAAATTTGTAAAGAAAATTTCATTTAAATCATTTAAATTATCCATTAAATAATTTAAATATTTTAAATAATCCTCTATCGCTTCGATAGTCCATAAATCAGAATCAACTTCAATATACTAATCAATATTAAAATTATTACTATCAATTATTTTCTAATTAAATATTAATTCTTCTGACGGCATTTGTGGAGGAATTAAAATATTTAATTTATAATTTAAATTATTAATATCTTGATTTTTAAATAAATCAATTTGAGAAATTAATAAGCTAAAAACAAAATTTATATGAAATTTATTATTTAATATATTAATTTTATTAAATAGAGAATTTAAATCTTCAAATTTATATAAACTAATATAAAAATTTAATGATTTAAATTTAATTTCTTGTTCATAAATTAAATTAAATAGTGATAAATTTAATTCAAAATTATCAAAAAATTTATCATCATGAATGTTAATATTAGCATTAAACCCTTGGCTTTTATAATAATTTAAAAATAATTTAAAATTATTATAAATCTATTCAAAGTTAGCATTTTTATCTTCTAATGACTCATAATTAGGAATAATTTTATAATCAGTATAATCATTATCATAGAAAAAAGAAATATTTAAATTTTTATTTACATACTCATCCTTACGAAAAAATGTATAATAATTACGTTCTATTATATCTCGCAGTAAGAGATTATCTTGTTCTTGTACTAACATTAATTTTCTCCTTTTAATACATTTTCCATAATTTTTTTAATCTTCTCTCGATGATCTTTATATCCTAATTCGGCATAACCATTATACCAACGCCTAAACATGTTATGATCTGTTAAAAAATGATTATGAGTCACATTAACATTTTCACGATAGCATTCAGCAGTTGTAAAAATAGCCATATAATGTCTCATTAATAACTCTGGATTTAATGCATAGTTATAATCAATCTATCTTGATAAAGCCATTTCATAAGCCATATTTAAATTTAAATTAGCATAAGTAGAATTAGTCCCAATAAATCCACCACCATAAACATACCAACTATGGTAATTATCAAGTTTTTCATCACCTAATAATGGATTATAAAAACTACCATCTCTAATTAAACAAGATTTATATTCCCAATACTATTTATTATTTAATAATTCTTGTTTATAAGAATCTAAATTCTATAAAAAGGTACAGGGACATTCAGCAATAGTTCCATCAGGCATTAATGTAATTGCATGTTCATTAGACTCTGGACATTCGTGATTTCTATCCAATACATTTAATTCTCCATAAGTTGCATGAAACCCTTGAATCTCATTAGCATCAATACTATAAGGTTTTATTCCATTAACATAATCGCTATATTCTAACATTAGTGCAATTTTATTTAATTCTAATGCTTCTTCAGTGGTTGTCGAATCTGGAATAGCTACCGTAGGAGTCCAAATTGGAGTTCCTAAAAATATATCTATAGTTTTAAATTGTTTTAGTTCATCATTTACATATTTACAAACTTTTTTAATATATTCTTGAAATTCTTTTATTTTATCTAAAGTATTTAAATTTTTTAAAATATATTTTTGCTAAGAGGTTCCACTAATAGCGAAAATAATATTAATATTTTTTAATTCTCTTCCAGAATTTTCTTTTTCTTTTAAATAAAAACAAAAATCATCAAATTGTTTTTTATAAGTATCCCAAGGTACTTTATGACCATAAGTATTAAAATCTCCAGGAGGCCCATCAATGGATAATTGTAAATGAAAATTAACATTTTTTGATTTACTTCCACGAGGAGAGATACCATCATTAAAATTGTAAATAAAATCTACTAAGGCTTGCATATTAATCTAATACCAATTAGTTGGGATTAATACAAAATCAACTTCTGGAAATAACTATCCTAATGCTTTTCCTTGAGAAGCCATTTCTTTAATATGTAATGTAGGTTCTCCTCCCCAAAATTCTAAATCTTTTATTTGAGTAGGGTCTGCATCCAATTTCGAAAAAACTTGTTTAATAGTAGTTAAATAAGATCCAGTTTCCCAAGCTTCTTGAACAGCGGAATCATAATTATAAAATGAACAATTTTTTGTAATATAACAATAAGAACATTTTAAATCACAGCTGCTGGATCCCATTAAATCTAATTTATTTATTAACATTTAATTCACCTTTAACATCTAATTTGAACATTTTTTGCAGCATATTTACCATACCTTGAACTATATCTGCGATAACAACCATAACAACCATAACAACTATAACAAGTACCATATCGAGTACTATAACGGCCTCCATAACAATTACTATAACAAGTACCATAACGACTATCATAACAGGCACTATAATCAGAACTATAATGACCACTATAACAAAAACTATAACGAGTATTATATTTATTTGAATAAGTAGGTATAATAGTTTCAGCAGAGGTAATAGCAGTTTCAATTAAATTAAAATCTACGCTTTTTAATAAATCTCCTACATTAGGTACTTTAATATTTGTACTAAAATCTGTCATTGTTACTATAGTATTCTCCGTATTAGACTAATACCATTTTGATTGAGCTAAATTTGCTAGTTCAGATTTTAATGTAGCAATTTTAGCGGTTGAAACTTCTACTTTATTACCTTGGGTTAATCCACTACTTTTGGGTGGAACTGTTAGAGCAGGTTTATTAATCTAATCTGCATCATTAATATGAGCTACTTTTAAATTATATAAACGTAAATATAGCGCATCTAAATCAGATAGTTTAACTAAATTACCCGCAGATGTAGCATTAGCTCCCATTATTACTCACCTATTTTTCCAACTTTTTTATAATAAATTTGTATGCGGTATACCATTATATTATCAAAGCCTCTATCAGTTCCTCCGCCAGCTTCAATACCTACTAATTGATCAGAATTTATATGAAAATATTCTCCTTTAGTATCAATATCTTTTAAAATAATTTCTGAAATAGTATCTTTATTATTAAGCAAATCAACAATAGAATTACCAAAATTTTTAAAATTACAATAATTTGATGCATAATCCTCCATAGGCTTACCATCAATTAATAATAATGCATAATACTCACGTAAATCATCAATACCAAACATTTGAGGGGTTAAAAGAACTGGAGAACGATAATCTTCTACAATAGAAAATGTATGTTCTTCATCGATAAAATTTACCTCTTTACCAGAAGCAAATTTAAAAATTAATTCATAAGTAATATTTGCCATAAAAAAATTCCTCCTTCTTTTTTAGAATTAAAAAATTATAAAACTTTATTACTTATACTTACCCAACATTAGAAAATGATAAACATCCTCCTTGACATTGAGCAAGTTGTAATTTTTTACAATCTTTGCACATGGAAGTGTTATTATTTATAGTTTTTATTACTATTTGATTTTTAAAATATCTAGTTAATTCTTCGATATTATTAAAATCATTACATTGAATGGGATTATCATAAACACCAAAACAGCAAGTAGCTTTAAAATCTGGAGTAATATCTATAACGGGCTCACAAAAACTATTTAATTCCCCTAATTGATTTATTAAATTCTATTCTTCATTGTTTAATAAACATAACGGAATCTAATTACAATCATATGAAATTTTTATATCACGTTTTTTAGTTTCTTCTAAAAATTGTAATAATATAGGTTTCATAATAGTATAATACAATTTTTTATTTACTCTTAATTCTTTGCTATTGGGTGCAGTAATAGACATTCTTATTCTTAAAATATCTGGATATTTATCAACTACATTCCAAAAATAAGAATAATCATTTTCATTTTGATATAAATTACATCCTAAAATAACTTTATCAATTTTAAACCAACTTAAATAATTAATTTCATCTAATACACTATTAAGTTTATTTAATGATTTACCAGTCAATTTATTTACATTAATTAAAATTGACATATTTGGTCCAATAGCAGATAAAAATTCACTTAAATTAATTCCATTCGTAAATACTATTGAAGAAGTATTTGTAAATTCATTAAATGAATTTATTCTACCTAATATCTCTCTAAACTAAGGATGTAAAGTAGGTTCTCCTCCAATTAATCCAATCCGATCTAAATTTGTTGCTGAAGGTAATAACCATTTTAAAATCATATCTAACTATTCAAGAGAAATATTTTTAGTATCATCTGTTTTTTCTTCAATCATTTTACTAGCAAAACAGTAAGGGCATTGAAGATTACAATATTCTGTTAAAATAATATTTGGCATATTTATTTACACAATACAAATTTAGAATGTATTTCTCCTTCAATAAAATAATAAAATGAATAATTAGAATTGATATTATAAATAAGGGTAGGAATATTATATTGGTCTTCCGTCCGATGATTTAAACAAATATTCATAGTTGGTTTATATGTTTGTAAAATTTGTGAAGCGCCTTCAAGCATTTGTGCTTCAGACCCTTCAATATCTGCTTTAATAAATGTAGGAATAATATGATTATTCTAACTAAATGAATCTAATGTAATTAACTTACATTTTTCTTTATATAATCTATCAGATGTATATTCTAATTCATGAAATATTGAATTCGATCCAGCTCCTGGATTATAGGTTTGAGAAAAATATTGTTCCTAATTTCTATTAAACACTCCACAAGGAATAATATGGATTAAATCAGGATATAATTTTTGACTCTCATATAAAAAATCTCTAATATAAGACATAGGCTCAAAACAATATACTTGCGCGCCTTTTGAAGCACAGTATAGCGCGAATAGTCCCATATTTCCGCCACAATCAAATACAATATCTTTATTAGTTATTTTATATTCATATCCTTCTTCAAATGAAACACCATAATATAAGATTGGACTATAAATTTTAAATAATAAATGGCAAAATTCATAATAATGATCTATCATTTTATTTTTTTGTTTTAAATAAAAATTAGGAATTTTCGTATTACCAATAGTTAAAAATTCCTAATTCATAATATCAATATTATATTGCTTAAAAAATTTAATCATACTTTCATTTTCAGGAAAACTATCAACTAAATGAAAAACATTTTTACTATCATGAATCATTTTTTCATTAATTAAATTTTTATCTAATAATAATGATTCAATCTATTGTTTTAATGTATTATTAATTTGATAATAATTTCCAAAATTAATTTTCTAAGTAATTATAATAAATAATGAAATTAATATATTTTTTTCAGTTTGTTCAAAATCTATAAACCAATTATTTTTTTTAATAAGTAATTTTAAATTTGATTCTAATTGATATTTTATATCATCATTAACAATTATAAATACATTTTCATTAAAATATATATCATATATTAATTTAAATAAATTATAATAATCATTAATATTATTAGTATCAAATTTATTGAATATTTTATTTAATTCATTAAAATAATTCTAATTATAAGAATTATAATACATAAATTACTCTCCAATCTGAGAATAGCAATTAGGGCATAAAAACATCAAATTTTCTAAATTTTTATTTGAATAAATATGATTTTTACTGTATAAATATAGCATAAGAGGATTGTTTTGCCAGGAACTTAATCCACAAATATCACATCTATAAGGTTTTAAATTTTTACGCATAATATATTCTTTCAAATAATTTTTATTAGTAATATCAATATCCAAATCGAATGAATTAGTATTTACTGTATTTATAGTTGGAATAATTTGAACAGGTTCATTAATTACAGTTTCTTGAGTTTTATCTTCTGTAACCATTGTTTCATCTACAGAAGCAGCAATTCTAGAAATCATATTTGTAATACAGTATTTAAGTTTTTGAGAAAAAATATTATCTACATCAGATAATTCTTCCACGAATAAATTAAAAATTGTAATATAAATATTTTTATTACCAATATCTAAATCTTTCACTTCTGGAATAAATAATTCATTCAAATCAGAAATTGTGAAAATTCTATTTAAATGCAAACTTGCTAAATAATCTCGAATATAATTAGATAATTTGCTTTTATCTGCTTCCTCAAGTTGTTTATCATTAATCAAATCAATAATTTTCTTAATTTTAATTAAAAGTAATTGATATGATACAATATCTTCACTATCAAAATTCTATTTAAGAACTTCTAATTCTTCAATAATTTGATTATACATTTTAAATCTCCTTATAATCTAATTCTATTTAAATTATAACAAAAAAAATGAGATAAGTCAAATGACTTATCTCATTATATTAAAGATTCAATTCAGCCTTAAGTCTGTCAATCATTTCCTGTTCATCAGGAGTAATCTCCATTACAGGTCTCTCAGGCTCGGCCTCAAAATTGATTTCATTACTTGTAGGAGATATTGCGGCTCCTACTGGATTCTTTGGACAGGTCAAACTAATAGCGATTTGAACGCGCTCACCGCCATCATTAGCCCAAACATAATATTTCTTATCAGACTCGCCAATCCAGTCCTTGCCAAATGATTCAGCAAGCACTTTAGCGACATTTTCCTTAGCAATACTTCCGCGTGCTATAATAATCACTCCTTAAATATTTAAATAATTATTCACGTTCTGGCGGAGGTATTTGACGCACTCGCGTAATAGGTATCCATTCGCCATTTTCATCGTGTATATAATATATAGGTCTTGTATTTAATGACTACAGATCAAACTCATCAAAGTTGATAGTAGTAGTAGAAGATTCATCTTCTGCGATTTCTTCCGTGTCCTGTCTATCTTGCTCGCACCATCCGCACAAATAATATCCGCCGTTTTCATCTTCATCATCTTTATGGTATGTTAAATCATCAATGTAATATGGATTACCGCAATCTCTACAAGTTTTAGTGATTCTACTAGCGCATTCATCACAAAGATAATTTCCATTGTCTCCAACAACAATTGCGTCTTCATACCATAAACGACAACCGCAATTCTCACAATAAACAATATCATCACTGTCAGAATTGCCATATCTAATCTCACAAGAATGGCACATCATCGTGCCATCACCAGGAGACACATACTCAGAATTACAATGGATACACATTACTGAGTGTCCAATATGATACTGAACCTTCTTCCAATCATTTTTGCCAAAATATCCTTTACCACGAGCATAAATAGGCAAATAACAACTGGATAAAAGAATATCATTATAATGAGTAGGACTTGGACAATCATGAACAGTTTTATCAAGTTCTACAAGACGGCCATTCCAAGGGATATAAGTACGATTCAAATCTTCATCCCAGTTAGTTAAGCGGTCTTGAACCGAACGAATGGCGTCTGCGCGCCAACTACCAAGGCCCAAATTCCATTCTCTATTAAACACTTCCCAACGAAGTTCATTAATAATATCTGCGGCCTCATAGGGATAAGGACGGCCCATAATGATACCATTTTCATCATCAGCCAAGAAGCCCAAACAACGCCACTTCTTACTATTCCAGAGCAAATCATCGGGAAATGAAGGGAGGTTTTGTTTATCATCGCCTCTCAGATAACAGATAAATGTGCTACCATCCATCAAATAACTCAAATCACCAGCGCGATATTCGCCATCAAGAGCATGGCAAGAACGCCAGTTATATGTAGTTTCACTTAAACTGAGGTAATCAAGAGGATGGACTGATATACAAAGAATGCCTTCGATACAGTCTCCTTGAATAATACGACTGGCCTCATTCTGAACAGTTTCCAGCAAATCCTTATCTTCAATGAAATATTTAAATGCTCGTATTAGTTTAGATCCCGGCGAAATAAATGTATCACTCTTAGTATGGTCCCAACCAGTTTTTACGGTGTTCTCATAAAATCCTTCTTCGCCCTGCGCTTCAATAAATCGGCATAACTCATAATTATTCATTCGCAGAACAACATAATCCAAAAAATCATTGTATTTCTTGAGTTTTGCCTTTTCTCCCAAATGAAAGGAGCGTTTGCCTGGCAACTCCACAATGAGTTTGCCGCCCATAAAATCATTAATGAATCGTGCTTTATTACGCTCCCATTCACTCATCATATTATCAAGAGCGTCCTCACTCACATCATAAATACCCTGACTATACTCTAATACGTGTTTGACTTGCTGTTTTAGTTCATCTAAATTATAACTCTTCATTAACCTTTAACCTTAATCTTCTCAATTTTCGCACAGTCAGGGCAAAGAGTAGCCCCGGCATTTTCCGGTGTACGCTCAAATGCTTCGCCACAACAATCGCACCAATTAGCATGGTCGCCCACACAATCGGGGCACAAGAACATAGTTCCACCATCAATTTTCTTAGTGGGGAATGTTTCATAATTATAAAATGGCTTCTTACAATTATGACAAATTACTGTATAAGCATCAACAGAGCGTTTATCATTTACCCAATTATAACCATAAGCCGCGCTATACTCATCAATGTCATCATCCAGAGGATACCCATTAGTGAAATAAGGATAGTATTTTTCCTTCCACTCAAAGTCAGGAATTTCCTTCACCATTAACATTCTCTTCACCTTTTGGATGGTATCGAACAAATGGCTAATATTTAATGTTTCAATGAGACTATGCTCATTTTTATAACCGACAGAAAGATTGACACCGCACACATCCCAGAATGGACACAGAATACTAATATCGCTGAATGAACCAATATGCTCTACGAAACCAAAAGAAGATACATAACGGATAAAATCTTCATTGATACCATCATAAAACACACAATCATTCGCGCCCTGGCGGTCCAACTGAATCAGATATTTCAAATCATCAAACGGAAAATCTGGATGCTGTTCAACAAGGGCGTATGCGCCCCATCCGCCCTTCTCTTCATCAGTTGTCAAAATAATATGCGGACGCAATTTTGTAGTCTTCAGAATTTGAAGAATCGCAAATATACCGGCGCGGTCATCAGCTCCAAGACCCTGCGGACTCCACACAACATTTTGTGTAGTATCATAATAAATTTCAGTAGGAGGAAGCGGGAACACTGTATCCATATGGGCAACCAATCCGATAGGAATATCTCCCTTGGCTACAATATATTCCTTTGTTGCGATAATATCGGTATAACGAGCCTCTAACACCGCACGCATAGCCCTAATCATTTGATCTTGAGTGAGCTTGGCTAACTGCTTAAATGCTAGATACTCAGAATCTTTCATCACTCGCATCTATCAATCTTCCTTTCTTATTTTATATAAATATTATATAATATTTAAATAAAATTGTCAATTTATCTTTTCTTGTCTAACTGGTAAAATTACATTATCTATATAATCCTTAATTTTTGACGGATTTGCTAATGCCATCTGATTATGGCATAAATGACATTGAAGAGTATCGCCTTCTACGCATCGTTGACCGCAGTTCAATCTATGCTTGCCGAAGTCTGGGCCAATCATTCGATTCATTGGCGCAGGCACGACATTAAGAGTTGTAATTACCATATTTAAATCGCCCGGCCAACGCTTATTATATTTATATAGACGGTATAAAACCTCTTCTTGTTCAGTATGGGTTGCGCCAAACTCAATGGTTGTTGTATCATAATCATAAAGGTCTACATCCTCAGGACGAATAAATGCCGCATTCGCATTTACGCGCTTTGTAGTCAAAATACCACTATATGCAACATTGGCACGATAGCGAAGTGGAATGGAAAATTTTTCCAATTTATCCTGCTCAAAAAAGATTGGAGCCGTAATAAGCGCATAACAAGCCCTTAATTCACACACGGCTTGTAAATCCGCGAAATTATTAATAGCAAATGAAAAATAAAATGCCAATCCATTTTCTTTTGCCTCTTGGGCAATTTTAGTATATAATGTAGAAATGATTAATCGTCGATCAGTTTCATTTAGTTTGCTATTAATCATTTTTAAATAATCCCAATCAGGCTCATCAACGACCTCATAAATAAAATCCGCGTGAGGATATTGTTCTATTGCGTCAATCATATCATCACCATGATTATCTGCGAATAGAATTTCATCAGCCTCTTGGATATATTGATTTTTTATATATTTCAAACAATATCTCATTATAATAAATCCTTTTTTGTTTTTATTATAGCATATTTTTTAATATATGTCAATAAATTGGTTAAAAAATTAGTAAGCCATATTTTAATTTGGGTTTTCGGTCTTTACCCCCGACCTCGCCCGGAGCAGACCCATAGAAAAATGAGGTTAGGAATTAAATCCTAACCTCATTCAAGAATCGGTGTGTCCCGATTAGATTTTTCTATACCCCATCACTTTGCTCTTCTTGCCCTCGGCATTAGCCACGGTCTGCTCAGCCTTCTCGACCTTCTCAGCGCCGACCAGCTTGGTCAATCTTGCGCCGACCTTGCTGATGGTCACGTCCTCGGGCATATCACCCAGGGCCTCCATCACAGCATTACGAGTCATAAACTCGGTATCGCTCAGGACGGCATACACCTTATCCATCAACTCGTCAGCCTCAGCCTTCTTAGCAGCGGCGCGCTCCTTAGCCTTGTCGGCCTTCTTATCCAGCAGGGCAATCTCGTTCTCACAGAACTCGATAATCTTGGTGGGCTCGACGTCAGTCTCGCCAGTCTCCATAGCCTTGATAATAGCCTCATAAAAATCACGCTTAGTGGTGCGATCGGTAGTCTTCATATTTGTATACCTCTTTCAAAAATTTATTTTTGTTGTAAGGTCTTCCTTTACCTTACATATATATTATATAATTTTTTTTTAAAAAAATCAAAATACTTTATATTGAACCAGTTAGGAGAAGAAGATTTTGCGAGGATTTTCGATTTCGTTCCCGTCTTCATCAATGAAATAACCCTTATCAAAATCGCAATATCCTGTTTTGAGACTTACCCAACTGCGGTTAGGATTATCTCTGCGATGCTCCATCCAGCCCTTACCGTTCCAAGGAATAACATCCTGAACAGCGTCCTCAGTCATCTTCTCCAAATCCAGATAGGTATGGGAAATGCTCCACTTATCAACAAACTGCTCAACGGGGCCATAATCCTTGATTTCGCCAGAACGAATTTTCTTAGCACAACACTCACACAGAGTATCAAAGTGAAGATGAGTGATATAGCCATTGAACGCGATTTCAAATGTATTATCGCTACGGATGAAATGGCGTTCAGGGTCAGGCAATTGGTCGCGCCAATCTTCACACTTTTCATTGTGGAGGTCAACCTCACGCTGACAAACAGGACACTCAGCAGTCTCGTTATCATAGCAATTCTGACAAATCAAACGGCCCTCAACCTCATACAATTCCTCAGCATCGCAATAACGACCACACTCTTCGCATTCGCCATCGCCATTACAGCTATGACAAATCAAATCGTTGGAACTCAGGAGACTTTCATCATAGCCGCTAGAAGTCTTACCGCAACCCAGGCACTCACTCACACCAGAGTAATAAATGTTAATATTATCCGGCAGAGCGGCATTCAGATACATCAGATGCTCAAAACGGAAATCGCTATACATATGACCAGTAGAAAAATTCACAGGAATTTTCTTCTCGCCAACCTGAACACTATTCTCGCAATCTGCGCGATACCGACAAGTAGTATCACGATACTGATAATGAAGGTTCTTCTCGGCCAGGCTCTTCAACCAATTCAGGCACTCGCCTACCAGTTCATCATTACAATAGGGATACTCGCGGATATTAACAATAACATCGCGGTCGACAACAAACAGGCAACGCCACTTCTTGCTGTTCCAATGACCATCGGGAATGTCCATCTCATAGCCGGGATTTCGCAGATATGCCACCACGACACAAGGAGAGTTCATCATCTCTACGGTGCCCTGACGATAATCACCGCAAGCCTGCCAGCTCATACAACTGTCCCAACCCTCGTTGTTATCACTCATAGTCATATAATCCAGAGGATGAATAGACAGGCACAGTTCGCCAGTCAGCTTCTTCTGATTGAGAATACGAGAATGTTCCAGGCGGAACTGCTCAAAGATTTCGTTCCACTCAGGGTTCTCAAAAGTGGCGAGAATCTTGCCCAGAATCTTCACAGCCTTAGCACCAGTATTCACACGAACGCCATTCACAGTGAACTCAGTGCGGCTCCAAGAGTTATTAGCCAGCATATAGGAATCAATCAGCCGACAAATATTATCCGCCTGGTCATCATCCAGACCCAAAGCGGAATAAATATTCCGAGGCCAGAAATTTTCACGAATCAAATTGTCCATCTCAGAGATACCATTGCCATCTCTGCGATAACGAGCATCATTGATTTCATCGGCCAACTCATCGACGCCCTTAGAGAAGTTAAAGGACTTCCTCAGAATAAGCTGCTCACCGAACATCGTATAGAGACGCTCCTTAGCCTCTGCCCACGGCGCCATCGTATTCGGCATAGACTGAACACAACAACCAGTCGCATCATATTCATCATTCTTGCCGCCATATGCCTCAATGTAAGCACGAATCAGGTCAATATCTTCCGTAGTCAGGGCGTCATACAGATTCATTTTGTATCATTTCCTTTCTTCATCTTATATATATATTATATTATAAATTTATAAAAAAATCAAATAAGGGTCTTACCGCCGAGAGGTAAGACCCTTATTTTTGGGGGATGAAATCAACAAACTGGGGGGATATATTACTTAACCTGATTCATCAGCATCAGAGGGATAGCCATGTCCTTCATATCGCCATCATTCATCAGCATCAGCATCATAGGGTTAAACGCATTGGTAGAACCATTGGCCTGGCTCATCAGCATCATAGGAATCAGCATATCCTTCATATCGGACTTGCCATCCATCAGCATCAGCATCCACATATTGCCAAAGGGGTTCTCAGAAGTGGGAGTCTGGCCCATCAGGTTGTCGAACAGAGACACAACCTTAGTAGCGAAATTGAAGCCAAACATATTCTTGGAAGGCATAATAGTCTTCTTCTCACCAGCCACGGGGTCAATGGCAATCAGATCGCCGGCCTCAGTCTTGCTGATAACGAACATAGGCTTGCGTGCGTGGATAACGACATCGCTCACCGCAATGTCCTTGATAGCCACAGGCATCTTGAACAGGAAATTGGAACCATCGAAATTGAACACGTCAACATCCATCAGGTCGCCAGTGCCCTTATCATAGGCAGTCCAGACACCAGAAGCATTCTTAACAGCCATACCATACATAGACATACGGATGGAATCGTTGGTAATCTTACCGAAATCAAAATTGAAACCCTTCATTTTATTCTCCTTTTCTTCATTATCCTTTTTTTCGTAATTCTTACAGTTTTTACACAGGTCATCACAGCAAATGCTTACCTGGTCAGCGCAAGGCTTGATAACATCAGCCCTGGTATTAAGTTTGGCAACAGAAACCAAATCGTCCGCACTAATAGGTTTAGTGCTACTTGTAGTCGCAAACCAATCAAGAGTGAGACTATCCGGCTTTATAGCATTGGTAATAGGCTTAGTAGTGCTGGTAGGCGCATTCCAATCAATAGTAAAACCATCCAGCTTCTCAGTATTGGTAGTTGCCTTAGTCGCAGTATTATCCGCGATAGGGCCACTTGTAATACCATCCCAACTCAAATTAGAGGGCTGAGCGGTTGCATAAGCAGATGAATACTTATCAGCATCGGTGTAAATTTTTTCATATACATCGTTGTAATAGTTATTGGTTTCCTTATACTGCTTAATGATATTCTTGTAATAATATTTATCGTTAGTAGTCATTTCTCTCTTCCAATTCAATTCTGCTGTGGTAGGCTTTGTAGAAATGACATACTCAGTGGCTTCTTTTACCTCAATGCCGCACATCAATACTTTGATAATAAATTGAGGGGTCAACTCATTGACAAGGAACTGACCGAAGGATTTATCATCAAAATAAAAGTTTGGAACATTTTCAACGAATACTTTTTTTGTATCAACGTCAAAATGAATAGATGTTGGAATGATTTTCTTATCAACTTTGGAACAATGTTCCTTAATTGTCTTACGAATCTTACACCAAGCATCGTAATCAAACTTCTTATATTGCTTTTGCTTGACTGCCTTATTAAACTTCTCAAACAGTTCATCAAACGCAAACTGAGAGCATTTAACATACAGAGTGGGACTCTTAATTGTTGCCATTATCTTCCTCCTACCTACGTCGCATTACTTCGGACTTAATATAGTCGAGGTCAGACTGCGACAGGTCATCATCGACGTCAATAGTATAATTGCCCGCGTCCGCATGAACCAGCGCGTCAATAATATCTTCTACCTCTTGGGTGTGCTTCGCATAGGGCCAAAACGGGTCATTCATATTAAACATAATTTATCACCTGCGTTATCGAAATTTCGGACATTCTATTACCAATTAACAGAATTTCGTGAAGCGCGCGCCTCAATCTCATCAATCTTTACTACGTCTTTGAATTCAAGATTGTTCTTCAAACAATTCTTAGCATAGGTAATCATCATATCGTCCCAATCACCCTCTTCTTCGGCAATTCTATCAATATAGTGATTGCCGGCGTCAATGGCATCAGCAAGGAACAGGTAATAATCTTCTTCTATGTCGAGAATATATTTAATCTTATAGATAGTCATTAGTAAATATCACACCCATCTACAACTTCATCAGAATCATACAACTTCTGAAAATACCAGACCAAATCTTCATCGTCAATACGGGCAACAGACTTCATACGATTGAGTTCATCAAACATATCAATCAAATCATTGTCCTCAATACCCTCATAATGAACAGTCCTAACCTGATAGTCCTCGTGATGAGGAACACACAGATGGATATTAATGAAATACGCCAGGCTAACCTTCAACAGACTCTTATCCTCATAGAACATTACAACGTCCTTATCGTGATAGCCATCGTCCAGAACCAAAGCCTTAATCATATTCATCAATTCCTTTCAGTTCATTATATAAATCCATAATCAATCTATGAGAACATTTCAGAGGATATGTTTCCATATCTGTATCATATTTTTTATATGGACATTCATCACATATAAATTCAGCACAACATTCAAGTGCTTTTTTAATTTCTTCTTTCATCTTATATATATATTATATTATATTTTTTTTTAAAAAATCAATCGAATAGATTTTTGCCAAACTCTCTGCGGTATGCGTCTTCGAACATATGCCAATTACCACAGAAATAAGTATCTACATACCAGTCAACCAAATCGGCGTTAACAGCCTCTTTGATAATGCTAGCAAACACATCTGTGTAATCCATTAATATGCCTCCTCAACCTGATACCAAGTAGCGAGAGAACGATGAGTATAATAGCGCGTATACGCATCTACCCAAATAGCCTCCTCAGCCCACTGGATATGTTCTTTGGCCAGTTCATCACGAACTTGCTCGACATAATAGTCAATAGTATTATCAAAGATAACACCCTGCTCAACCAAATTATCATAGAAAGCATCTACGATAGTCTGAGCGCGCATATTGACCACGCCGGGATCGCAAACAATAAATGCGGAACGGGCTCGGTCATCAGACCTCAAACCATATTTTATATGATAACGATAATTCATAATTACAACTCCTCAAATGGGTCTTTAATGTCAATCAGCTCTGCCTGATACCAAATATGGTCTTCAAGCATATCACTGTATTTATTAACTCCAAGAGTCCAGAATGACTGACCTTCATATTCCGGACCCACCGGACGTTTGCCAGTCAAATATTTTACTTTATCTCGATACTCTTCAACAAACTCGCCAATAGAATGATTCCATCTGATTTTCTTTCCACGAACCAAATACTCAAAATGATTACGGGCAATACATTGAGCATCTTCAAGAGCCTCTTCAAGACTTTCGCTATAACGAGTCATAGTTATTATATCGCCCACATCATAACAGCCGTAGGTAAGCAAATATTTATGAAACATTAAAACTCCTCCCACTCTTCTACTGTCGGTATTAACGAAGGCGCTATGTCAGGGGCTTCTTCTACTTTATACCAAACATAGTCATCAATCATTGACCACTATAAATTATTAACATAATCCCATGTAGTATCCCATTTATCCCAAGTATTAGGTAAATGTAAATCTTTTATTACTTTTTCATAAACTTTCTTTTGGCTAAGAAACCGAGTGCGGTTTTCATTCGCTTTACGAAAAAATAAACTATGGGCTATCTGTGTCGCTCGGAATTGAGCCTGTTTCACATTAGAAGCATTAATAAATATACGACCTTTACATAGGCCTTCATGAATTATATTATATAGACCATACTCAATCTTATACATCATAAGCCCATTTCCTTCCTTTACCTTATATATATATTATATAATAATTTTTAATAAAAATCAATAAAAAAAAATAAGGATAGTATAATACTATCCTTATTTTTGTATCAATGCTCACGAGGGTGAGACTCCATATATTCCTTAATGCGGTCGCCGTCGTATCGACTTGGACATTCCGCACACAAAAACGAACCATAGTTCTTACAAACGTGAATATCCTCATTGGTATTCGGGTCCTTGGGGATATTCAACGGGTCAAACGCACAATAAATCATTCTTTTACCTCTTCATCACCAGTTCATCTCCACATATACTTTATTGCCCGTCCAATTATCCATAGCCAGACACTCCTTACGAATAGTGCCGATAATCAAATTGAACTGACAATTATAATCGAACTCTTCCTTATCCAAATTCTCGTCCATAGAGAGGAAACCATCTTCCACGAAATCAATGCGAACGAGGTCTTCACTATATAGTTCACACTGAGTTATGAGCATATCCCACATATCCAAATAATTAATATCGTAATTCTTAATGGAATATTTACACAGTTCATAGGCATCACTGAATCGAATGACGTGCCACGTATAGATATTCATATCAATCAATCCTTTCTATTGGGATTACGGATAATAATTTCTTTCGCCTCTTGGGTGCGAATGGGATAAGTCTCAGGAATAGCATTGAAAGCATCAATGATACAATCAAGGTCGCTCTGCCGAGACATAGTAGTGAAATAGGGGCACTCACCGCCTTTTGCCATTGGACAAGTCTCGCCATTACTCAAAGCCCACTGACAAAACCAAATGGTGCGATCATTCCAAGGCATTTCAGTAGGATAAGACCAAGGGCAATTTTCAGCCTTAGTAGGCATTTCATCAACAAGGATTTTCATAAGCAACTGTCTCCTCATAAGTTGGAATAATTGGGCACTTTTCATTTCTCTCTGCTACTGGACAATGATTAAGAGTCTCACGACACATAGTCATTTCATCGCCAGTCCAACTATTATAATTCAAATAACTCATATCACAATTTGTGGGATTGGGAACGAAGGGAGTATCTGTATCATAATTGTCAAGATGAATTTCATTTTTCTCATTTTTACACCGCAGACGCCGACCACAATACGGACAATAGTTTATCTGACGCTGAATATGAATAAAATCATCATCATAATCACTCCACTCACTGGTCTCAATATCGAAATACCAAGCATCATCAGTGGGATTGTAATAAACTTCGTGGTCATACATCTTAGGATTACAATAATCGCACATTACATTTCCCCCCAAGGTCTTTCTTCGATTTCACATTCAAACTTTGCCAGACGATACGGCTTATTGCTAATGTTTTTAGGAGCGAGACAATCCATCATAAACGCCGCATTAAACTCCATCGGACCGGTAAACTTCGTGGACTCTCCATTGGCGAGTGCCTTACAAATCAGGTTATCAACATACGCTTTGGCTTGTGTGTCGTTCTCAGCGATGATTACCTGCTTGGTGAACTCCATACCCTGATTGGCGTAGTAAATATACATTTTCATATTATCTTACCTCCGCGACGCGAGTCAGTATAGTCTGATGAATGTTGTGATAGAGGTTATAACCTTTTATAGTCCCGCGAATACGATGCTTAGTGCCCTCGGGCCAATCCTTCGCGGTAGTAGTCCAGAGATAAATATTGCCAGACTCGTCCTCGAAAGTCATCATATTGGAATGACCATAATTAGTTTCCAGTTTATAGTTGCGAATAACCACGATACTGCGGTCAATGCGCTCACCAACGGCGCCCTGATACTGACTGGGATGTTCCGGCCATAACAGAGCATCAATGTTCTCGTGAATTTCGGCGTCAGTCTTCAACTTCTCATCATTATTACCAACCAGCGCCCACTCCAACTTCATAGGATTACAGTCAGTAGGCAAGTCCTCAGGAAGGTCGATATCAGAAGGGAAATACCAGCCCCACAGTCGGCAATACCGGGCAGGAGAATACTTAAAATACTCATTGTTTTCGTCCATTCCACCATTTTTAAAAATGGTGATATAATCATTTACAAAACCCAGAACGATTTTCTGAGTTTTAAAGGGAATGCTCTGAGGCTCAGCAACGCCATACATCTTATTGTATTCATCCTCGGTATACCACCGCACTTGTCTAGTGCTACCGTTCTTGGGGTTCTGGACCTTCACATACTGACGTCCATTAACCATATATACCTCGCTCACAATGGCGTAGGACTGGAAAGACTTCGCTACCATTTGTATCATTCCCTTCATTCATCTTATATATATATTATATAATATTTTTTAATAAAAATCAAAAAAGGGATGAGGCGCTAGACCTCATCCCTTCAAAATACTTGTATCAATGATTGAAAAATTAGCCCTATGAACATACAAATCCATACCATCAATTGTGATATGCGTGGTCTTGGGCAAATTCTTACAAAGTTCCCAACTAACATCAGACCCGCTATACATTCGGATAGGCTCGCCCGTCTGAGACTGAATCACAACAACACGAGGCTTCACCGTACGCCCGTGAGACTGCTCGTTAATACACCACCACTGAACAGTCCAATAGTCAGTCCAATTCATACTATACCAAGGTTCATTAGCATCAATATAAGCGTCATTAGTGCGGGCGTGAGTATTAATAACCTCAGGAATATTCATATTCAGAATTTCAAGGCGGTTATCAGCGAAAATAATAGTAGAACCGCATGAATCAATCTGCTTACCGTCGATATATACAGACATTACAGAAGACATTGCCCAATTATATTCCCAATATCCTTCGGTGCTATAAGTATATTCCTTCACCTTGTTCGGCTCAATATTGAAAGTAGAGCCGATCGCACTCAGCCACAGGTCGCCGGCGTTATCGTAAAAATCAGCATTGAAAGTGATTTTTACTGCTTCGTCTTCTGGCTTATCAGCGCCGAGAGTCTCGCCCTTCGGTCCGCCTGCACAGCCAGCGCACATCAGAATAATCAAAACCGCCATCAACATACACAGAAACTTATGCATTAGGACCCTCCATAAACCATTTTATAAATGGCATCCAATGAAGAACAATATCACCTTCACAGATATTGCCCCAAACTTGGTTATCATAATCCCAATAACTTACTGAATAACTCTCTTCGGTCATATCAGGGCGACCCCGATAAACAGGCGCAGTATGAACGACATAGGCCTTACCCTTATCTTTGAGAGACGGATAATCACTGGGCACGCTATCAAGGGCATTTACCCAACCACTTTTAATTTCAATGCTCATAAATAATTAAATTTCCTTCCTTATCATATAAGGGCGAGAGTGCTCCATTTGTATAAATATATACGACGCCAGTATTTCGGTCAGCGACCGCGTATGCGTCTCCACCTAGCACCTCGCCCTTATCAACTGGGATAAATAGTTCTCTATCTTCTGGAAATACAATGCCATCATCGACGGTATTAGGCTTAAATGACGAGAAAATGCTAATAAACATAATCGCCACCAACAAAATCGCCGCAGTCAGGCACGCTGTTCCAAAATATTTCTTAATCGAGTCCAACATCAACCATTTCCTCGCTTGGGTCATATATCATCAATGACCCATCCTCATTATATAGCGGACAAAAACTGCCATATCCACCGACGAAAATATACATAATGCCAGTAATAGAATCGGCATACACTGTGGCTGTATGCCCGCATACCTCACCACTGTCTATTTTCAGGAATCGCTCACTATCAACGGGGAAAAAACTTCCGTCTTGTAGTTCTTCCATTTTGTTTGCTGGGCCGTTTACACGACCTTGCTCCGCCTTATGGACCGTCTTAACTACTACCCAAATCATCATACCCAAGAGTAATATCAGACAGACCCAAATCATAAAACGGTCTAAATCTATTTTCTTCATTTGACTACCTCCTTAATCGAGATTGCCAAAAATTTGATTCATTGCTTCGCGGTATTCAGTTTCGGTGATTTCATCATAGTCGGCCTCGGACTCGTGAAAGTAATAATCTTCAGTCATACCACGCTTAACGATTTCATCGCTATCAAAATACTTAGTCGCAATCTCGTCCAAGTTATCTTCAATAAAGTCGTGAAGCGTATAATAGATTTCGTCCTCAGTATTACCTCTGAAATAGACATAAAACTCGTCCTTGTCCCTAAGCGCGGTAGTGATGGTAATGTGGAAATATTTAGTCATTCCGCATCACCCCTATTGATGTAGGTATCAATGATATTCAAACAATGAGCCATATAACAACCCTCGTCGTTATCCAGTTCGCCGTGTTTGACCAGAGCATCAATCTCAGTCCGAATGTTCATCAGACAGGCATTGGCTTCGACCTTATTAACAGTAGTAGGAATATTCATTATTCGCCCTCCATCATTTTGTCGATATAATTGCGGAACTCGTAGATGCGCTGAATGTCATACTCAGCTTCCTCAATTTCCTTTTCGTGCATCGCTACGCTAATCGCATCAAACAGACCGTCCAGACGCTCCAACGCCATATCCAGATTCATCAGTTTGTCGATGTAAGTGCGCGTATTAAATTCATCAGATAATTTCATCTTCATCTTCATCACCCTCGACAATCTCCTTGTCATACCACCAAGCCAAATCATCATATGGGCCACAGGTATTCTCACGGAGATACTTATAGATTTTCGATTCCGGCCAATCACAGGGGACATTGATGAAATTGCGAACAGTGCGCTCATACCAAACTTTCATTATTCCACATCCTCATACAGATTAGTTTCACAGATAGGGCAATATGCCCAGTCGTGCGTCTCTTCCTCAGTCCAGTCATCGAAATAGATAGGTTCCCAACACTCAGGACAAATAAACCAGGCCTCATCACGATTATAAAGAGAACCATAAGTCTCCTTACAATATTTAGCAAGACGGTTAAATTCTCGACGAGCCATAAGTTCCTCCTTAAATCATTTTAACAGTGGATGCCTGAAACACCACTTCGCCAGTGCTCATATCTACAATGAGGAAATCTTCCATAGGGAGAATGCCATAATGGAATTTGTCAACATAAATGTCAAACGCTTCCTTATAGGTATCAAAATCATTCTCAACAACATCATCGTCGTCCCAAACTTCAATAGTACGATACATTGTTTGATTTCCCCTTCCTTTATCTTATATATATATTATATTATAAATTTTTAAAAAAATCAATTAGAGAGAATATTTCTTGATAAAATCGCTCAAACCGTAGTCATAAAGGTCGGCGTCAAGCCGGTCATCGTCGATATCATCGAACGCATTAGGGATTTCATAGATAGCATAATCATACTCGCGCTCGCCGTCTTCGTAGAGGTCGGTCAGTGTAGTATAACTATCAATCAGTTCATCACACAGATACCGACCGATTTCATCAGCCTCACTTATAGTATTAATGTGGTAGATGCCGCAGTTGAAATAACCGTGGAGCCCGCCATAATAGGGCTCAGTTGCGTAAATTGCTACTCTCACGCTTTTACTCCTTTCAAAAAATTCCACTTACGAGAATACATAAAACCATCCATACGGATGCTATTACACAGTTTGAAGAAAAACTTCTCTTCGGTAGTGCTGACCTTAGAGTTATGCTTTTGGAGCCAATCAATAGCCTCCATCGCCGTGCCCTTGAAACCATCAGTGTTGGTAAAAACAGTATCAAGAGTGATACCCTCCTGAACAATGAAGGAACGGCAAGTGGTGTCAGTAGTAGTGGCAAGCCACTTAGCCAGAGTATTGTCGCACTCTTCCAGAATTTTCCCAGTGTCCCGGTCGGTGGGTTCGGCGCCCGCATTGTTAATAATAGGAGCAGGATTCATTACAATATCATCGTTAGCGCGCATAATATTCTCAGCCTGACTAACCCATTCCAGATTATCAACGCGGTTATTGCGCTTGTTGTGGTCAATATGGTCAACAGTGAACGCCTCGCGGTCTTCAATGGGGCACCATGTATACATAACCAAACGATGCGCCATACGATTGCCGTGCTTGGTCTTTACGCTCACATAACCATTCTGCTGGAAGATTTTCTTAGGAATAGGACGCTTATGAATGTCCTTGAAGTTGCCGAAGTTGGAAACCCAAACTCCATACTCCTTATTAAATTTCCACTTTTCAAACTCAATATGCAAGGTGGGAAAAATCATCATAAATATCAATTCCTTTCTCTTTTACCTTATATATATTATATAATAATTTTTAAAAAAAATCAATGGAGGATTTTACGTTTGGTAAAACCCTCCATTGACCTAATTATTAGAAATTGACGTGCGCGTCTACCTGAACGCTATACACATCCTTAGGCTTCGTCTCAGCAAAACCAACCCACTTCTGATGACCCTCTTCGGCTCTCGCCCTATCAGGATACCGCTGAACGATGATAATATCGCCATCGCCCTTCCACATAGCGGTTTCATAGCCCTGGTCCACGGTGTCGCAAGTGTCAATGGTATAATCGCCAATAATATCACGACCCACCTTATCGGCCTTCGAATAATCGTTATTCATAATGCCGAACATCAAATCAAACAAAGAATCCATATTATACCTCCTTACGGCGCCCAATCTATCGGTTCAATCTCCATCCACCATCCGGCTCTAAACCAACTGATGAGAGGATTTGACCGAGTCCTCTGACATCTATATACTCGATAATTAAAATCGTAAACCTTATTATAAATAGTATTGTAGGTAGCTTCATTAGTCTCTGCATCATCACCATACCGTTCAATGTATCGAACGATATTTGCGCGCTCCGCATCAATCTGAAACTTATCATAATCGCAAAGGCGTATAAAGAAACAAACGATGCCCAATGCGAGGAAAGCACAAAGAGCGACTCCTCCGATGACACTAATACATTCATTTGTATCAACATCTCGAATCTTATGAAATAGAATGCTACAAATTACAAATACTACGAGAGGTAGCAATAAGAGAATCATTTCCATCCTCCTTCTGGAAATTCTACGGTAGTTAGGTCAGCCATCCAAGAGCGACCAAACCAAGAAGTCCATTCACTATTATAGGTCTTGCGCATTGAGATGACCAATTCATTATATTCATCTACATCGTGGACGAGTTCCGCGGTCAGGCGAGCATCTTTGCGCCAATAATCATCGTTAATACGCAGTTCAAGAAGCGTGCGCTCCTTATCCATCGCATCTTGTGTGCGAAGGTCAGAGTCATATGGCGTACAAGCGCACATAGCCCCGCACACAATAAGACCAATCGCACAGCAAACTGCAATCAGGAGAAAAGCCATAGAAATATCACGGTTTTCAAATTTATGGCACAGATAGGCGCTGATAATGAATACTATAATGAACAAAATAGTAATTAGCATAGATGAGCAACCTCCACGATAATTTCAGTGGTCTCCACGATAATTGTGATAGACAGAATATTCAAAACTGCCCAAATGAACCATTTGCCCTGCTCACGGTAATATTTAAGTATATGATAAGATTTATACATATAAGCAAAAATAATAACCATACAAAGGGCAAATGTAATAATACCAAAAATAGACATAGTAATCACCCCTGAAACAAATTATGAATAATACAGGCCGCGCAAGACATAGCCCCAATAAATGGGAGAATGATACCCCATTTATGATTGAGATAAGGCTCTTCGATGTTGTTAATAGTAATGGCTAACAACATAAGACCGAAAATAAACAAAAGGAGTTGGTTCAAAATATTGAAAAACATTATAGTACTTGCTCCTTGATAAAGAATATAGTCATAAGAATAAATCCTATAACCTCAAAAATTACTACTATTCCAAGAGGCCATTTCCCATTTTTGAAAGCGTGCCACATTGTCTCAATGCCTATACAAATAGAGGCTCCAAGAACCATAAGGAGGATAAGGCGGAATATCATAGCGTTCCTCCAATCAATTGAACAATGAGGACAATCCACATAGTAATGAGAGCAACTGCGACAAGGATACACATAAATGCTGTCATAATATCGAATAATTTACTCTCACTCTTTTCGTGGAGAAACGTATTAAAAAAGAAAAAGCTGATACTTGTGAGAACGAGAGCAAACAGTATTTTATTCATATTAAACTCCTAATAGAATTACTGCGGTAGTAATTGCGTTGGCCATTCCAGAAATCATAAGAGATAGACTAATAAACGGAGAGAAATTACCTCTAAATCCATAGAGAGCCAAAAGCAAATTAACTATTGCTACAATGCCAAGTATGAAAATAACAATCATTGCGGTTTCCTCCCTCCTAAGTTAGAATTTATATTTTGAAGTTTCTATTAATAAATCTTCTAATTGAATATTGTTTAATTTATGATAAGGTATTCGAATCATTGGAATATTATTTTTTAAGCAATAATTATTTTTAATTTCATCGTGAGCTTGTACGTAATCCAATGATTGCCAATTACTATATTTACCAGACGTTTCTTCTGAATGCTATTTGCTATCAAATTCAATTATATAACTATTATTGACATAAAAATCAAATCTAGCTAGCCGATTAGTATCTGGAAAACGACAATCATCAAATGATTTTTCTTGGATAAAATTAATATTATTCGCTATTAAAATATCACGAATCTATTCTTCTCCCTTGGAACGAGGTCGACATTTAGAACAGGCTATTCTTTTTCCTAACCTTAATGAAACACCACTAATAGATTCTAATTCAGGATTGCCACAAGAGCATTGACATAACCAGTGAATATGATTATAAACCTAAGACGTATCCCGTTTAATTACAGTCGATTTGCCATAAACATTTCCTGTTTCATCAATACCAAATCTTTCACTAGCTTTTTCACGAGATAAACACCCGCAAGATTTTTTATTTCCTGTGGTTAAGGCATCAATAGGTACATCTACCACATTACCACAATCACACTAACAATGCCAAATATATTTTCCATTATTAGTTTTTGTATTAGTTGAATATAAAGCTATTAATCGCCCAAATTTCTAACCTGTAATATCTTTACGTGAACGCTGTGCGGTTATTTCTCTTGATAAGCACCCACAAGACTTTGAATTTTGGTTAACTAGATGACTACCTACGACACTACGTTCAGTTCCACAATCACATTTACATTTCCAATAATTTTTTTTATTTTTATTACAGTCGAAGCCTAATACTGTCCATCGTCCGAATCGCTAATCTGTTAAATCAACTTTAAATCCCATTCTATTTCTCCTCCTCTTGGATTAAATATAAAATATAAGCCAATAAAATAGAACTCATAGTTGTTTTATACTTTTTAGCGTATTCTTGAAATTCTATTTTTATATCCTCTGGTAATCGAATTTCTAATCGACTATCTCTATTGTTTTTCATAAAATCACCTCTGATTATTATAAAAAACATTTTTATAAATTTATTTATTTTTGTCCGGACATTTTTCGACCTAATCTATAACCTCGTTTACGAGCGTTAGATGTGGCTCTATCGATTGTATCACGGTGAATGGATACGATGTTTGCGAGATGGCCTTCCTTCATCCACTTGTTAAAGTTGATAGGCTCGTAGCCAATCACATCAGCGCACACATTGAAATGGTTGCCGTTGTTCTTAGCGCGACGGTCGTGAACATGACCATGGATATTAAACGCCCAAGGAATCATATTGATAGGCTCGTGAGAGAGCATCAGCTTCTCAGAAATCATAACCGGCCCCGTAAACACCAAATCAAATAATTTATTATCAGCGCGAACCTCCCAACAAGGGAAATTATCGAGATAATCATAACTATCGGTAATGGAATAGGCACAATCAGGATAGAGACGCTTCATCTCATCCAATGCCTCATGCTTCTGGAACAGACCCTTATCAAACTTCTGTCTGAAAATCTGACGCTGATAATTGGAGGCACCAGAATCGTGGTTGCCCATCACGAGAATCTTATACTTAGCGCGCAACTGACGCACATAGGAGATATCGCCAACATCACCAAGGATAATCAACGTATCAGCGCGACCGCACTTAGCATTGATGCGCTTCACCTGCTCTTCTGCGGAGGGACGGTCAGCATATACATGAATGAGGTCGGGGTCATTGAAATGCGTATCGGAAATAATCCACGTCGTACCAGACGCGCCCCAATGCTGAAACGGCGGGTAGAGACCTTCAATCATAGTTAATCCTCCTCCTTATAAGCGGGAATTCTCGGCTGAGGCATCGGAATCTCAGCCCAATAATCAGTATCATCAATAGGATAACTTTTTTCAAGGCGCCACCAAACATAGTGGCCTTCGCCTTCATCTTCGAGACTACATACATCACAGGAGAAAGGATTGCCAGGCTCGAAACATACGAGAACATCAGTGCCAAGTTCAGGCCGCTTCTCAGAAATCAAATGCCACTTCATAGCGTATCCTCCTCACATAATCTCATCGAACGCTTGTTCGATTGCATCGTCTTCCCGATAATGATAACTGTCTTCCAGTTCAATGGCTCGCTTAGCAATTTCATCTACACAAGCCTCAGACTCAGGATAGTTTTCAAGAATATATTCGCGCTTGGTAAGGAAACGATACTCACGATAAGCAAGCCGCAAATCGTTCATCGTAAGCTTAACAACGGAGCCGTTCTCAGTATTCATTATACAGGCATAATCGTAATCCATAAGTATCATTTCCTTTCTTTATCTTATATATATTATATTATAAATTTATAAAAAAATCAAATAAGAGTATTTGGCATCGCCAAATACTCTTATATATTAGTGTCCAAAATCGTAAATTGAGGTTTCATATACAAACGAATCATACTGACAGAGACGGAGGTCAGGCTCAATATCCTTCCACCAATCAGGGCAGTATGTAATCTCAGGATAATGTTCAGCGCGCTGGCACATCTGAATATCATCATCCAGGAGTTCCTCGACAAATGCGAGACAAATCTCTTCGGCCTCTGCGCGGTCGATGCCGTGGAAAATATAGCGCTGGTCATCATAGAGGGAATCGGGCATAATAGTAAATGCTTTGCGGATTTTAACAGCCATTTTCAATTCTCCTTGTATTGATTTTTCCAAAATTATTTGGTATAATGATAATAGAAATATAAGGTGGTGAAAATCTTGACGAATTTAATTACGCATTATCATAATCAAATATATCTTCATAGTCGCGGTCGTCGTCTATCGCTCGAATCGCGTAAGAGTCAATATATTCATTACGCACATCAATGGACATTTCAATTGCGTCTCTATACATTTCTTTGGTTAATGCTGCTGATTTACCATTTTTGCGTGCGTTTTCTTCCAGTTCGACAATTATATCGTCGAGACTGGGTAGACGATATTCATTTTCACACTCTTCATAACGTAAGCAAGTTTCATTGTATGCGCTAGCCTCGGCATCTTCATCATTGTCGAAACGGGCCGAGAACAGATATAGAAATATGTCAGGTTCATCGACAGTTTCGATGTAGGAATAGAGATTATAGAGTTCCATTTTCAAATGCCTCTTTAATTAGATTATCATCTTCTACTGGAACGGCATAAAACCACATATCTACGGTAGTATTCATACAGTATTGTTTACGCCCGATAGCATCCATTAATTTAGAGTCGATACCTTTTTCAATAAGATAAGGATTCCGGTGCGCCAGGTCGATATAATCTTCAACTCGACCAATCTGATGCTCCCACTCAAATTGACTGTCGATACATCGAGTGGCTGCATAGAGAGTGGCCTCGCGGAAATTTTCAAACTCTTTTGATTTTTCTTGAATACAAGGCGTTTCTCGGTCTGGCGAGAAAACATTATAATAGTAAATATTATACAGCATTAATGCGCTCTCCTCCGTCTCGACTCTCCCAGGCCTCAACGAGACGCTTAGCATCCTGCGGGCAAATCGTGATAGGGGCGATATACTCAGAACCTCCGATAGGGAGAATTTTCAGTTTATTGCCGAAGCCGATATAGAATGAACTGATGGTGTCGAGGTCGATACAGAAACAGCCACAGTCTTCAAGGTTAATTCTAAATAGTGTCATTCTCTTCCATCCTCCGGTACCCAAATTACTGCCGGGATTGCTTTCCATACTACTTCTGGAATATCGCCAAACTTGTCGAGTGCCTTATCATAGGCATAGGTATCTGCGACGAGTGGATTAGTTTCCTCGATAGTTTCGAGGTAATAAATCGCACCACGTTTGCCGATGTAGATGTCGTAGCCTTTACGTTTCATACGCTCCTCCTGGTCAGTTTTGTTAAATTTAAGAATTTTGCCCAACGTGCTCATACTTCAACGATTACATCAAGACCGTCTCTTTTTATTTTTGCGAGAAGCCAACTATCTCGGATCTTACTGAATTGTTCGTCAGTCATAGGAAATGAGAACTCATAATGTCCGCCATTTTTGAGAAGTATTACTGTACTAGGCCCGATACCACTAAGGTAAATTTTGGCGACGCCGATAATTTCCTTGATATCATCAATGATGAAATGGGTGGAACCATTGTGTATTACAGCAAATGTCATATAACCTCCTGAATGTTAGCACAGTATCGAAGTTGTTTATTACAACTTTCTGTTTCAGCGTCCCAACAAGGACAACCTTTCTTACACGTAATGAGGATTCTGTCGGGGTTTTTTACAATCGTCTGTCCTATCATATTTCCCTGACGGATTTGTTTTTGTATTTGTTTCGGAAGTGGTGATGGGTCTGTTTCAAAAAGGCAAATATTCCCATTATGGCAATTATTACACGTAGACAGACGATTACAGCAATCTGAACAAACAATCTTATTACTTTTGCTATCATAGATTACCTCAGTATGGTGAATTTGACGGTGGCAAATCTCGCACTCGTAGCGTTTGCTACTGAATGAGGCACAAGCAATATTGTGAGAGATAGCCGGTTGTCCGCTAATTTTACAGCGCATATCATCGAAATAAGCGCACTCTTTACAGGTTCGTTGCCACATTAGGTTTCACCACGATGGTCCGGCATCTCGATAGGGAGACCGTTCTTAACGCACTCGTTGATATATTCGATAGACTGCTGAGACAGAGGGAGTTTGTCAGAGGGGCCATAGTTGCCGCTGGTCAGATGCTTCTCAATCTCCTTCATAACTTCGTCATTCTTAAACGGCGGAGTAGGCTTAGTATCATAGGTGTGAATACATTTAGAAAGTTCTTCGGCGGTCGGCAAAGAATTAACATTCTTAAATTGAACATTTTTGTCCTCGCGCGCGTAATCGCCGCTGCTGAAATAGTCATACTTGGTAATTCTATCAGCAATCCAGTCGGGCATTAGGAGGACTTCACCGGGCTCCATACCCTCAATCTTGATATCTGCGATGTCTTCATCATCAACCATATCACAAACTTTTTCAACCGCATTGGCATAATTCTCGGCATATACGAAACCGTGAGCATTCTGTTCAGCGCCATCGAAGAAATGAACGTCGAAACGATAAAAGCCGGCAGCATTCATATTTATTACCTCCTGATTAGTTGTAGTTGAACTGTTGTTAATTCATTTCTTATTGTTTATATATATATTATATAAAAATTTTTATTAAAAATCAATTTTTAATATTTTTGTTAAAAAAATGTGTTAAAATTTTAGACGCATAGATTTTTTTAATGAGTGAATGGGTTTGTAATATTACGTAGGACAACGTAGAACAATGTAATACAAAAAATTTTTATTATATGGTGAGAGGTGATAAAAATTGGCAAATAATGATGTCGTTATAATTAGTCTTAGACTGACACAAACTGAGAAATTAGAATTACAAAATTTTGCCCAAGCGCAGGATTTAACAATGTCTCAGGTTATACGCAAGGCATTGAAAGAGTATATGAATAAAATGTCAAGATAAGGAGCAATATTGAAGTGTCAAATTTTAAAATTATTTATTCATTAAAGATTCATATTTAGTTATAGCAAAGAGGTTTTCGTGCGTTAACTGAAATGAAGAATCCATAGAACTCACATTTTAGTTGTTGGGTTTATGAGGCAACGCCTGAATTATTAGATGCGTTTGATCGTATCTTAAAGGAGGGCGAGAAGAATGATTAAAGAATTCAAAGAGTGCCCTATGGAAAAAACTGGAATTGTATATCAATCATTGTTTGAATAGATTAAAATGTTATATAATAATGGAGAAGAAGAATTGGCGAAAGAATTAGCGGTTTCAGCCATTGAGTTATCATTAACTGGATAGATTAGTAGTGATGATTTTATGGTTCAGGCATTGTTATAGAACATTGGCTATGTAATGAAAAGTACTATTGATAAAAAGGCAAATCATAGAGAGTCTAAGGAAGAGAGATAGGTAGAAGCCTTAAAACTTAAAGAAATTGCAACAATGGTAAACTCTGGAATGACATAGAAGGATATTGGCGCGAAGTTTGGAGTTTCTCAACAGACTATTGCAAAGCGTATGCTTATCATTCGAGAGAAGCATCCGGAGTGGTTAAAAGAATCGGCAGCGCCGAAAAATTTACAACCAAAATTATCTGAAAATACAACCAAAAAGGTTGTATTACAACCAAATCAATAGGATACAACCAAAAATGAAAATTTAACAACCAATTTGGTTGTAAAGTAGAAAAAAATAAAGTATGATTTTTAAAATGGTTGTATACAACTAAAAATGAAAATTTAACAACCATTTTGGTTGTATTCTTATGAAAATGGTTGTAAGGTAATAAAAATGGTTGTATACAACTAAAAATGAAAATTTAACAACCATTTTGGTTGTATTCTTATGAAAATGGTTGTAAGGTAATAAAAATGGTTGTATACAACTAAATTGGTTGTAGTACAACTATTTTGAATGAAAATGGTTGTATCCTTATGAAAATGGTTGTATTACAACCAAAATTATATAAATACAACTAAAATGGTTGTTTCACAACCAAAAATGGTTGTTTCACACAATTTGGTTGTAAAATGGTTGTAAAGAGGTTGTAAAATGGTTGTTAAAACTAAATAAAAATCTATGATTTTTACAACCAATTTAACAACCATTTTTATCCAAATACAACCATTACAACCATTTTGAATTAAAATTTACAACCAAAAACATTTAAATACAACCATTACAACCATTACAACCGCAATATAAATATAAATATAAATATAAATATAAATAATGGTGTGGTTGTATAAATACAACCGCACGTTGTGGCGCTTGAAAGGTGGCAATAATGAAAATTAGTGAATAGTTAAATTATGGTGTAAAGATAGTAAACGATAAAATAGTTTATGTAATTAAATTAAAAGATGGAACATTATTTGAGTTTAATTAGAAAAACTATAAATAGGTAATAAAAGATATAGATAGTGGTAAAATTGATGTAGATATCAATTGGGGTAAATAAAAAATAAAAGGAGAAATAATAATGGGTTATCATAGTGGATTAAATGGTGAATATAGTAGTAATATTCCTGTGAAAGTAAATAATAGACATACAGCACGTTTTAAAAGATGTTGTAAAGAAGAAGTACCCGAAGAGGCAATTAAAGTAGAAACATATTTAAAAGATGATACAATCTATTTTGTATTGCCTAGTAATTATAAACCTGTAAAGATTGCATTTGATAATGATGTTTATGGCGGAAAGGGCAATCAAAAGTTAAATGTAGATTTTCGTTCTACTGGATATCATCAGAATGATGATTACGTAAATATTAGTGATACAACAGACTATGCTTAGCCTAATAATATTTACGATAATAGTAATAGTTATGTCTCTATATTTGATTCTCTATTGGATTTGAGTAAACAAGTAAATGCTATGGGGTGTAGCGCAGAAGACGCAGGAGACGCATTAAGTAAGTTATTTGACCAACTTTATATTAAGTAAGTTGATTTATATATAAAATTATTATATAATATATTTAGAAAATGAAATAGGGGTAGGAGTCCCAATTAGGGATATGAAATGAAAAATTAGGGCACTATCTCAAAACATCAAGGAACGTTTTAGAAAGTGAAATGAAAAAATGAAAAATGAATTCAGTTATGATGTATTAAAAAATAAATATGGTAAGAGAGTTGGTAATTATAAAGGCAGAGGTGTAATTGTGCGCTCTAAGTATGATGATTTGGGCGATAATGTATATATTCTATATGATTATAATAATGCCCTTATTGTTGATGGCTATTGGATTGCGACTGTCGATGAAGATGGTAATATGAATCGTAAATGGGAATCACCTTGGAAAAAGCTAGAACGCCCGGTTTCTGATATCTCTTCTTCTGGACCGGTTATGGAGAATGATGTGAAGCCGGAGATTAACCTTGATGTTGATATGACGCTTGTTGATTCTCTCCTGGAATCAGCGTATAATGACATTTTAAGTGATTTGATGTATAAAGAATAAAAAAATGGAGTGGTTTATCGCCACTCCATTTTTTTTTAACCAATGATGTTTTTTTTGACTTATGACGTTTTTTTGAGTCTGAGGTTTGATTAATTGTTTTACCTCCACAAAAACTAAATCATAATTAAATAAACCTATTAGCGGGGTTGATGAATATAATTGTAAACAACGAATAATGGAACTTATAATGTTTTCTCTTAATAACAAAATGATTATGGTAGAATGATGATAATAATAGAAAAATTGAAAAATGATGGAAGTTTGGTGCCCCCGCTCGGTACCAACTCATCACTCAATTTCATCGTTATCGTCATCCTCTGAATTTTTCAAGATACCCTTTCCAAAAAACGTCGAGCCCAGGTATTCTAATCGCCAATTTCCCAAATGAAAAATACCTGGGCCGACACGTTAATCGAAATTAAATGCGAGAAATCCAGTCGTTGAGAATTTCATCAACGGTTTTGCCCTTCTTAATCGCACCCTTAGAGTTTGTTTCAAAACGGAATCCGGGGAGTTCAATCTTGAAATTACCTGGGTCCTTGTAGAATTTAAGGAAACTGTCCATAACCTTAATGACGTCCTCGCCCTTCAACTCTGCGCCCTTATAGCCGACGTAGGCCGCATAGTCGTTGATAGCATCGGCAACCGCTTCCGCTCGGGCCATCTTTTCCTTGTCCTTCTTCTGGTCAGCATATGCCTTGGTGGCGTCATTCAGCATCGCAGTCATTTCCTTAGCAATATCCTCAGCGCTCTCGCCATTCATTAAGCGCGTCAGAATATCGTTCTTATTCATATAAATAACCTCTTTTCATTTTGTATACATATATTATACAAAAAATTTTTTTAAAAGTCAAGTGAGAAAAAAAATGGTTTTTTTTATCATTATAACATAAATTTTTTTTTATGTCAAACCGGGCGGCATATGGGTACCGAGCGGGGCTCGGCTTTTTGGGATTTTTGGCGCGCATATGAGGGTCGCTAGAATCACGAAAAATTTTCCATATGGGGGTACAGATCGGAATTTCGGACCGCAGCGCCCGCGCTCGGCCCGTTGTACCCTCCCCTTTTATTATACCACACCGGGCCCACGTTGTCAATAGGCAAAATAAACAAAAATTAAGGGTGGATTTCTCCACCCTTAATCTCAAAAGAATTTTTCTTCAATGTCATCGGACACTTGGCACTCATACCAGCCAAAATATTCCCGGCGGGAGCGGAGTTCGTCCTCGATTTCATCCTCGTCTATGTCGGGATTTTGTATGTGGAGATACTGGATGACCCAGTGCTCGCTCGCACACATATTCTCGTCAGCGTTGAAGTAAAATTTAAGGGTCACGATTATTCCTCCTCCCACGGCAGTCCAGGCGAGATTTCGTCCAGTTCCGCCTTGTCGTTATAGTCAGCGTTGATTGCCGGAATGTCGATAAACGGACGGCTTGCCACATAGTCAGCCATGTGTACCAGTCTGTCGATAGGAGTGAAAGGTCTATCCGCCTTGTTGGTAGTCCACTGACCCATGTGGGACTTGATGGCTTGCGTCAGCTCGTAGGGGCAGTCCTCATTGAAAAACACCATCCACGTCCGGCAAACTTGGTCAGCGGCAATCGCGCCGTGCTGGGCATACTGTTCCTTGTCGAACTCGTGTAAGCCATACTTGGCTGTATCGTGGAGCAGACAGGCAACTCGTGCATAGTCCTTGCGCTCGTCAGTGAGATACGCCCACTGGCTCATGCGGAGCAATTCCTCACAAAACCACGCCACCGCCTTAGTGTGGCGCACCAAACCGCCCTCGCCTTGGCTCATAGCCGGATGGAACTTGCCGGAAGAACTCGCGCCGATAGTCCAGAAATAATCGGGAACGATACAGTCGAAGTAATAGCGCACGAATGAGCGCAAATCCTCGGACTGAATGAACTCGATTTCGTGGTCAAAAAACTGGCTCTTATTCATAGATGCCTCCTTGCTGTTGGTGGGTTCCAGTTCCCTCAGATTGTTTATAGTATAGCGCATTTCGGGACAAAATGCAATAGTCAATTTATACAAACTTTCGCCGGAAAAATTGTTGAAAATGTGTATTGACAAAAATGCCGGGCGCCACAATCGTGAGCGCCCGACCCATTATACCACAGTCAGAGGGCGTTGTCAATAGTCAAATTGAATAAAAAAATCGCCCTCAATCGAGAGCGATTTGGTAAGTTCGACGAATGGTAATTTCAACAGACTTCGGCTTCACAGGACAGGCAAATCTGTCATTTCTCACAAACACGCCGTATCCCATTTTCTGCCAATGCTCACGATTTTTGTCCTCGTATCGCAAAGTGTTGTATTTAGAGAGCGGTATCGAAAAATCGTAAATAAACTTACCATTTTTCGGTAAACGGTAAACCGGAGACTCTTTGTAGTTGTGGGTATGTTCCCGCTGTCTGCGCTTTAAATTGTTAGTAGTGCCTATTTTCAGAATGTATACGCCATTTTCATCATAATAGTGCCCTACATACAAAAATTCCTTGTTTTTCACACTTTTTTCCTCATTTTTCGGGGAAAATGGGGGATTTCTCCCCCATTTTCTCAACTTTTCGGCTTGCGCTTCTGCACAAGGGTCAGTTCATAGGAATTTTCACCAACCGAAAATGCAATCTGTCTCTCTTTGTTAGTTATTTCCACATTTTCGCAGGCATTTTCGCTGTTTTCGGTCAAAAATGTTGCGAGTTCAGCGATAATGGATGCTTTTGTGGGATTTGCCTTGCGTTCCCTTGTGGTGAATTTGTATGCGGTGGGGGTCTTGCGTGTGCCAGTCTTGGCGAATTTTTGGGCGATTTTGAGCTGTTCTTTCGACAGGTCAAAATCCTGCTTCTTGCCCTTGTCGATTTCTCGGTCAGAGTTCCACACGGCTTCCGCTTCATCAGCCGTCCAGCCCATTTTCGCCATAGCGTTTTTCAGCCATTCAGTTTTGGAGATTTCAGCCATAAAACACCGCCTTTTCAGATTTTAGAGGATAGGGGGGGAGAATGTCTCCCCCCCTCATGTCTTACTTGGCGGTGAAATACGCCTTGCGCTTATCCTCGATACGGTCTGCCTGACCGTCCAGCACCATCTGACGCACCAGAGAAGAAACCTTCTGATTGGACGCATCGGCGATAGCGGGGACAGACTTCATCAGAGCGGACACGGTGTACTTCTCGCCCTTGTGGGCGTCCAGGAACGCCTTGATGTCAGCCTTGATACCCTCGTTTGCCACCTGCGTGGCGGTCGGCTTCTTGTCCACGGTGTTCTTGCGGTCGAGCAGGTCCAGCTCGTGGTTCAGGAAGCCCGCCACATCAGCACCGGAAACCTTGACAATGGCATCACCCTTGGGGATGTCATAGGTAGCGTCCATATCCACCTTGGACAGAATGGCGGTGAAGTAGTCGCGCTTGGTCAGGCGCACAGTGGAAGTAGTGTTAGTCATAGTATCAACCCTTTCTGCGTTTTTAGGTGTCGCCCACCATATTGTTGTTTTCCTCTTGGAACATCTATATTATAACACACACCCGAAGCCTTGTCAAGACTTTTTTTCGGATTTGTGGAATTTTTTTCGAGGTACACGCCCCGCCGGGAGGTCTTACCCTCTCCCTTGGAACAATTATATATTACCACACCCTTGGGCAGATTGCAATAGTCAATACTCACAAAAAATGGGATTTTCAACATCCAAAATTTGTGCAAAAAAACACTTGACAAAATTTGTGCCACGTGGTATAATGGAAATTTCGGGCGCCACAGCCGTGAGCGCCCGACCCATTTTAACACATTTGAGCGCGTTTGTCAATAGTCAAAATGCACAAAAAAATGAGGGAGATTTCTCTCCCTCACTTGCGCGGGCACGACAGCACAACCTTGTATTTTGTTCCATCAAGCGTGAATAAAAATTCGCGCTCCGCGTTGCTCACGTTCAGGTCAGTCGCGCCGTATGTGGTCAGTGTCTCGGTCAGCAGAGTGATGATAGTCTGCTTTGTGGGATTAGCCTTTTTTTCTCTTGGCGCGAACTTGTATGCGGTCGGCTGGCGTCCTACTCCCCGCGCTTTCTTGCTTGCCTTTTCCTGCTCCTCGGTCAGCGGAAACGGATTGCCGCCTTTGTCGATGATAGCATCTTGAACGATAATGTCCTTGGCTTCGGCTTCGGTGCAATCCAGCTTTCGCATGAGGTCGGCAACTCGGTCAGTCATGCGATACTCCTTTCAGGGTTAGGGTGGGGATTGCTCCCCACCCTTTGAGGTTTACGCGCTCACCTTGCGGAAGAACGCCTTGCGCTTGTCCTCCACGCGCTCCACCTGCTTATCCAGCACCATCTGCCGGACGAGGGAGGACAGCTTCTGATTGCTCATGTCCTTGCAGACGGGGAACTCTTTGAGCATCTCGCTGATAGAATACAGCCGGTTGCTCTCCATAGCGGACAGGACAGTGGTCTTGATGACCTCATTCTCCTGCTGGGTCTTGGTGGGCTTCTTGTCCACGGTGTTCTTGCGGTCGAGCAGGTCGATTTCGTGGGTGATGAACTCCACCAGCTTGGGGTCAGCCTTGACCTCGGACAGTTTCAGCAGGGCGGTGAAATTATCGCGCTTGGTGGGCTTGCGGGTGGTGGTGTTAGTGTTAGCCATAGTATCAATTCCTTTCTCCATTTGGTTTTGAGGGCTTTGCCCTCCTGACATTATCTATTATAACAGCTTGCGCTGGGATTGTCAAGAGTTTTTTCCAAAATTCTTGATTTTTTTTGATAGTGTCAACAGGGGAACGCTCCACAAGTATTCACAGCCGACTTACAACCTCGCCTGACGAATAAGGTGTTGCTGTTGGTTCAACGTTTCCATGCGCATGGACGAACTGACCAATCCACTCACTTTTCGTTCATCGTTTGGGTTTACTGCGCTGGTATAGGGCTTACTTCCTTTACTCTCGCACGGTTCGCGACCCGCGGATTTCTTGGGTGGGGCTGTTCCCCTCTTGACATTATCAATTATAGCACAGGTGCTGGGGATTGTCAAGAGGTTTTTTGAAATTTTTCCAAATTTCTGAAACCTGTCTACACAAGCGACACATTAGACGCATCTGCCGTGCCGTTCCCCTCTTGACATTATCCATTATAGCACAGGGGCTTGGGTTTGTCAAGAGGGAATTTCAAATTTCTTTGAAATTTTTTTCGGTTTAATCCTGATGGGAGCGACCCATCATTGAGCCGCCTCCTGACACACCCATTATAGCACCTTTGATGGAGTTTGTCAAGAGGGAATTTTGGTCTTTTTTTTCAGTACGGCGCGCTCTCACTTACACTTGGGACATTACCTACCATTAGCCCAGCCCACGGGGTCTCACTCCCTCTTGACATTATGTAGTATAGCATAGGTAAGTATAGATTACAATAGGCAAACTATACAAGTTTCGGGAAAAATAAATAAAAAAATTTGTGCAAAAAAACTCTTGACAAAATTGCTGGCAGGGTGTATAATGGTGAATTCCGGCCGAGACGCGCGAAATCGGCCGGCCATTATACCATGCCCAGGCGCGTTTGTCAATAGGGAAAATTATACAAAAAATGAGGGGAATTTTCCCCTCATTTTTGTTAGAGCTGACAAGCGAGAAATGCGTCCCGCTTTTCGTTCAGGTTTGCGATTTCGCCCGCCAGCGCGTCAGCCCTTTCAGCCAACAGACGCCCATACCTCTTGCGCCATGCCAGCATACCATCAGGATTGACTGTGTAAATGGACTTTTCCACTTCCACGGTCTTGGTGTCCTTGCGCTCCGTGCGGAAATTCTGTCCATTTATAGTCCGCAGAGCGTTCTGCGCCACGTCCGGCAAACGCACCCAGTCATACTCGGTCATCAGGGCGTTGCCATCCTTGTCAATCATCCAAATGTCCGCTTCCCACGGACGCAGATTAATTTCCTTGGTGGTCTGTTCGGTGCGAACTACCTTGATGATACCCTCGTCCCGCAGAAACGCAAGGGAATTGTAGGTGTACCACCGATACTTGCGCTTTGCCTGTTTGAAGTCCTCAGAGGAGAACTCCTTACTTCCGAACAGGTCTACCAGCCACTTGTAGGTCTTGACAGTGCGATTGAAGTTAGTCAGGTTAGCATAGCGAGCTTTCATAGTTTTTTTTCTCCTTTTCTATTGGTGGGGCTTACCATCGTTTCCCCTACCTTGAATTTGTAATGTTATTATAGCATGGAATGGGGGCGTTGTCAACCCCCATTCCAAACTTTTTTTACGGGGTATCGTGCTTGCGATACTCAGTCAGGTCAGGGTCGCCAATCCATTCCGAAAAGTCAACCCAATAGTCGAACTCATGGAGAATGGTAGCTTCCTCGGCTTCAAACACTCCACCGCAACAGGCACAGATAATATTTCCGTTATCTTCCTGAATGCCTGCCTGAACGCCATCTGAATGGTCGCTCTTGAAAAGAACCTGCTTAGGCATTTGCGCTTACCTCCTTGTTTCAGTATAGTCATTATACCACATGAGAAAGGGGCTGTCAAGCCCCATTCTCAAAACTTGGGAAAACATTTTACCTCAAAGGGCGCATCCCATGCGTGGACGTTCTTGGTGTATCGCTTGTGCATCTTCTGACAGGCAAGGAAAATTTCCATTTCCTGCATAGCGTCAGACAGGGCGGTGTGTTCTTCGGAAAAGTCGGGGTTATCGTGGAGATAACCATACACCGCTTCGACAGAGGTTGCACAGGTCTTGCCATTCTTGGAACGCTTGCCATGCTCTCGGCAGTATTCTGCATAGGACTTTTTGTGGGTGATAGTTTCCAGTGCCATCAGATACAGGTCGATGAACTCGAAATTATCCAGCAGGGCGCGGAAACAGGTCTTGCAGAAGTCAAAACCGGAATTGTATGCCATCACATAGCGGACACCGTAATGGTCGCACAGGTTTTTGACTACCTCATAGGCTTCGCGCTCCGTGGCGATAGCGGAGATTTCGCCAGTTTTGAGCCGTTCGGCATATACCGGAAAATTCTTCTTGGCGTAGCCATCGAGGGCGATTTCGTCATAATGCTCCATCACCAGCAGGGACGTGGTGGCGAGGATTTCGCCCTTGCGGTCGTGGATAATCGCACCCACATTATACATTCCCGTGGGGTGAGCCGCGCCGCCTACCGTTTCAGTGTCCAGCGTGCAGTAGATATTTTTCATTGTTCATTTCTCCTTTTCTCTTGGTTGGGCTTACCATCGTTTCCCATACCTTAATTACATTACATATTATAGCAGACAGGGGCGAGGTTGTCAACCCCTGTCTGCTATTTTTTTTACAGGTTTCGCAAAATTTCCATCAGGAGGTCAGCATTGTACGCCATATTATGGGTGTTTGCCATCCACTCGTTGAGGTTGCGCTGTTCGTCATCGAACAAAATCGCGTTGGGGCAGGTCGCGCAGTTGGACTTGGGAACGCCATAGGGGACAATATGAATTTCGTCCCACTGAACGCTGTGGAGATGCTTTGCCAGCCATTCGCGCTTGACCTCGGCAACCTCGGCGTTGAACTTATCCGTTCCGCTCTTGGACAGCCAGCTAATGATGCCGATGCGGTAGCCCCGCGCCTGTAAGCGGTTCAGATAGCGGGCGAGGGTGGAGAAGTGAACAAGCGGGCAGGCGTCCGCATATACACTCACGTCAGAGGCTTCCAGCTTTGCCAACCAGTTAGGGTCGTTGTAAATCCCCGCGATAGTGCCGTCCATGTCCAGATAAATAGTCATTGTATCAACTTCCTTTCTTGATTGTAATGCTATTATACAGGATAAAACGCAATTTGTCAACAGTTTTTTCGGTTTTGCTCTTGGTCATTTTGCACAAACTTTCGGGATGCGCGCTTGGGTAAATTTGTTCAATTTATCTATTGACAAAATTGCTGGCAGGGTGTATAATAGAAATTTCGAGCGCCAGGGCCGTGGGCGCTCGGCCGAGTATACCACAAATGGGGGGTGTTTGTCAATAGGTAAAATAGACAAAAAAAATTTCCCAAATTTGGGAGATTTTTCAATTAACTCTTAACGCTAACGAAGATGGAGCGCAGGAGCGCGATAATGAGCCAAATCACCAACGCCAGTTTCCACGAAAACACGATGGCGATAGAGCCGATGGACGCGATGCCGATAGCAGGGAGAAGCCAGCAGAGAAGCCAGACCAGCCCAGCAGTAAACAGGAACGAAATGCCGAGGGCAATAACCGTTATCAGAATAGTAATCATTTTATTCTCCTCTCTTAAATACGATGGTTTTGTGTGTGGTGAAGGTCGCTCCGCGAACAAGCGGGTCATTTGCCAGGTCATTTGCGATGAACGACAGTGTTTCGTTTTCGTTCTTGAACTACTCGCTATTAGTGAAGCGTTCGCCCCAAGTAGTTATGCCCCACCACTCAACGTTGTAGTACACATCTTTGGTCTCCATTGTCGCAACCTCCTTAATAGATTTGTTCGCCGTTGTGGTAGCGTTCGTATCTCGCTTCAAGGAAGTCGAGAATGAACTCGAAGTCGTCCGCGTCTGCGGGGTCTACGAACGTCTTTTCGAGGATTTCGCCGGTGTGGTCATTGAAAACTTTAATCATTTCCATTTTTGTTGTCCTCCCTTATTTGATGATACCATTCTAACACAGAGGGACTGATTTGTCAACCCCTATTTTATAAATTTTTGCTTTCTGCTACGAAATATTTTGCGCCATACTGCGCCACAATGTCCTTGACCTTTTTGCTCTCGGCTTGCGTGGCACAATAGAAATTGAATAGCGTGTGTTTGTTGCTAATCTCAATGTATGAATGTGGAATGTCTCGCAGGTCAAAATCCACAGCGGCTCGGTATTTAGTGGGAACAGTCATTTCAATCTTCCACAGTTTTTCTTTGCGCGCCAGCTCCTCAACCCATTTGACCGCCAGCACACCAACGAAATTACAGGCGGCGGTAATGCCCATCTTTGCCAGCGTAGAAACGCCGTCAATGTTGGTCAGGATAATGACATAGGAATAGAAGCCATAAGTCAGCGCATTGATACCAGCGGCAACCCATTTATTGCCTTTGACAGTCAAAATGGATTTGATGGTGGACAGCACCACATTCACAGCGGTGCAAACAATGAATAGAATAATAGCATTCATAGTCATCACTCCTCCCCAAACATAGCTTCCGCCACCCAGTACATAGATGTACGTAAATGGGACTGGATTTCAAACAAATCATCGCTCAAATTTTGAGCGGCTTGCTTGTCCTCACTGTTGGACAGGTTTTTCTTTTCTGCGGCGATTTCGATTGACAGTTGCTCCAACTCATTAGCAACTTGTTTCAGCTTAGAGGGGATGTTCATAGTATCAATTCCTTTCTTAATTTCTATTATAATAATAACACATTTAATTGAAAATGTCAAGAAAAATTTTTGTTGTAGTTAAATTCTCACAGGACTAATTTTTTGTTCCGTGTAGTTAGTCAGAACTAAACCCAACAAGAGGGGCGTTAATGCCCCTCCGTCAGTTTGTTATACATACTCCATAGCACATCTTTGTCAATAGATGTTTCCATCGCCATAGCGTAAATTTGTTCCTCAGTCGGCAGGTATTTATCATCACGCCAGCCGAAAACTCTTTCACAGGACTGGTATGCCTTATACTCGCTCTCTGTTAGCTTACCGCGCAACCGCCAGTCCCAGCGAACAGAGTCTACCATAGACCATATACACGCGCCTACGATAGTTAGTACCATAATCGCAACTGTTGCGTATAGCACCAGTGTGGACTTTATCATACCATACACCAGCAAACCGAAACCGCACACAATGAGGAAATTGTGCCCATACCTTTTGAGGGTTTGCTTCTGAAAATCAGACATTTTTTCTACTCCTTAACATATTGTCGGTAAATTCATTGGAGAACCGCTCGGCGAAATCATCATTATAGGCGCGATTGGCGATGACTTCCATAACCGTCTCAATGCCGGACATATAATAGGGATTGCCGTTGATGGCATCATAACGCCCTTGGAACATAGGGCATTCGCGCAGGTCGCTGAACACCATCTGATACGCTTTCTTCAACTCCATTGTTCTTACCTCCTTGTTTCAGTATAGCCATTATACCGTATTACGGGATAGAAGTCAATCGTCAAAATGCACAAAATTGCGGCGAAAAATTTGTGAAGTATGCCTATTGACAAAAATGCCGGGCGCCACAATCGTGAGCGCGCGGCCGAAAATGTCAAGTGGAAAATTATACAAAAATTGGGCTGGATTTTTGTTCATCCAGCCCAAATGATTTACTTTCCCGATTTTGGAACGAAACCCCGGCAGAATTGACGACACCAGGTGCGCTCGTTCTTTCGCTTCATACATTTACTCTCGCCCATACTGTTCATTACCTTACCGCGGTTATAACCCCAATATTCACAGTTGGAACATCTTACCTTGTCAGGCTTTACGCAATAACGGTCGGCCAGTTCAGTTCTGATTTCAAAAATAGTCATTCGGGGTATCCTCCTTTATTTGATGTATTTATTATACCACACCTCTTGGTTGTTGTCAATAAAAAATGTGGGATTTCTCCCACATTTTTTTATTTATTTTCTAACCGCATTTTATCAGACCCGATAAGCGCGGCCAGCAGGTTTGAGGTATCACGGACTTGGCTCATAGAATACTCTTCGCCGATGTTGGAAATAGCGTATTCTTGTTCGTAGTCATACATCAAATCAAACAGGTGAGAAATGACCTCGCGGGCGTCTTGAAGTTTGTCCTTTTCCTCTTGGGTGAGTTGAACCTGAACATTTGAGGTAATGATGTTCATTTGTTTTACCTCCTTTCATTTGCCGATTTCCACTTTTTCAGTGGGGGCAAGCATTTGAAGCACATTAGCCGTAAGCGCGACGTCCACTCTGTCATAGCCATTTCCGCAAGTATCGCTCACATACTCGCAGTCATTATCGTGGATAATGTCATACAATTCATTCAGAATGTCATAGGCGTCACGCAGGGTTTTCCGTTCCTCCTCTGTCATTTTGACATAGATAGGGGCTTTAATAATTTCCATTTTGTTTCCCTCCTTAGTGTTTGTTCATCAGACCGTTAGTCTCAATAGTCCAACCGCAGTTTTCACAGGTGTAGTAAAATGTTTCGCTTCCCATACGGGTGCGAGTTGCGCCACTCATGCGGTATTCACCGCCACACTGAACGCACACGCCATTGTTGAAAGTGTTGCAATCGTTGACGTGGTCTTGTCCTATCATAGCACCGAAGCCGAAGAAGATGGAACAAAAGATAACGAACGACAGCACCTTGCCCCACCATGTATCACTCCCTATGGCAAAAAGCAAGCCAATAGGCAGACCCACCAGACCAGCCATAAGCAAACCAGCGATAATTACATCAGACATTTTTTTCGTCCTCCCTTGTTTTGTTATACTCATTATAGCAGAAATGGGGCTTGTTGTCAAGCCCCAATTTTCTACTTTACTACATAAAATTCGGGGTGGCGTTCCTCATTCTTGCGGATGCGCTTGACCAACTGTTGAGGTAAGCGGTTTTTGCCTGCACTCTTGTATATAGCGACAGCCCGTTCAAAGGTTGCGGGGTATGCGGTGATGATGAAATTCTCATATAAGTCCAGCACCAAGATAATGCCAGTCGAGAGCAAACGCAGACGGGCGGTTTGGCGTTGGTCGATGACCTCAATCATCACGCGGTCGGAATATCCGAGGTATTCCTGTAAGAGGGCGAGCCGGTTAGCCCGCTCCTCTGTCAGATGGTTCGACATAGTGTAGTTTTCCATATTACCACCCCATATTGAACACGAAGCGCATCAGACCGATACAGGCAACGCCATATAGGATAGAGCCAACGAGGAAGTGCCAGTCGTGCGTCTGACGATAAACCATATCCCCGCCGACACACTGAACGCCAGCGAAGCCAGCGAGGGCGAGGATTGCGAGGATTGCGATAGTAGCCATTGTGAATGACCTCCTTTAATTGATGGTATAAGTATAGCATACCTACTGGGCGTTGTCAACCGTCAAATTGCACAAATTTCGGGACAAAAAATTGTTGAAAATACCGAACACAAAATGCTTGACAAATTGGCTGGGCTGTGGTATAATGGAATTTCCGCGCATCAGGGCCGTGGGCGCGCGACCGAGTATAACACAAATGGGGCAGAATGTCAATAGGCAAAATCACCAAAATTTTCAACCGAATTATGGGCATAATGCCATATATAAAAAAACAAGGGCTTTCGCCCTTGTCTTAGTAGCCCCGCCTTTCCAGTCTTTCCAGCCTATCGGCAAGGGAACGCGCCAGCAGCACTTTTTTCCATTTCATCAGCTCGGCTTTGTTGCCCTCGGTGTTCGCCCAGATGCCCCAGGTGATGCCCTCGTTGATGATTTCCGCTTTCTTCATACCCATCAGGTTTTCGAGATACTGTTCAAAATTTGTCATAGCGTTTAGCTCCTCTCTTTTGATGGTTTAATTATAGCACCGTAGGCGCATTTTGTCAATAGTTTTTTCAAAAAAAATAAAAAAAATAACCGAGGGATTAACCCTCGACTACTGCGACAACCTCGCCGTTCATACACGCGTGAACGTCGAATTCAACGCCTTTCCAGCTATCGCTGTAAAGGTACGTCCAGTCATCGCCCAGCACATAGGACAGAGGCTTAACAGGGGGCACGCCGTCAGGAGTCTTTACAGTAGTCATCATAGTCTTGCGACCTCCTTCATTTGATGGTTTAATTATAGCACCTATTTCGGGATTTGTCAATACCTTTTTCAAAATTTTTTCAAAAAAAAAATAGGGCTTTCGCCCTATTATTTTAACAGTAGGCAAGCGTCATAGTCGCCCATTTCAGCACGGAAATTTGATTGCACGCTTTGCCGATTTCCATAGCTTCACACTTTGTCGCCACGCGCTTGCTCTTGTCGATGTAGTAAATGCCCTCGCTGAACCACACGCCACAATTTCCGCCGTAGTCTCTCACCGCGTCAATGGCTTCCTGTGCGGTCTTGCACTCGATGCCCTCTGTGGCAACCTGCCAGCCGGATTTATAGTTTACCTTTTTGCCCATTTTGAGGGTCAGCCCGTCATTGTTGCCCAGCTTGCGGATAGAACGAATGTTAATCATGTTGTGTATCTCCTTTGTTGTTTTGTTGTATTCATTATAACACGCTTATTTTATTTTGTCTATTGGCAAACTATACAAATCGGGATAGCAAATTTTGTGCGAAATTTTCGCATTTTTCTCTTGACAACTGGTGGACTGCTGTGGTATAATATTTCGGGGCGCCACGTGCCTGATGAGCGCGACGATGCTCATTAAAATTTTAACAATCCAACAGCAAAAAAATAGGACGCTTATTCAGCGTCCCAGGTCAGGATTTCCTCTGCGGTCAAGCCGTAAGGAGCGATTGCCCTTGCCAGTCTCTGTTCAGCGTCAGCGGAGAAATTCGACTGATAGTAGTAGTCCATCAAATTACAAATGCCAGCCCAGTCATCAGCGGGGATTTCGTCGATGATGTTCTCGATTTCATAGATGTTCTTCATTTTGTGTACCTCATTTCTTAATTTCTGTATTCATTATAACACGCTTATTTGTGTTTGTCAATAGTTTTTTTCGCATTTTATAAAAAAAATAACAGGGCTTGCGCCCTGTTAATTCAATTTACCGGTGAGTGCTTCATACGCTTCTTCCCGCTGTTCCTGGCTCATGCGGTCAAAAAACTCATTGTAAGTAGTGATTGCGGAGAACGGGCGAGATGTTTCGCGATAGTTGCGGATTGTGCGGAGCAGGGACTGGAAAGCGGTGTTGGAAAGATTAGAATTAGTGTTCATGGTGTTTACCTCATTTCTTAATTTCTGTATTTAGTATAACACCTATTTCGGGATTTGTCAATAGTTTTTTCAAAAAAAACAGGGCTTGCGCCCTGTTTATTTTATTTAATTTTCAGAATTTCCTTGCCCAGCTTGCCGGACTTGAATACACGACGAACGCTCACGATGTTGGCTTTCCGCAAAAACCCTATTGCGATGTTGTGGGCTTCGTTGCCCGTGCGGGCGATGATGGAGAGCGTCTGTCCCTCGTTGTTGATACAGATGTAGGTATTAGCGATAGTGCGTGTCATTGTCAGTTCCTCCTTAATACATTTCCTCGGACTTGTCAAGATAGAAATGGTCAATCTTGGTCATGTCCAGCAGTTCGTACTTTTCCACACCCTCGGCGAGCATAGCGTTCAGTTTGTCCACCAGCTCTGTGCCATTGTCCTTGTTTGCCTGAACGAACAGGAAATCGGAACAGGTTTTCTCCCACTGTGTCCCTCTGTTGTAGACAACAGGCTCTTTGGTGGTGTAGCAGACTCCATAGATGTTAGACATTGTATCGTCCTCCTTTGTTTTACTGTAATCATTGTAGCACACATAGGGCAATTTGTCAAGAGGTTTTTTCAAAAATAACCTATTTATTTTCGGGACAGAGATTGTGATTATTTTAACAATCGCATTTGCAATTTTTTTTCTTTACCACTTTACTGTGGTGAAGTCTGGGGCGTTGCGACCGTGTTCGGCATCCAACAGCGAATGTGAAATTTTTAACAATTAAACAGCGACTTCACCACATCCACACATTGTGAATTTTTTAACAATCTTGCTCGGTCAGCGAATGTATCAACTGTGCCGTGTGTATCCTCCTTGCTACCTGTGCAAGCGCACTCTTTACTCTCTTGCTCTTGGCTCTCACATTGTTAAACTTTTAACAATCTTGCTCGCTCCTCTGTGAGAGTTGTGCGTTGCGGGATGCGCGCGGTTCAGCGCCTGCCCCGCTGTGTTGTTTGGCAATTGTGCGAGGGCTTATTCTTGGGCGATTAGGGCCGTTAACGATGATGAACCCAAAAGAGAAATAGAATACTTACATTAGATTTGTTGTGCGCGGTTCCTGGTGAGCCGACCGGTGGGAAGCGCGTTCTATTCTCTTATTGTTGGTCTACTCTCCTCCACCACCCACTACCCATAGCCCACCCCTACCCCACCTACTACCATACCATACTACTATACTACATTGTTAATACATTAACAATGTATCTATCATTGTGTTGTGTTGTGTGTTGTTCTCTTTGTCTGTTGGTCGCTCGCTCATTGGCTCGCTCTGCCTTGTCCACTGTGCCGTGCGTGTCCTTGTCCTCTCTTGGTTGAGTGATTGTTAAATTTTTAACAATCTCACTACATTGTTAATCTTTTAACAATCTTGCTACATCGTTAAATTTTTAACAATCTTAGGGCAACAAAAAACCTCCCTCAGTGAGGGAGGCAGATGAGGCACATCAAGATGCCAGTGCCCGCGACAACAGCGACCGCGGTGATGAAGCGCACGACTTTGTAGATGATAGACATAGACTATTCCTCCTTTGATAGTGCTATTATACCACGTTTCAGGATGCGTGTCTATTAGCAGAATACACAAATTTGCGAGAGATTTTTTGTGGAGTTTGTATTTATTGCGAATGAGGACCGCGACAGCCATTCGCGGTCCTGCGAGTTGAGGGGCTGTATTGGGGATGGTCTAGCCTTTCCGCGTGCGCCAAGCCCAAGAAGGTCTCGATAGTGTTCAGATTTTTTCTCAGATAAAAACCGACCGGGGGGTGGGTTTCGGGAAAAAATTTTTTTTGCTTTTTATTTTTTTGTTTGGCTGGTACAAACTCTCACCAAAACTTTTTTCAATTCAGATAACGGTAAAAAGAATTACTTTTTAATTTTATTTCTACCAAAAAACCAGATAGGAAAAAATAGAATTAATCCTATTAATGCCAATGCTTCAAGAATCATTTCTTATTCTCCTTCTTAGGACGACCACGTTTAGGGTTTTCACCCCATACAATTTGATGAACTGCTTTAGTAGCATAATAATTAGCCTTTTTCTGCATTTTAGCAGCAAGGGCATTTCCAAAACTTTTATATTTAGGCATATTACATTACTCCATTAATAGCATCGGTTAATTTTTGAGGAATTTCAATTCCCAAATCATCTAATACTTCTTTAGCGCGTAAATACTCTATTCTACTACCATATCGTTTACTCACTCGCACTCCAACATAAACTTCACCATTATATTCAATAGTATAAAATTCCATACGGTCGCCAGGAGTAATACCATATTTTTGTCTTAAATTTTTAGGAAAAACAAGACGGCCTAAACTATCAACCTAATGAATAGAACCTTCATTATGAACTATTGCTTGACCTTCTCGCATTACAATATCAAAATAATTTTTTCCATCTTCCATAAAATCACTTCTCCTCCATTATATGACATTTTTCTCCAGAAGACTTAATGATATGCCAAATATACTCGCCATCATTAATAACTCCTAAATACTTATCATTATTATTTACATATTTATCCAATTCCCAACCTGTGCCAACAGCATTAATCTGGAAATATTTTTTGGGTGCTTTTTCATCATAAACTGCCCATACGCATGGATTATTATTTACATCTAATCCAGTAGATACAATATCAGTCAGATGATCCATAATATGAGTTGACCCTGGAGTTTCAATTAAATATTTATAAATCTTCATATTACTCCTCGTTTAACACTTCTGCCCAAACGCGCACGTCTCTATCTTCTGCATTCATTACTCGATTTTTATCATATACAAAAATAGGGCAATGTAACGGATAACAATTTAATCGCATAATTTTAATATCAATATTATCTACATAAATAATCATATTATCTTGAATATATGGCCAATAATCTTGACCTTCACCCAATAAGATACAAGTATATCCTGCTTCAGTTAATTGTTCAAGATTAATATATTGATTAAATGATACACCCATAAATAGAATAGTAGTGCCTCGTTTAAAATTTTTCAAAATATATTTAATCTATTTTTCAGTCATCACCATTCCACCCTTCCGGTAAAAATATATCTAAAATTCTTTGTAATAAATCACTCGCAGCAAATATTGGGCCACCAATAAAAAATATTAGACAAACAATTAATTTATTTTCACCGGCGCTTTGAATTGCATCAATATATTCAAACATTACTAATGCTGAAATGATTATCCAAAAGATAACAATTACATAGGCTCCCAAAAATATTCACCATCCTTATATTTATTTACTCGAACATTGCGGACTAATATTCTTATAGAGCCGTCTTCTTCCAGTTGATTGGCGTATCCAGGCGGTGGCGGGCCCTTGGACAAAACTGAATAAGCGATTATATTAGAATTTTCATAATTAGAGAAGTCTGTAATTTTCGCGGACTTTTTCGCATTAAATTGGAGATGTAATAGTAAACAACAAGGAAAACTTTCTTCAATATTATTTGCATCTCCATAATAATCTGCTATTAAATTATATTTTTGTTCAATGTTTTCAGGGTCAAGAAGTTTAGCGACTCCTTTTGTAAACAATATATTATATATAATAGATAATATTAATAATATACTTAATATAATAATAGCAATTACCATAAACTTCTCCTTTTATTTTTTATTATAATAATAATACAAAAAATTTTTTTTATTGTCAAATTTTTTCCAATTAATAGTATCGTTTAAAAATTTTTTAAATGCATTTATTAAAATTTGACACCTGGAAAAATTTTTTGTATAATGAAGACGTAAAAAAATCTGGAGGTAATGATGATAAAATTAGATTATTCCTTACAAACTCCAGAAGAAAGAAATGAATTAGTCAAGAAAATATTAGAGGAAACCCCAGACCCCTCTCCTCGATATTTAGAAATATTAGGGGACTATATCATTCTTTGTATGGAGAAACAAGAGAAAAAGGAGCGTAAATTATTAACTGATAATCGTATGGCAACAGTTAATAAACGTGAAACATCTTTTGAAGGTCTTGTTTCCCAATTTGAGAATGGCGAAGATGGAATTTATAATTTAATTACTGAAAATAAAAATACAATATTTTAGCCTAAAATTACAATTACTAAAAAAGATATAGAAGAAATACCTCATTTAAAATAGTTAAGAGACGCCATTACTACTTGGGAAGCCAAATTACGAGTTAGCGAAGGACGCGAGGCATTTATAATTAAACGTGCTATTATTGAAATGCGTAAAGATTAGTATGTTATTAAAAATGCAGTTCGTCGTCCAATTGTTATGACTAAAATTACTCGTTCAAGAAATTTTATTCCATTAGAGGACACGACTTGTATTTTTGATGATGATGGTTATCCAATTCCGGATGGCGTTTCACTCTTAGACCCTAGAGTATGTTCTGCAATTTTATGTAATTATTCTCGTTTAAAGCAAGATAGTTGGGGAGATTTTGAAAGAGATTTATGGTATATTATGGAAGATTTCGATAATTTATGTACCATTGCTCTTAAAGATTATCCCTTATATGATAGAATAGTTGAATATAAAATTGATGGATTATAGAATATAGACATTCAAAAGAAAATTCAAGAGGAATTTAATATTACTCATAGTTTAGAATATATTTCTAGTTTATGGCGCAATAAAATTCCAAAATTAATCGCCTCTGCGGCTGAAGACCAATACCTATATGATTATTATTTACATAAAGCAAAAGGTAAATATAAAAAATGTAGTCGCTGTGGGCAAATTAAATTAGCACATAATAAATATTTTAGCAAAAATAAAACTAGCAAAGATGGTTATTATAGTATTTGTAAAAAATGCCGTAATGCTAAAAACAAGGGCAAACAGTTATAATTTTGAGATGCCTGTTATTGGATAGATATAAGGAGGAAAATTATGACTGTAGATAATGATAAAAAAGTATATTATTGCGAACGATGTAATAGAACTATGGGCGCTGACCAGTTTTATACATCTAATAATTTAGAAAAATATCCAAATGATGGAAAACTCCCTCAATGTAAAAAATGTATTACAATGCTTGTAGATAATTGGAATCCAGAAACTTATATGTGGATTCTACAAGAAATTGATGTACCTTATGTTCCAGATGAGTGGAGTAAATTAATGGTAAAATATGGACAAGATAAATCTAAATTAACTGGTATGAGTATTTTAGGTAGATATTTGTCCAAAATGAAACTTAAACAATATAGAGATTATCGATGGAAAGATTCTGAGTTTTTATAGGAAGTGGCTAATAATAAATTAGAACAAACTATGAAACGACAAGGCTATGATGCCCAGCAAATAGCAACAGCTATTGCTAAATCTACTGTCGCTATTCCAGAAGAAGAATTAAAACCTTACACTCCTGAATTACCAGAACGTTTTAGAGATGGTGATGATTATTTTGATCAATAGAATGGTATTGAACATGACCCAGCAGATGACCTCGATTTAACAGAAGAAGATATTTTATATCTTCGTATGAAGTGGGGTAAAGCATATAAACCCGAAGAATGGGTTAAACTAGAGCAACTCTATGAAGAAATGATGAGTTCTTATGATATCCGTGGCGCTGGTCATATTGATACATTAAAATTAATTTGTAAGACATCCTTAAAAGCAAACTAGTTGATCGATATTGGTGATATCGAAGGTTTCCAAAAGATGAGCAAGGTTTATGATAGTCTAATGAAATCAGGTAATTTCACCGCCGCTCAAAACAAAGCAGATACAGGAGAAGCATTTGATTCTATTGGAGAATTAGTGGCCATGTGTGAAACTGAAGGATTTATTCCTCGTTATTATACAGAAGGTCCAAAAGATAAAGTTGATGAAACTTTACAAGATTTAAAGAACTATACACACACATTAGTCACCGAAGAGATGAATTTAGGTAATCTCATTGAAGGGGCTATTAAGAAAATGCAAGAAGAAGAAAATAAAGAAGAAGACCAAGATATTGAAGAAGATTTAACGATGGAGGAAATCGATCATCTTAAAGATGAAGATTTAATTGAATATAATGATTTCCTTGAGGAAGAGTCTGAAATAGACGCTCAGACTTTAAGGAATTTAGAAGGATAATATGGCTTTATAGGATTTACTTGATTTATCTTAGAAGCGTAAAAAGATTGGAATTTCAGAGGACCGTCTTCGTGCGATTATACCAGAAGCAAGACAGTACATAGCCTTTTGGAGAGAATATCCAGATATGTTTATCGACTTTATGGCAGGACCTGATGGCGGCCCTCAACATTTTAAACTCTATTTTTATTAGAGAATCTTTTTGCGCGCTGCGATGCGTCATAAATATATTTATGCTGTATTCCCTCGTGCTTATTCAAAATCTTTTTTGTCAATGATGGTCTTAATGTGTCGTGCGATTTTATACCCCAGATGTAAATTATTTATTACTTCTGGTGGTAAAGAACAAGCGGCTGGAATTGTAAAAGAAAAAGTTCAAGAAATTTGTACTCTTATTCCTGCATTTTAGAAAGAAATAGATTGGCGCCGTGGTTAGACACTTGAAGGTAAGGATTATGTTAAATATGTATTTAAAAATGGTTCATATTTTGATAATATTGCCGCGAGAGAGTCTTCTCGTGGTAAACGTCGCCATGGTGGTTTAATTGAAGAGTGTGTTGGCGTTGATGGCGATATTTTATCACAAGTTATTATTCCTACAATGAATATTTCTCGTATGTGTATGGATGGTACTACTCAACCTGATGAAACTCTTAATAAATCTCAAATTTATATTACTACTGCTGGATATAAAAATACTTTCCCCTATGATAAATTAATCCAATTATTAGTTTGGGAGATTGTTAAACCTTAGCAATCTATTATTATGGGTGGTACTTATCGTATTCCTGTTTTAATGAAATTGTTAGATGCGAATTTTATTAAAGACTTAAAAATGGACGGAACGTTCAATGAAAGTTCATTTGACCGAGAGTATGAAAGTAAATGGTCTGGCACAGTAGAAGATGCATTTTTTAATGCTGAAATATTTGATAGAAATAGAATATTAAATTAGCCTGAATATGAAGCATCCGGGCGTAATTCAAAATTAGCATCTTATGTACTTGCTGTCGATGTTGGTCGTAAAGGATGCGATTCAGTTATTTGTGTATTTAAAGTAACTCCACAATCACAAGGTGGTTCAATTAAAAGTTTAGTAAATATATATACATTATCTGATGAACATTTTGAAGACCAAACTATTAAATTAAAAAAATTATATTATAAATATAATGCTGATAGAATTGTAATTGATGGTAATGGTTTAGGAATTGGTTTAATTGATTATATGGTTAAGACGTAGATTGACCCTGAAACCAATGAAATTTTCCCTGATTTTGGTGTTGTTAATGACGATGATTTATTTTATAAAAAATATAAAACATCTAATACAGTATTAGATGCTATGTATATTATAAAAGCTAATGCGCCACTCAACACAGAGGCCCACGCGATTGCTAAATCACAACTTGCTTCTGGAAAAGTGAAATTTTTAATTGATGAGCGCGTAGCAAAAAATAAACTTCTTGCTAAAAAGAAAGGTCAAACTATGACTCCAGAATAGAGGGCAGAAGAATTAAAACCATTTACATTAACTTCCATATTAAAAGAAGAAATGATGAATTTACGTGAAGAAACTGAAGGAGTAAATATTATCCTGAAGCAAGCAAATAAAAGTATCCGAAAAGATAAATTTTCTGCTTTTGAATATGGACTATATTATTTAAAATTAGAAGAAGATAAAAAGAAGAAACGTAAAAAGTTTAATGCTAAAGATTGGTGTTTCTTGAATTGAGGAGGTAATTATGAGAGCGTCTAGAGGCGAAATTAAAATTGAAGAAATTTTGCGACAAGCTGAATTACCATTTAAGATGGAATATATTTTTCCAGATTTGAAGGCACCAAGTGGTAGACCCTTACGTTTCGATTTTGTCGTTTTTGATGATGATGGTAGAATTGATTTTATTATTGAATATTAGGGTAAATAGCACTATGAGCCTAGCGCGAAATTTGGTGGTAAAAAAGGTTTATATCAACAACAATATAATGATAATCAAAAACGACGTTTTTGCGCTTTACATGATTTTAAATTAATAGAGATTCCTTATACAGATGAAAATCTTATTACATATGATTATATAATGCAATTAGCTGGATATTAAGGAGGTGGAATTTTGGATACTAAAGAATTATCACGTTAGGAAATCATCCACTCCAAAGGATTTAATATCAGCAATGGAACAAGTGATTATCGAACTGCTGATCCAACAGAATATCGTAAGATAAAAGTTGGGGTTCAAACATTAGATGATGCTGTATTAGATTTAGGGTCATTCGCTCGACTATATCCTAATCGTCGTGGACCATGTCGCATGGTCACTAAAAATGATGTATTACGAGCTATGATAAATCGTGATATTGTTGAAATGCGTAGAATTTCTAATTTATTTTATGATATTAGCGGCATTTATGAGCGAGTATGTAATTATTTTGCTTATTTGTATAGATATGATTGGTATGTCGCTCCAGAAATTTTAGATGATACGGTAAAAGATGAAAAAGTTTTAAAAGATTTTTCAAAGTTATTAAATTACTTAGATAATACTTATATTAAAAAAATCTGCGGTGATATTGCTCAAAGTATTATGAAAAATGGTTGCTATTATGGATATATAGTGCAATCTGCAAATAGTTTAATGCTACAAGAATTGCCTGCTAGCTATTGCCGTTCTAGATACTTTGTGGCTGGTATGCCAGCAATTGAGTTTGATATGCGGTTTTTTGATTAGTTTCCAGATCCTAATTATCGTATGCGCGTATTAAAATTATTCCCCGAAGAATTTTAGCGCGGATATGTTTTATATAAGAAAGGAAAATTACTTCCTGATATTAAGGGAGATTATAGTGGAAGTTGGTATTTACTATCTCCAGAATTAAGTGTGAAATTTAATTTTAATGGTAGCGATACTCCACCATTTATTAATTCTATTCCTGCTCTTATGGATTTAGATGCTGCTCAAGATTTAGACCGCAGAAAACAAATGTAGAAGTTGCTAAAAATTATTGTTCAAAAACTTCCCATGGATAAAAATGGTGATTTAATATTTGATATTGATGAATCTCGTGATATACATAATAATGCTGTTGCTATGTTATCAAGAGCTATTGGTGTTGATGTTTTAACAACATTTACTGATGTTCAATCTATTGATTTATCAGATAAAAATACTACAACTACTACAGATGATTTAGCAAAAGTTGAGCGTACTGTTTATAATAATTTAGGTATTTCTCAAAATCTATTTAATACTGATGGTAATTTATCATTAGAGAAGTCTATCCTTAATGATGAATCAACTGTTAGAAACTTGTTGTTGCAATTTAACATTTTTTTTGATAGAATAGTAAAGATGAAAGTTGCGAATAATAAGAAATATAGTTTTAAATTTTATATGCTTGAAACTACACAATATAATTATAAAGAAATGTCAAAATTATATAAAGAACAAACGCAACTTGGTTATTCTAAGATGCTACCTCAAATTGCTCTTGGTCACTCTTAGAGTTTTATTTTAAATACTGCGGTATTTGAAAATGATGTGTTGAAATTAACTGAAATTATGATCCCACCATTAATGTCTTCTACTATGAGTAGTCAAGATGTTTTGGGTAATAAAGGTTCAAACAATTAGAATAAAACACAAAATAATTCAGGAAGTAGTAATCAATAGACTACTACAAAACAGACTACTGAAACAAAATAGTCTGGGCGACCTGAAAAGGCTGATGATTAGAAAAGTGAAAAAACCATAAAAAATAAAGAGTCAATGAATTAAGGAGGTAAATCATGAAGCATCAAAGTATTAAACTTGAAACGCCTTGTGAATTTATTAATGTAACTCCTATTAATCCTTTGATTTCTAAATGCCAAATTAAAGTTTGCTACGTTGGGGATGAGCCAAATCGCAATCGAAGCATTATTTCTAAAGAAACTGCGAGGGAGATGGCTAATAGTCTCCCTGGCAGTCCTATTGTTGGTTTTTATAATGAATCTAATGGAGATTTTGAGGAACACAATAGAATTATTGATATTTCAAACGGAAAGTTTGAAATGAAAGACACTACTAAACCTTATGGTTTTGTAGATTTAGGTGCCAAGGTTTGGTTTTAGAAATTTTTAGATGATGGCGTTAATGAACATGAATATCTTATGACTGAAGGATATTTATGGACCGGCCAATATCCAGAATGTAAGCGCATCATCGAGCAAGGTAATAATCATTCTATGGAGCTCGATGAAGGTACTTTAGATGGAACTTGGACGAAAGATAATAATGGAAAGCCGTAGTTTTTCATTATTAATGAAGCAATTATTTCTAAACTTTGTATTTTAGGAGAAGAGTGTGAACCTTGCTTCGAAGGCTCCTCTATTACAAAGTTTTCTTTTTCATTTGATGATAGTTTTAAAAATGAACTATACTCAATGATGAATGAACTAAAAGAATTATTAAAAGAAGGAGGAGCAAAAGTGTTTAATAGATATGCCGTAGAAATCGGAGATTCTCTATGGAGTGCTTTATGGGAATATGTAAATAAGGCTTTCCCTGATGGCTCTAACAATTATTGCTCTAAATATCGTATTGATGGCGTTTTTGAAGATAATAGTCAGAAATTTGCTATTCTTCAAGACCGCGGAGATATGAAATATTATCGTTTAAACTTTTCTTTGAGTGATTCTGATGGTCTTGTTCCTGGTGAAGGTTTAATTGAAGTAACTAAATCTTATACTCCAGTAGCAGAGCCTCAGTTTGCTTTAGATGCGGTTGAAGCTTATGAAGCCGAATTTAAGAAAAAGCAAGAAGAAGAAGAAAATAAAAAGGCAAACGATGATAAGGGCAATAATTCTGGCGACCCTGAGAACAAAAAAGATGATGGTTCTTCTAAAAATAATGGTCAAAAGTCAGAAAATGAAGATGACGATCCTTCAGAAGATGATGAGGATAAAAAGAAAAAGAAAAAGTATTCCTTGGATGAAATTGAAGAATATGTTAGCTTAAAGGCAGAATATGAAGAATTACAAAATAAATTTAGTTTATTAGAGGCTGAAAATAAAACTCTAAGTGAAACTAATACTTCTTTAACTGAGTTTAAAAATAGTATTGAACGCAAGGATAAAGAAGCTATGATTCAATCATTCTATATGCTGTCTGATGATGATAAGAAAGATGTTATTGATAACATTGATAAGTATTCTGTTGATGATATTGAAGCAAAACTTTCTGTTATTTGTGTTCGCAACAAGGTTAATTTTAACCTTGATGATGATAATAATGATAAAGGCCCAACTACCTATAATTTAAGCAATTTAGATGATGACAGAGATGCTGGAATGCCAGCTTGGGTCAAGGCTGTTCTAGAATCAGCCAATAAAAACTAATAAGGAGGACATACTTAAATGTTTAAGGATTTTTTAAATTCTCGTTTAGGCGTTGGTAAAAATCCACCTAAGTCACAGGCTAAGTATGTTGAGTTTGGTTATGGTCAGGTTGAGCCAAATCACCTGTCTGCACAAAGAACCGCTCAAATTTATGCTCAGTTGCCTGCTAACAAGAATATTAATATTCTTGAAAACGGCCAGTTTGTCAAGTATGATTACGCTGCTAATGCCAATGGTATTGGTGAAGTGAATTTTACTGGCAAGGGCGAGTGGATGCTAGTTTATAATGAGATTAAGTTATATCGCGATCATCCTGATGGAACTAAGCAGTGGGATTGCGAATTTGCTATGCTAAAGGACGACTATCAGGCTCGTATTTATTCTCCATATGATTGGGAGCATACCGAGGTTGAATATGGTGGACGTTTCTGGAATGGTGTTGATGAAACTGGTGCTGATCACAAGGTGCTTGAGCACACTGTTGCTTTAGACCAGGGTCTAAAGACTGTTACCATCGCTGGCGAAGTTTATGATGTTAAGGACAATAAGTTTACTTATAATGGTGTAGAGTATGAGATTGATCCTAAGACCAATCAGACTAAGACTCCTGTGCCTGTAAAGTATGCTTATGATAAGGTTCTAACTGATGTCGCTGACATTTACGAAGAGCTGACTTGGACTAATGATCCATATAAGAAGCTTGGTGTTTATCATGAGAAGCGCATGACTCCAGGTACTGCAATGGTTCCTCGTGTCTTCAAGACTAATGTTGGCGATCATTATACTACTAATATGATTAATGAAGATAGTGTTTCTGTTGGTGATATTTTAGCTCCAGCAGCTGCTGACGGAATTCTTGTAAAAGATGAGAGTCAGGATATGAAGTGGCAGGTTGTTAAGGTATATACTATGCCTGATGGACAACGTGGCGCTAAAATTCTACGTATTGCGTAAGAAAGGAGAGAAGAATAATGTTAGATAGAAACAATTTAGTTGCTTTAATGAAGACTGTTGCTAAGGCTGATCCTTCTTCTCCTGTGGCTTACAGTTATAATGGTCAGAACCTTTCTTATGAGGCTCTGAACGATACTTTACGTAATGAGATGAATGAGCTGGCTGGTACCAATGCTCTATATCGTGAAAATAAAAATCTAATTTTCTCAATGATTGAGGAGACTTTGGATGAAGTTCTTCCTAAGAAGGTTTCTCAGTCTTATGAGCAGTTTGCTGAAGTTAAGCAGTTTGCTCAGGGTGATAAGCCCATTTTCCGTCGTCCTCTAAACACACGCGCACGTGCTAAGCAGTTTGTGACTCGTGTTGGACTGGCTGGTATCTATGAAGTCTTCAAGCTGGGACCTGCTGAGAACGAGAGCTTTGAGGTTCGTACCTCTGCTATCGGTGGAGCTGCTCAAATCGGCTTCGAAGAGTTCTTAGATGGTCGTGTTGATTTTGCTGAAGTTACCAAGATTATTATGGATGGTATGGATGAACTGATTTATAAGGAAGTTGCTTTGGCTTTGAAGTCTTCTATCAATCAGCTACCTCCTGCTAACCGCGTTGCTGCAGCAGGTTTTGATGAGGGTGCTATGGATCGTTTGATTACTATTGCTTCTGCTTATGGTACTCCTACTATTTATTGTACTTATGAATTTGCTGTTCGTATGATTCCTAATGAAGCTTGGCGTTATACTGAAGCTATGAAGACTGAGCTGTGGAATACTGGCCGTTTGGCTACCTATAAGGGAACCAAGGTTGTTATTTTAGAGCAGGGCTTCGAAGATGAAAGTAATACTCGTAAGGTTATTGATCCTGGCTACGCTTGGATTATTCCTACTGGTGTTGATGGCAAGCCTGTAAAGATTGCTTTCGAGGGTGGAACTATTGTTGATGAATTCAGCAATTACGATCGTTCTCGTGAGATTCAGGTTTATAAGAAGGTCGGCGTTGGTTGTATGTTGGCTAACAACATTTGCTCTTATGTTGACACTTCCTTAATGGGTCAAATGTATACTTGGAATTATGATGGCATTACTGGTAAGGTTGTTACCTATGATGGCCGTAAGAGTGGTACTATTTGATTAAAACCTTAATATAACTATTGTTTAAGGGGAGAAGGGATTTACTCCCTCTCCCCTTATTTTTTTTAGAGAAAAAGGAGATAATAAAATGATTCATTCTGAAGATATGTTTAATGTAAAAAATAGAAGTACTAGTGTTGTTGTATATAGAATTCCTGAGAGTAATCTGAGACGTGAGTGGGCACCCGGTGAAGTAAAGCGTATTCCATTTAGTGAATTAGAAAAATTAACTTATCAACCTGGCGGTCGTGAGTTAATTGCTAATTTTTTACAAATTATGGAAAATGAAGTTACTGATGATTTAAATGTCCATCGTGAGCCTGAATATAATATGTCAGAAGAGCAAGTGCGTGATTTAATTCTTAGTGGTTCTATTGATGCATTTTTAGATGCTCTTGATTTTGCTCCTATTGGAGTTATTGATTTGATTAAAACTATGTCTGTTCAATTACCTATTACTGATATGGCTAAGCGTGAAGCTCTAAAAGCTAAAACTGGTTTTGACGTAGATAAGGCTATTGAAAATGACCGCGCTAGTAAAGAAGATGATAAAAAGGAAACTATCGCAGATAAGCCAGCTGAAAGACGTGTTACAGAATCTGCTCCCGCAGGACGTCGTACATCTGGGAATGCTTACAAAGTAGTAAAGCAAACTGAAACTAAATCTGCTGAATAATAAATAAATAGGAGGCGTATCATGGGAACTAAATTCACTGATATTTATAATCGCTTCCTTGGGAAAATTACTGATGATCTTTATATTGAATTAACTCCAGAAGACACAATTAAAGATTTGCGTGCGATACTTTTAAATATTTTGCCGGAATTTGAATTTCCTAGATTTGATATTTATGATTATACTATTGATTAGGAAATTAAATATGAAGATGAAATATTAGAAGATGATTTTGTAATTGGTCTTTTGTGGGAAGATGAAACAGATGAAGAATCAGAAATCCGCCCTCCTCGTGTAATGGTAGAGCATTCATCTTTTGGAGTTGAATTAACACCGGAGGAAATTAATATTTTAGCTATATTGATGATGGTGAACTGGGTACAACGCCAAGTCACTTCTATTGAACACACTCGTATGAAATATAGTGGTTCAGATTTTAAAATGACTTCATAGGCTAATCATTTACAAAAATTGATGTCTTTATTAAATGAATGTTAGAGACAATCATTCCATATGCAACGTTTATATAAACGTCGTAAATTAGTAGAAGGGAAATACGAATCCAATTGGGGCGTATTTCATTATAAGAATTATCCTTATGATAACTAAATATCATACAGATATTTCTGATGAAGTCATGGAGAAAAATATAGTAAGATTAACTAATCAACTGTGGAAATTAATCCCTATGAGAGAAAATGAAGAAGATTGGGATAAACAATTAAATACAGTTATTATTGAAATTGCGGGCTTAAATGAAATTTTTATTTAGGACCCGCGATTTTTATAGTTGCTTAGTAAATTAGAAGGGCTAAATGTTTTAAATGATATTGAGTTCTCAATTTATAGAAAAACTGTATTTGAATGTATTAGTTTATTATAGGAGATTAAAAAGTAATGCCAAAACGTCCAGAAAAGATGGAAAAATTATTGCCTTATGGTTTAAATACTAATAAAAGTGTAAATCTTGTAGGGGCTCGTTTAGGTGATACAAGTATAAAAATTCCTTAGCCAGATTCAGTTGATGGTAGTTTAGATATGGCTAAAAGATTAATGAGTGCGGGTGGTTTTGCCCAACAGTAGCGAATGATCAAAGATAAACGACATTCGTTAGACCAAGCTACTAAATATTCTTATTAGGCGGCTTGGGTGCGTAAATGTGCGGCCACAGAGGTAGAAACTAAAAAAGAAAAAAATATTTTACCTCCTGTTCGAGCATTAATGAATCCTAATAAATTAAAATAGGATTATGATGATAAAGTTATTTCAATTGGATTTGAACATAAATTTAATTGTGGAGATGTATTTGAATGGTGTAATACTGGAACTTATTGGTTAATTTATTTATAGGATTTAGATGAATTAGCTTATTTCCGTGGGGACGTTCGTAGATGTACTTATCAAATTCCATTTATGATGGATGATGAATTAAATGTAGTTTATGTGGCTAATCGAGGTCCAGTAGAAACTAAAATTGATTATATTCAAAAACATACTACTAGTGTAGACAATCCAAATTATTCTTTAAATTTATTAATCCCTAAAAATGAAAAAACTTTAAAATTTTTTAAACGTTATTAGAAGTTTTATATTTGGCCGGAAGATGGTTCAGTTTATGATACCTGTTGGAGAGTTGAAGCTGTAAATAATATTAGTATGACTGGCGTTATTGAAGTGAATGCTGTTGAATATTATGCTAATGAATTTACAGATGATCGAGACGCAGGATTAGCTGATGTATTTAAAATACCAGATCCAATATTAAAACGTAAAATTATAGACGATAATAAAGATAATAATAAAATTTTAAATATAGTTGGTGAAACCTTTATTAAACCTAAGAAAGAATATGATTTTAATTTAAATATTAAAAATGTTCGAGGAACTTGGAAAATTGAAGGTAATGATGTCCCTGTCCGAATTATTAGTGAAGGAATTAATGATAAAGGATTTTCAACAATTAAACTTAAGTGGGACTCTACTTATAGTGGCTAGTTTGATTTAGTATATGGAACTAGTCGAAAAACTATAGTAGTAGAATCATTGTTCTAATGAGTAAAAGGAGATTGGAAACATGAGAATAGACGGATATCATATTCCAAAATCAAGTTTTCTATCTATGGAAAAAGATACTGGGATTATTGTTAATGAAATATTAAAAAATAATCGTTTAAAAAAATTATTATATTATACTACTAGTGATGCTATGGAAAAACCTAATCTTACTGAAGATTAGTCTTTAAGTTTACTAGGAACTAATATTAAAATAGTACCTAAATTATATGTTGATGGTTCTGTTTTAAATTATATATTAATTAATTTCGATAATTTTATTCCCAGTGAAAATCCAGAGTTTAGAGATAATACTATTCAATTTGATATTGTATGTCATTTTGATCAATGGAATTTAAGAGATTATGCATTGCGCCCATATAAAATTGCTGGAGAGATTGATTCAATGTTCAATTTGAAAAAATTAACTGGTATTGGTTATTTAGAATTTGTGGGGGCTACTTAGATTGTTTTGACTGATGAATTTGCTGGGTTATGTTTGATGTATCGCACTGTTCATGGCGGTGAAGATGAAAAATATATGCCAACTTATCCTGATAAAAATAGCGGCAAAATTAAAGAGGAACAATTTATTAAAGAATTCAAGGATTACATTAGTAAATAATGGATTACCGCTTAAATTTAATTTGTGGAACTGATATGTTGATTCCTGAATGTAATTTAGTCGCTCATCAACCAAGGATAAAAGAAATTTCATTTATTGGGGAATCTGATTTTTTTATTGGAGCATAGACCCTCTGTTTACATAAAACAATGTTTATAGAGGACAAAACTATTCTAGACAGTATCAATAATTTTTAGATATTTATGACGATAATGTTATAGGATGAAACAAAGGATAAAAAAGCTAACATTTTAAATGTTTTAAATTTATTATTTCCATCATATAAAATAAATGTGACACCAAACTCATTATTATTTATAAAGGAAGGTGTTCCTCCTATTACTGTAGATGGGAATAATTTTGAAGCATTACAAGAAGTGTTGCGTTTAATCTTTTGTATGCACAATGGCCCGATGGATTAGTAGGCTTTCAATCCTGCCAACGACAAGGCTCGTGAGATTGCTCAAAAGCTAATGCGAGGGAGACAGCGAGTTGCCGCGCAAAACGGTAATTCGAATGTAAGTGTTTTTAGTTAGTATATGTCAATCTTGACTATTGGATTAGGTTCAATGTCATTATAGGATTTGACAAATCTGACAATGTTCCAATTATATGATTTAATGGAGAGATATACGCTATATACTGCTTGGGACCTGGATGTGCGCTAGCGTTTAGCTGGCGGTAAACCTGAAGGGACCCCGGATAATTGGATGAAAAACATTCATTAATTAAAAATACAAGGAGGAAATAACACTATGAAATTCGGTGTCCGCGAAATTTGTGATGTTGTACTAAAGGCTAAGTCAGCACAGAAAATCGGTAATAAGGTATTCTATGCTGGTGAACCTGTTATTTATTTTGACACCCTAAAAACTTCTAGCTTAGAAGGCGCTGCTACCACTGTATATGCACAAGGTGGTCGTGGTAACTCTCGTTTAGTAGCATGGGAAGGTGAAAGAACTTTAACCTTTACTATGGAGGATGCTTTAATTTCTCCTGAAGGATTTATGATTCTTTCTGGTGCCGGTTTAATTGCTGCTAATAAGGATAAGCCAATTTATCAACATGTAACTGAGACTGTTGATGCAAGCGATTCTTTACGTTTCAAATTTGATGCTACTGGATTTAAATTTGCTGTTTATACTGAAAATAAACCTTATTTACCTGCTAATGCTGGTGATAACTTCGCTTATGTAATGTTTATGAAGAATGGTGAAATCACTACTGAACCTTACATTCCTGTTCATGAAGGTGATGATACTGCTATTGATAGTGAGGCTATGCCTGAGACTGTAACTGATGTAGATGGTAAAACTTATTATCGTGTAGCTGTTATGGATCATAAAATGTATATTGGTTTAGCTTCCTATGAGGATGAGCAGAATAAAGGACATAAATATGAAAGTGAAAGCGGCGATACTGCTTATGATGTAGTTACTCTACCAGATCGTTTAAAGTTCGATTCTGTATTAGTTGATTACTACACAGAGCGTAAGTCTGGCGCTACTCAGATGGAAATTACTGCTGATAAGTTTGGTGGTAACTATTATCTTGAAGCTTCTACTCTATTCCGTGATACTAATGGTGTAGACATGCCTGCTGAGTTCATTATTCCTAACTGCAAGATTCAGTCTAACTTCACCTTTACTATGGCTTCTTCTGGTGACCCAAGTACATTTACTTTCACCTTAGATGCATTCCCTGATTATACTCGTTTCGATCATAGTAAGAAAGTTCTAGCTGCAATCCAAGTAATTGAGTATCTGGATAATGATGATTTACATCGTCATAGTACAGTTCACCAGAAATCTCACGATAGTTATAATTGGTAATTTAATTAAAAATTTTATGGGGAGAGGATTTATTCCTCTTCCCATTTTTTTTATTTTAGGAGAGATAAAATGGCTTTAGTTTTAAAAGAAGGTATTTTAGCAAATAATGATATTTTATCTGAAACGGAATTTAAAGATTTTATAGACCCAATTTTAGATGAAAGATTGTTACATAATTTAAATTTAAGACTTAATTCTATATTGAAATTTATTAAAAGAGGGTAGATAAAAGAGGCTTATAAAGAATGGGAAAGTTTATAGCGCAATATTTTATAGAATAAAGATTATGCTGTATCTTTATTGTTTATTGAAAATATTAATAGTGAAAATAAAGATTACCAATTTAAACACGCTACTAAAGAATATGATATTTTAAATGATAGAGGAAAATTAACTCATATTTCAAATTTAATGAAAGTAACTTATCAAGAATCAATACAAGAACAAATTAATGAACATTTATCAGAATTTATAACTGATATTTCCACAAAAACCATTTCAGATATTGAATTAATTCGAGATATTTTTAAAAGTAAATATCATGATATAAAACATAATGCTTCTGAAGCTAGATGGAATACCCACAATTGGACTTATAAAAATATTATTTATGGTAACAATCCTGTGTGGCAAGGCAATGCAGCTGATGCTTTTATGAATCATATGGCCCATTTACATGTATAGATTTTAGCAGGAAGTATACCAGCAGAACAATAGAATTTATTTGCTTAGTCAGTATGGAATGAAGAAAAAGATAATATTTTTAAACTATTAGCTGATTCATTAAATCATATATCATGGATTACTGGTGGTGATATTATTATAAAATATTAGGGACAATTATTTAATATTTAGTTAAAGACTGGTTAGATTTTAAAGAATTCTTCTAAGCAAAGAAGACGAATTGGCGGAAAATTAAAAACAACAGAATTAACAAATTTAATTATAGCTTTAAAAAATGATATTATATTAAAGGATAAACCAGCTTTAATACATCGTTTATATACAAAATTAAAAACTTCTGGGTGGGTAGAAGAAACAGATAAAGATACTGTTGATATAATAACTAATTTAATTACAACCAATTTACATAGTGTAAAAAATTTGACAATAAACTAAATTTTTAGTATAATATAAATAAGTGTAAAAGGAGGATTTTGAAATGGCAAAAGTAGCATTTTCAAAGTTAAATTTAAATAAAAATACAGAAGTATCAACTTTTGAATGGGGAGATTAGATTATTGAAGTTAAAGATTATCTTCCTATTGGAGATAAGTTAAATCTTATTTCAGAGATTATTAATGATTCTATTGATAAGAATGGTTATTATAATCCTGCTCGTGTGTATCTTCATACTATTTTAAAAATGATTATGGTTTATACTAATGTAAGTTTTACTGATAAGCAAAAAGAAGACCCAAAGAAATTATATGATTTAGTAGTTGGCTCTGGTTTTTCTGCTAAAGTATTTGGAGAAATTAATCCAGGAGAATATGCTCAAATTAAAAGTTGGGTAGCAGAAACTATTCATTCAATTTATGAGTATAAAAATTCTGCGGCAGGTATTTTAGATATTATTTCAACTGATTATAAAGATACAACATTTGATATGGAACAATTAACTAATGATATTCAGAATCCTGAAACATTAGGATTGTTAAAAGATGTTTTGACCAAGTTGGGATAATTAAACTATTTAATTTTTTAAAATTAAATAGGAATAATCAAGTGTATGGGTGTGAGAAGATTATTTCTCACACCCATTTTTTTTGTTTATATTATGAGAGAAAGGAGTCCCGTTTATGGCAAAACAATTAAATGTTGCATTAGATTTTACTGCAAATACTACTCAAGCAAAATAGTCTATTCAAGAATTACAACAATTATTAACTAAACTTTCATATAGTACTGATTTAGGACTTAAACCAGAATAGATGCAAAAAGCTTCTGAAGCAGCCAGATAGTTAGCATTTCATTTAAATGAAGCCTATAATACAACTACTGGTAATTATGATTTAAGTAAACTTAATGCAAGTTTAAATAGATCTTAGACAAATGTAACTAAATTATCTAAAAGTTTATTAGATGCGGGAGTAACGGGATAGCAAGCATTTGTAAAATTGGCTTAGTCCATAGCTGCGGCTGATTAGCCAATGATTAGCTTAAATGCTCGTTTATAGGATTTTTTAACTACTGTTAAAAATACAGTTAAATGGTAGATTTCTTCAAGTATGATTCATAGTGTAATGGGAGCATTACAAGGGGCTTATGGTTATGCTTAGGATTTAAACAGATCATTAAATGATATTCGAATTGTTACCGGTCATAATATTGATTATATGGATAAATTTGCTGATAAAGCAAATAAAGCGGCAAAGGCATTAAGTACTTCTACATTAAATTATACTGATGCTTCTTTAATTTACTATCAACAGGGTTTATCTGATAAAGAAGTAGAAGATAGAACTGCTGTTACAATTAAAATGGCTAATGCCGCTGGTGAAAGCGCCGATAAAATTTCTTAGCAATTAACTGCTGTTTGGAATAATTTCTATGATGGATCACAATCATTAGAATATTATGCTGATGTTATGACGGCGTTGGGTGCTGCTACTGCTTCTAGTACAGATGAAATTGCGGCTGGATTAGAAAAATTCGCGGCTGTGTCAAATACAGTAGGTTTAAGTTATGAATATGCTACTTCTGCTTTAGCAACTGTAACAGCTACAACTCGTCAATCTGCTGATGTGGTTGGTACTGCATTTAAAACATTATTTGCTCGTATTCAAGATTTAGAATTGGGAAAAACTCTTGAAGATGGTACTACATTAGGAAAATATTCTCAAGCTCTTGAAGCTGTTGGTGTTTCTATTAAAACAGCAGATGGTGGATTGCGAGAGATGGATGATATCCTTGATGATTTAGGCGAAAAATGGAATTCATTTGATGCTGAAGGAAATCCATTAATTTCTAAAGATGCTAAAGTGGCATTAGCTCAAACTGTTGCTGGTGTCCGCCAATATACTCAATTAATTGCATTGATGGATAAATGGGATTTCATGAAAGAAAATCTCGAAACTGCTCGTAATGCTACTGGAACATTAACTGAGCAATAGAAAATTTATGAAGAGTCTTGGGAAGCCGCTAATAAGCGTTTGAAGGCTTCATTTTAGGGATTATATCAAGATTTAATTGATGATAAGTTTTTTATTAAATTAACTGATTTTTTAGCCGATACTGTTGATGGTGTTGATTCATTTATTGATAAAATAGGAGGCCTTAAACCAGTACTAATAGGAATATTAGCTATTGTTGAATAGAGTTTAGCTTCAAAAATTGAGCCTGCTTTACGAAATGTTATTAGCAATATTCAAATATTGGTTGGTGGAGCTGATAAAGCTTATGCTAAAATTCATACTCAAATAAATGAATAGACTTCTAATTATTTATCTAAAAAAGGTGATAATTTAGATGAAGAATCTAAATAGAGTTTATTAAATTCTAAACGTGTTTCTGAAATGAAAGATAAAATAGCTATAGCTTCAGAAAGAATGACGGCAGCTGAGAAATCATTTTGGGAGACAGAAAAATAGGGTATCCAGTAGCAGGGAGATTAGCTTATCAAATTAGGTCAAGAAATTGATACTTATACAAAAATCATAAATGATGCTCAAGATACAATGGTAAGCGATAAAAAAGGTATCTCAAAAGCTTATAATAATTAGATGGAAGATATTTGGAGTTCAGCTAGCTAGCATAATAATCCTGGGAATGAAGGAGAAGCTAGTTTGGGAAAAAAATATGAAGATTTATATGATGAAATAGAGCCTTATTATAATAAACTCGATACATTAAATGATAATCTTGTAAATAATCTTTTATAGGCTTGGCTGAATGCGGATGCTACTACTCCTGTGGCTAATTTATTTAATGATATGACGACTGAAGTTACATCATAGCTAGATAAATTAACACAATTAACTAATGAATCAGCATAGCAGGCTTATGCCGCGGGGACATTTAGTCCAGAATTAAATAATTTTGATATTGCAACCACTAAAGCTGAAACTTATTTTAATTTATTCCGTGAAAATTTACCTAAAAATATTTAGGATTTAGGAATACTGCAAAGCTTAGAGAAAGAAATTGCATCAATACCTTGGGATGAGACTGGTACAGATAAACGTATGGCTAAAATGCGTCAATATATTTAGATTATACAAAGTAGTAAGTTATCTCAAGATTAGTTAGTTGCTTCTTTAAGAGGCATGGGCGTAGGAGACGATGAAATTAAAAAAGTTGTTTAGTCATTTGAAAAAATGCAAAAAGCTCAAGAAAAAGCTAAGCAAAAACAAGAAGAGTTAAATAAACAAGTTGAAAACTTTAAACCTAAACATTTAGTTGGTGGTATTGAAGCATTTATGTCAATGGCTTCATTTGCCCAATCGGCGGGAATGGCGATTTCTTCTATTAATAGTTTAATCAGTAGTATTAAAGATCCTGATATGTCTGGGTGGGAAAAAGCTGTTGCTATTCTTACTTCTATTGGTAGTCTTAGTTTTATGGTTAAAAGTGGTATTGACAGTTTGGCCACAGGAATTCAATTTTTAAAACAGGTTAGAGATTAGCATAATGCTTCCATTTTAACTGAAAAAGCTATTACAGAAGGATTAGAAATAGCTAAATTAAAAGAAACAGCAGCTACTTATTTAGAAAGTACTGCTAATAAAATAAATAATGAAACAATTTCAGATTCAACAAAAAAGAAAACTTTAAATGCATTGTAGACTAATTTAATGGAGTTAGGTTTAAATAAAGAAACAGCTGCTAAAATAACTAATACTTTAGCAACTAAAGGATTAACTGCAGCGACTCAAGAATTAAATATTGCTTTAAAAGGGGTTCAGGTAAGTTTATTACCGTTAATTGCTAAATTTATATTAATTGCTGCAATAATTGCGGCTGTTGGATTTGCTATTTATACATTAGTTAAACGTTCTCAATCTTTTAATACTGAACTTAAACAATCTAATGAAGATTTACAAACACTACAAAGTAATTTAGATAATGTTAATTCTGAAGTATAGAAAGTAACTTCATCTTTAGATGGTTTATCAAGTAAATATGATGCTTTTAAAGATTTAAAATATGGTACTACTGAATGGCGAGAAGCTTTATATGATGTAAATAATGAAGTTCAAGATTTAATTGATAATTATAATAAAATGGCAGATGCTGATTCTCAACTTAAAAAGGGTGAAGATTGGTATTATGATGTTAATAATATTTAGCATTTAACTGAATCTGGTTAGAATAAGATTAAATAGCAGGCTCTTGATAAATAGAATAAAGCTCAAACAGCTGTTAATTCTTAGAGCAATAGAGATGAATAGGTATAGCTGGAAGCAAAAATTAGAGAAATTTCAAAGAAAAATGAAAACATAGTTGTAGGAACAAAGCGAGAAAAATATCAGTTTAGACCTAATGAATATCGTTATCATACTGTTAATGCGACTGATACATTAACAACATCAGAAATAAATAAAGTAGTTAAAGCTGCTATGAAAGATTCTAGTTTTGATTTTAGTAAAGAAGACTTAATAAATAAAGCAGGTTTAGATGAAAATACAGCTAAATTAATTACTTCAAATCACGAAACTAGAGAAGCATTAGAAAAATTAACTGCTGAAACAAGTAGATTAGCTGATTCTTATTAGAATGATGTTTTAAATGAATTACTTTCACGAGGACTAGATTTATCAAGATATGATGAAAAATATCGAAATGGTATTGGAGAATTAATTAGTCAAGATGTTATAGATTATGAAAATAAAATAATTGCATCACGTGGTAGTAATAGTGGTAATGAATTAACTGAATCTGAAATTTTAAATCTATTATCATAGCAAGGATACTCAGTAAGTGAATTAAGAGATAATTGGTTACAAGATTTTACTAGCGGTAATACAACAATACCAGTAAAATTGACTGATGAAAATGGCGGAACTGTTGAAAACTCTGAAGTTACTTTTGATTATGATACTATATTGAAGAATTTTGCGGCAGAGTAGTCTCGTCAATGGGGATTGAGTTAGCAAGATAATTATTTTGATGAGCAAATTTATAGCCAAAAAGCTTTTGATGCTGCTAGCCGATTAAAGCCTTCTTGGGATGAATAGAATTTTGATAAAGATAAAATTCAGGAACAAGCTTCTGCTTTAGAAAATATGGGATAGGGCAGTGCTTTACCCTCTGAAATTGGAAAATTACAAGAATTTTTGACGAGTAATTCTGAATCATTCGCTGATATGTTCGGTATGTCTGAAGATGATTTTAAGGCTTGGGCTGGAGATGCTAATAATTTAACAGAGAATTTTGGAAAATTACAACAGGCTGTTGAAGGCGATTCTGGAGCGATTAATGAATTACGAGATGAAATGGGCTCATTAGGCACTCATGGACAAGAACTAGTTGATGAATTAGCTGGCTCTTGGGATAAATGTAATGATAAAGTAAAAGCATTTTCAGATTGGATGAATGATTCTACCAGTCTTACTAAAAAATATAATGCAGAAAATGAAGCAGCTTTTGATGAATTTGTTGCATAGAATTCTGACGCTTTATCAGATTTAGCTGGAGTATCTAAAGATACATTTGAAAAATTATATAAAGAAGATAAAAGATATGCTCGTAAAGTTGCTAAATTAATGCCCGATGTAGCAAAAGGTAATCAAAAAGCATTAGCGGAATTAAATATTGCAACTTAGCGTTCATTTTATACAACTGGGGAATAGGTAAATCAAGTTTTACAAAATATAGCTAATAGTGGTAGAGATGATTTAAAAGCAGCTTTTGGAGATTCTTTAAGTAGCGTTTAGTCAGAAATTAATACTTGTTTTACTTAGATACAAGAGGCTGCGAATGGATTATAGCTTGATCCAAAATTTGATACAACTGAAGCAATTGCTTCTTTAAATACATTGATTTCAGCCTTTGGTTTTACTGCAGAACAAGCTCAAGCTTTTGTTGCTAGTATGGGATTTGATGCAGAAATTGAAAGTGAACCAACTCCTGTTACTTCACACGAAGAAGCAGTTGTTTATACTAGTAATATTGATGAACATGGACATCATTTAGATCCTCCATCTGTTGTTCCTATTGATACTACGACTATGGTTAATGTGCCAACAGTTAAAACTCTTGATTGGTCGGGTAAAGAGTATGGTGGGAAAACAACTGATTTAACTACTAATCCCACTGCCACTAACAATAGTGGCGGAGGTGGTGGAAGCAGTTATACCCCTCCTCCTTCAAAAGAATATAAAGATGAAATTGAGCGTTATCATGTAATTAAACAAAAAATTGAAGATTTAGAAGAAGTAATGGAGCATTTAGCCAAAGCTAAAGAGCGGGCGTTTGGTACTTCTAAATTAGAATTAATGGATCAAGAAATTGAAAAATATGATGAAATGATTGATTTATAGAATCAATATCTTGATGAAATTAATAAATATTGGGATGAAGATAAAGCTTTAATAGCATCTTATGGCGCCGAATTTGATGAAACTGGTGTTATTACTAATTATGATGAAATTATGAAGCGCCAGATTGATAAATACAACTCGTCTATTGGTAAAAATGAAGATGCTGATGAGGCGGCTGAAGAAGCTTATGATGATTTTATTGAAGCTTTAGAACAGTATGAAGAAACTAATAATTTACGCCAAGATGAATTGGAAAAATTATATGATTTACAAACTGAATTAGCTGATATAATTTTTGAAAAGACTTAGTATAAAATTGAAATTAAGATTGCTGTTAAAGATGATGAGTTAGAGTATCTTGATTATTTATTAAGTAAAATTGAAGATGATGCTTATTCTGCTGCTGAGGCTATTGCTTTAATTGGGGAAAAAGCAGAAAATGCTTTAGAAAAAACTAAAACTTATTCTGACGGTTTACTAGAGTTATTAAATAATCATGGCATTAATTCTATTGAAGAACTTGATAAATTAACAGTTGATGATTTAAAAGCTAAGAATTTCACTGAAGATGAAATTGATCAAATTCGAGAATGGCGTTCTAGTATTTTAGAAGCCAATTAGGAATTGCTTGAAATGAGAGCAACCATTCAAGAAAAAGTCCTTGATAGTTTTAATCAATTTAGTGAGGATGTTCAAGACCAAATTGATTTATTTGAACATTATTAGAATATTCTTGAAGGTGTTAAAGATATTACTTCATTATTAGGAGCTCAATTAAATGAGCAATCAAAATTAGTATTGCGTAATTTAAATCGTTCATTAATGAACAACAGTATTAATAATCTTGCTGGAGCTAAATAGCAAGTAGAGGCATTAAAAGAAATGCGTGCTAATGCTCAAGAATAGTATGATAAAGCTGTTGCTAATGGAGATTCAATTGGAATTAAACAATGGAGTGATAGTTTAAAAGAAATTGATGAGCAAGTCCATAGTGCTGAAGAAAATTTCTTAGATACTTGGCAAGAAGCTTTAGAAAGAGCACGCGATATCTTTGAAGAAGAAATGGATAATATTGTCAAAGAATTTGAAGACGGTATATCTCCAATTTATGGTTCTATTGAAGCTTTGCAAGATGCTATTACTAGGGCCAATGAATTAAATAATTAGTACTTAAGTGATGCTGATAAAACTTATGAATTAAATAAATTAAGACGTCAAATTGAAGGTTCTATTGATGATACTGATATTATTCCTCATAAACAAGCATTAAATAAATTACAAGACGAGTTAAATAAAAAATTAAAAGATGGTTCTAAAATTAGTGAATATGATTTAAAGATTTTACAATCTAAATATGAATTAGAGCTAGCACGATAGAAATTGGAAGATGTTCAAAATTCTAATGAAACTGTTCGTTTGACTCGTGATAATAATGGTAATTGGGGATATGTATATAGTGCTAATGAAGACAAAATAGCTGAAGCTGAACAAGAATATGAAGATAAATTAAATGCTTATCAAAAAGCTAATGAAGAATATTTAAAAACATTAGAAAATAATATTCTTCAATTACAATCTGACTATCAAGAAAAGTTAACAGCAATAAAGCTATCATTTACTCAAGGAGAAATTTCTCAAGCTGAATACGAGAAATAGGCTGCTGATTTAGAAAAATATTATGATGAACGTATGCAATAGATTCATTAGCAATATGAAGAAGTATTTAAAAATAGTAAAGATGCTAATGAAAAATTTGTAACATATTATAAAGATAGTTCTGGTGCATTAGTTGAAAATTTTAATTAGACTACTTTGGCATTAAAAACAGGATATTCTACATTAGATGAAATGTTTAATGCATTTTGGAAAAGCCATGATAATTATGTTGCTGATTCTAATAAATTGCTTGATGATTATTTAAATAAAATTAAAGAAATTAATAGTACAGCAGGTATTGAAGGAAGTTTTGCTGATACGGCTTCTGGATGGTCAATTAAAATTACTGGTGAATCAGATAAAGCTGTAGCAGATATGGAAAAAATTGTTAAAAATGCTACAGAATCATTTAATGGTGTTATTAAAGCAGCGAGTGATTGGGAATCTATTTATGTTTCTAAAATTGATAGTGCAATTAAGCGGAATGAAGCTTTAGTAAAAACTATGAATGAAATGGTAGCAGCTTTATCTGGAATGAATAGTATTGATTATGGTAAATATGAAAATGCTATTGATTCTCGTTCAACTGCAACAGCAAATAATATAATTAGTACTTAGCGTAATTCTGAGAGTTTTAATAAAACAGCAGAAGTTCCAGAGTATATTTCTCAACTTTCTTATTTAGATATGTTAGATCAATTAGATATGAATAAACAAATTGAAAATTGGATGAGTAATAATGAATTAAACATTGATACTGCTTTAACGGATAGTTTAGATATTTCTACTATATTACAAAATATAGGATTAAACGTTTAGACTATTGTAAGTTATTTATCTAATCTTATTCCTTCTTCTCTTGGTGTTGATAGAATTGCACAAGAATTTATGCAACAAGTTTCTATTAATGCTGATTTCCCGAATGTGACTGATAGTAATGAAATTATGGAAGCATTTGAAATGATGGAGAATGAAGCAAGTCAATATGCTAGTCGAAAGACTATTTAATTTAAATGGCGAGGTTTAATTACCTCGCCATTTTTTTATTGGTCAAATATAAATAATAAAATAAGATTTTTTCTCAAAATTTATTAGAATATGAGAAAAAGGAGAACGAATTATGTCTAATGAATTAAATGAAAAAATATTCCGATCAGTAGACACAATTGTATCTGCTCGATTATAGAATTTACCATTTGACTAGACAATAGTTGGAGTAATAGAAAGTGTTCCTGAAAGTATTGAAGGAGCATAGAAATATATTGTAAATTATAAAGGAGCTAAATTAACAGTTTTTGTTAATGAAAAAGATAAATCTTATGCTCTTAATGAAGAAGTTTATGTATTAATCCCACAAGGTGATTTTTCTGGTAAGAAATTGATTACTGGACGTGTAATTAGTGATTATGAAGTAATCGGTAAAGATGATTCTAAAACTTTTTATGCAGCTAATTAGCTTTTTAATTAGAGTAAAGAAATTACAGTAATTCCTACTTCTGAGGGTCGAGAATCTAGTAAAACTATTATGGGCCCTCAAAGTTATATAAATAATAATGAATTAGTAGGATATACAACTTTACGTATTTCTTATAATTTAATGGCTGATTTATATAATGGCACAAAAACTTTAAATAAAGGTACTTATGGTATTCGTATTATATTAAGTGGAAAAGATTAGACCACAAAAGAATTAAAAACATTTACTCGACAGACCACAACAATATCCTCTAATAAAGATATGTTATTTTTAAGTGCATATAAAACAGGAGGTTATACTTCTCAATATTTTGATATAGATGTTACTAATTTAATTATTAATGATATCCAAATTGAATTATGGGAAAATGGCAATTTTTACGATAGTGATAATAATAAAATTGATAGTTCAGATTCTTTTTCAATTGTTTTTAAAAATATAAATTTATATTTAGGATATTATAAAAGTAATTTTTCAGATATTACAACTGATAGTAATATTGGCGTTTATTTATATCCAAGAGGTAGCAATAGATATTAGTTCACTCCCTCTCAAGATGAAGAAAAGCGTAAGGTTACAATGGGGTTTAGAGTTATAGATATGACTTCGGGGACTTTGGCTACATTTACTGGGGCAGAAATATGGTTATATTCTTATGATAAAGATGTAACTGAAAACAGTTCGGTATTTGGTCAAGGTTGGTGGCGCTTAGGTGTAAGAGCAGATGGCAGCTATGATGAGATTCCTATTCTTGCGGGTAATACAATTTCTACCTCTCTTCGTTTAGGAGATTAGATTTTTACTCAACCATATAGGATTTATTTTAAAGGTAAAATAGGAACAAGAGAAGTTTTAGGATATTCTTAGTCATGTTCTTATACAAATACATTATATAATCCAGATATTGGTTTATTAGCTGGTTTAAATTTATTTACGAATAATAACAATAATACATTTTATATATATGGACAAGATAACCAATTATTAGCTCGTTCTAATGGAGAAAAAATCCATTATATTGCGGTAGAATTTAATAGCAAAGATACTAGTAAGACTACAACATTGACAAACGGTGTTCGATTACGATATATGCTACCTTCTAAAAAAACAATGATTATTCCAGTGGAAAATGGAAAGATAAATAAGCATGATGAGTATGAGTTTGAGCATATATTAAATACTGATAAAAATACTGCTCCTATGTATGACTATTTAAATCCTACAACTAAAATATATTATATACCTTTTAGAATTAACTCTTTATATAATCCACTTTTTAGAAATAATACAATTAAATGTGAAATTGAAATTAATAATTAGATATACACCAGTTCAATTGAATTATTATTTGGTAATAGCGGCTCTTCTGGGGCTAATTGTGTGCTTCAATTATCATTACAAGAAAAAATTAAAGATTAGTATAAAGATTGTAAAGTTATTTGTCCTATTTCTCAAGATAAGGAGTATCGAATAGTTGCTAATTTATATGATTATACTTGGCAAGGACGTTCTGATATTGAATTAACTTATGAATGGTATTATAATTCTTTAAATTCTGATAAGATTTCATTAGTGGATAATATTATTAAAATTCATGAAGCATTAACAGAATCTGATATTAATCTTTTATCAAAATTAGTTGTTAAAGTAAAAGGAACTTATAATAATAATAATTTAGAGGGATATATTAGTATTCCTACTACATTTAATCCAGAATATGTTTGTGCTGATGGATGCTCTATAATAACTTATGATATTACTGGTAAAAAACCGGTATATGAAAAAACTAATTATCAAATTTTTAAATATACAACTGAAATGGATGGGTTTGAAACTGTATCTGAAAATTTAAATTGGAGCTTGCAGAATAATATTAAAAATGATGAGAACAAAATTTTAACATAGTGGAAATTTGAAAATAATATAATTATTCCGCCTACTGTATTTTCCTCTCAAGATAATAATTCAACTTGTCTCTATGTATAGGCATAGAATAAAACAGACAAAATAGTATGGATATAGCCTATTGTAGTGATTAAAAATAATTATCCTATTGCAATGTGGAATGATTTACAAGGGGCAGTTATTGATTTTAATGACGAAACTTTACAATTAATTTCTACTACAGTAGGACAATTAAATAGTAATTAGACTAAAGGTGTACTAATGGGTACATTTAAAAATAATAATAATTTAGAAGAATATGGTTTATACGCTTTTGATGATAAAAAGAATATATTTAAAATAAATGATTAGGGAGAAGCTTGGATAAAAACTGCGACTTCAGCTTAGAATGCTTAGAATTTGGTGGATGCTGAGCATGAAGCTTTATTAAATGTTGGAAGTTCTGAAAATCCAGTATATTTTTTAAATGGAGTCCCTGTCCAATGCAATCTATCTTCAAATTCTGCTATTAAAACTTTAATTGATAGATGTGCTACATTAGAATCACGCGTTAAAACTTTGGAAACAAGTTTCACTACATTATAGCAAACAACGATTCCAAATTTAATAAAACGTATCCAAGCATTAGAAAATAAATAATAATTATGTGGTAAAGGAGAATGACTATGCCTGAAAGATTATATCCTCCTGTAATAGCAGGTACTTTACCTGCTTTTTGTAAGAGTTATATTGAAACAGGCGACACGAAAGTATTAAAGGATATTTAGATTACAATTCCTTTTACTGCGAGTGCCGCAGTTAATGATAAAGAATTTGTTGGATTTGTTTTGCGATTAAAAACTGCTTCAACAAATACTTATTTATTTAATCCAATTGAATCAATGGATTTTAATACTGCTAATTCTACTGTTACATTTACTATACCTCCTTCTTAGGGAGCCTTATTAAATGAAGGCTAGTATTACAAAGTACAATTAGCTTATATTTCACAATATACATAGACTGAAACAAAAGAAGACCCTGACACGAAAGAAACTGTTACAGTTGATGTTATTAAAAAGTTAACAGGATACTATTCTACTATTGGTATTATTAAATGTATTCAGGAGCCTAAAATTTCAGTTAAAGGATATTCAATTGATAGTATTAATTTATTTAATAATAATTTATTCGGTTTGTATGAATTATCTTCTGATTTTGATTAGAGTGAAAAAGTATATTCTTATAATTTTTCATTTTATACAGAAGAAGGGGAATTATATTATACTACTGGTGAATTATTACATAATAATTCTAATGATATTGAATATGGAATATCTACTGATTCAGCCGTTTTAAGTAGTTTCATTAAAACTAGTGAAGTTTATAAATTAGTTTATACTGTTACAACTTTAAATGGATATGTGGCATCAAGCCCAATGTATAGAGTAACAGCAGAAACTTTATTAGCCCCTAGTAAAAGTATTTCAATCACAACAGAACCTCACCCAAATAGTGGATGTATTAATGTTAATTTTCATGGTATTGAACGAGTAGTTCGTCAAGAAAATGTTATTAAGGAAATGACTCGTATTAATACTTATTATAATTATTCTAAAAATTTAATGACAAAATTAAAACGATTCTATCAAGGAACAAATAGTTCAGATAACCCGCAAATTAAAGAATGGGTTGATCAAATTTAGGAGTCAGGATTTGTTGTCAATATTTTAGAAAAGTATAGAATATATTTACGAGATAATGTTTCATTATTAAATGATATGTGTGGTATTTCTACTGGTATTTTAGAGTCTTTAATTATGGAATCAAAAGAATTTGATTTATATTTAGGAGAATATTTAGGTTCTGTTATAGAAAATATTGGTAAAGAAAAAGAAGAAATAAATTATTATAATTTATTTAGTAAATTTTTATGGAATACTACAGTATATATTGCTACTTCATTTGAAGGATATAAAAATTTAAATATTATTTTATAGAATAGAGTAAATTCTTATTTAAATTATTTATAGGATTCTATAAATGTTGATGAAACAGAGTTAGACCAGATTGTTACAGATTAGAGTTTAATTAACTTATGTCAAAATATTATTACTACAGCTGGTTTATCTACTGAATTAGCTAAAGAATATTTACATATTTTAGGATATGATTCTAATATTGAATACCAAGTAGATAAACAAGAAGATACTTATTTTGGTCAATACATTTTAGTGAGGGCCAGCGAAGAAGATGAATATCGTTCTTGGTTAGAATTAAAACGATTTAAACTTGAAAATATGAAACCATCATTAATAGATTATAATGATTATACCGTTAAACAAGGTGTTAAATATATTTATGGTATAATTCAATATAATTTGTTTGGTATTTATTCTTCTCGCATTGAAAGTGAACCTGTTTCAGTTGATTTTGAAGATATCTTTTTATATGATGGAGATAGAGTTTTAAAAGTAAAATTCAATCCTAAAGTATCTTCATTTAAAACTACAATACTCGAACAAAAAACAAATACAATTGGCAATAAATTTCCCTTTATTTTCAGAAATGGAAAAGTTGCTTATAAAGAATTTCCTATTAGTGGATTAATTTCTTACCAAATGGATGATGAAATTTTATTTTATGATAGAGAAATTCAAGACTATATTAGAACTTGTACTGACCATGCTGATATTAAAAACAGTACAGAATTTTTTAATCGCATGGAAAAAATATTAGAAAATCCTTGTGATTTAATTGAAAATAATATTCATAAAGAGCGCAATTTTAAAATGGAAGTCTTAGATTGGTTAAATAATGGATAGCCTAAATTATTCCGGTCTGGGCCAGAAGGGAATTTTATCATTCGTATTATGAATGTTTCTATGTCTCCAGTAGATACACTAGGGCGCATGCTTCATTCTTTTACCGGACAATGTGTTGAAATAGCGGATTTAACTTATGAAAATTTATTAAAATACGGATTTATAAAATCTGATATTGTTAGTAAATATGTTTCATTATGGCGCAGTTATTATTTAAATGAATATGAGCCTGGCATGGATATTATTATAGATTTTGAATCTAATAATATTAGTCAATTTTCTGTTCAAGATTTATTGCCTGGATCTAGTATTTTCTTAACTTACGGAGATATATCAGAAAAGACAGAAGATGAAATTTTAATTGGAATTACTGGCTCATATACTTATAATAATTCAAGCCGAAAAATAAGTCGTATTAGAATACCTAATGATGAATACACTCATCCAGTAGGTATTTTAGAGTGCCAATATCAAGGAGTACGATACGGAAATTTTGATGCAATTACTGAAGTAAAATTAAAGACGATTTTAAGCCATTAGTTTGTGGGAGTTAATCCAGTATTAACTGAATTAGATACTTTAGTTACTAAATAGAAAGATTAGTCTTTAACTGAGTCAGATATTAATAAATTTAGAAATGCTTTGAGTTCTTTAAATGAGAGAATTGTATTAAATAAATTAGATGTAAATTCTGCATTTGAAAAAATTTATGATACTTTAGCTGCCAAAGGATTTGAGCCTGGCAACATTATGTCTTATATTAATACTCAATTCCATAATTACACCAGAGACAAATTAAAAGTTTTAAATTTAGAACAATTACATATAAAAGTACGTGAATTAATACCTATTTATGCGGTCCCTTATGAATATGTAACTCCTGAAGGATGGGCAAAAATAACTGCGGCTAATCCATCTGGAGTGCCTTGGGCTATTAGTGATGGGAAAGCAACGCATGTGTGTCTACCTCAAGCAGATGGTAGTTATTCTAAATATGATTATGAAGAAAATTTTGGTAGTCAGTATTTATTATATTCTGTTTCTCCTTTTGGATAGCCCTATCCAATAGATGAATTAACTCCAAAAGTAAGAGAATATTTTAATGTAAATGATGAATTTTGTGTATTTTAGATGTACGAGTATTTCCCTCAATTTGATTCTTGGATGCCAACATAGCGTACTAATATTTTTGGAGTAAAGACCGGTCAATATTATGACTGTTATTGGAAATCAGTGATTGACGATTTTGACACTTCATTTTATATCAATGAAAAATATCGTTATGAAAAATTACATGACATTCAATATGACGAAGAAGTTGGATTATATTATGTTTTAATTAAAAATAAAAAGACATATTTAAATGATGAATTAGAGTTGTATGTTGAAAAAGATGGAAAATATAAATTAGTTAAGGATGTTTATATTATTCCTAAAGGGGCTACAGATAAATATCAAGATTATATTAATAATCAAATTAAAGCATTAAATGATTTAAGAGAAAAAAAATTACAAACTGCTATTATGTTTGATCATAAAGCTATTAATGATTTTTATGACGCTTAGATAAAATCTTTAGAAGATTTATTAAAAAATGCTACATTCTATAAAACTATAAAAAATAATAATGAATTAATTCATGAAAAAGATTATTTATCAACAGCTATTCGTTGGTTGAATAAAGAAGACTATAATCCAGTCCCTGAATTTTATCATACTGATTGGACTGTAGATGAAAATAATATTGCTAAATCAATTGTATAGCAAGATTAGATTAAAGATTTTTATATTCGTTTTAATAATTCTGTAGAGTTAGAGTATGATGATAATAGATATTTTTCTAATTTAAAATCTCCTGATATAATTAAAATTGGCACAGGATTAATCGCGGAAGCAACATTTTAGTTAGAGATTTTAGATTATTATACTGAAGTAAATGATAGTGAAACAAGACGCGCGAAAGATAATTATATATAGCAATCAGAATTTTTAAGAGCTTTATATCGTAATTATGAATTAATAGCAGAAGCTGATAATAATTTTTAGAAATATTTAACTTTAACTCGCAGTTATAATACTTTATTAAATGGTTTATCAGAATCAAATAATATTCCTTATGAAGATTTAAATGATCATCAATCTCGTTTAGAGAGAATAATTAATTGGCAGGATCGCAATATTATTAATGAAATTTTAAATACTATGAAACCAGCAGCATTAAAGAATTTTAATATTGTTGATTTATGGTCAAATAATATTACTGAAGAGAAGAAAGCTGAAATAAAAAAAGAAGTATTAAAAACAATTAAGCGAATGTAGATAAATAAAGGTATGTATACTGAATTAAAATTATAGGATGAAGAAGAATAGGATTTATTAGATTTAATTTAGCAGCCGACTAAAGAAGGTATTAATTCTAAATTAAATAAATTAGATTCTTTATTACAATCTCTTTATAATAATTAGAATTCTGCTATTGAAAATGCTAATTCAATTGCGAATGATTATGGTGGTTTATTAAATCAAATTTATGAAATCACTGATAAAAATGGTCAAACTCTTACTGATGATGGTTATAATGCAATTGTTTATAGATATAAAGCAGCATTGTGGTTATATTGTTTAATTTATTAGAGTATAGCTAATCAATTAACAAATGTTACTTCTTCTAATTATAATTCAATAAAAGATAATCTTGAGCAAATTGAATCTTCAATTAATATTACTGAGATTTTAACTAATATAAAAAATCATTATAATAGAGTTTCAGCAGGGTTAGGTAGCACTAATACTTCTGAAGCTGAGGCGCGCCGGATTCAAATGAATTATTATATTGATGCTTGGACTTCTATTCAAGGATTATATGATACTATAATAGGATATTTAGCTATTATAAAAGACCAAGATGACGATGATGCTTTAGATAAATTATTATATCAAAAAGTTTTGGGTGGCATACATGAAATTTTATGGTATTATGGACGTTTAAAACAATCTCGTAGAAATTTAAATAAATTATTAGGATAGACTGATAATTTAGATTCTGATACTAAAGCATTTATTAATTTTATTGGCACTGATGATAATGATAATTTTTTATATCCTTTTGATGCTTGTATTGATTTAATTGAGAAATTAAAAAATACTAAAATTGATTTAGACAATATGGATACTCTAAAGGATTTATTTTAGGTATCTAGTTTAATTGATATAGGAAATACTATTGCTTCTGATTATACTGCCTTAAATTTAAAATTACAAGGCGGTACTGAATAGAATGGCTTGGAAGATGAAGACAGTTCTTCTATTATTAAATTTATTTTAGCGGCAGATAAATTAGATTATGTTTGTTAGTCAGCAAAAGAATTAAATTGGCCTAATTTAATTATAAATGATAGTACTAGTTTATCATCTAAGTTAAATTATTATTTATAGAAATCTATTACATTCTCAGGTTGGTGGAATGATAGAAAAAGAGATCTTTTATATTGTTTAGCTTTTAGAGATCGATTATTATATTCATTCTATTATTATGAGAAGAATAATCGTAAATATTCAGATTCTTATATAACTAAATTAGGGTCTTCTATACAAAGTACTATTCGATCTAGTTCTAATCGTAATATTATTTTAGATATTGAAGGAAATAATTTAGATGAAGGAGATAATTCAATTTTTAATAGTATTGAATTTGATTAGAATACTTATAATCTTGAAGCCACTAATATTCGTATAGCTAAAATTAATAAACTATTATATATTATTGATAATACCTGTTTACCAGTAAAAGAAAATGGATATAAATATGTTTTAGATGCTATTATTGATTTAATTACTCCAAATGCTACAAATAATTATATGAATACTGGATTTTCTCGTTTATTAGATGCTAATACTATAATAACTAATTATAATTCTACTATTACAAATTATCAATAGCTATTGGTTAGTAATGGCATAAATACTTCAACCTATAAATTAGTAGGAAAAATTGAAAAAAATGATATTTTCTTAACTCTGGGAAAATATTATTATTTAGAAAATAATTTTTATAAACAAGCTACTTTAAATAATTATGATTTAAATGTAGATTATTATTTGAATGAAAAAGATTATTTAATAAAAAGTTTTATTGATTATTTTAATCAATTAGCAGTATCAGCGAATGATTAGAAAAATAATAATTATAATTTTATTGAACCATATTTAACTGCTACTAAACTTGCTAATTTACAATAGGGAACATTTAATTTATATTCTAATAATAAATTTATTTCTACTGTTTTAAGTGAAGAAAATCAAAGTGATAGTGAAGATATTAAAAAACATCCTGAACGCAATATTATTGATAATATTATAAATTATACTTATAAAACACGTTCTAATTTTATTTCTAATAATACTGGTGGAGATAATGCATTATCTGATTATGGTACATTAAAATCAGTATTAGAGTTATATAATTCTAATTTAGATGGATTATATACCACTCTATTAAGAAGTTATAAATCTTTAGGCAATAAAATTTTTATTTAGGATAAAATAAAATCTTTAAATAATTTGTCAGAATATAAGGTAAATATTTCAAAAACAAATCCTACTATTAATGAAGTAAGATATCAGCATTTATTAATGTTAAAAGGATTGGCAAAAATTTCAGAATTGTGCTATTGGTGTAATACTCAATTATTTAATGAATATAGAATTGATCCATTATTAATTGAATTATTTACTAATTTACCTAAATTATCTAACCCTAATGAAAATTATTCTTCAATTACAAGTATGGGAATTTTTTATTGGTATATTGAAAATGTTTTAAACAAAGATATAAATGCTTATAAAGACGCGATTGAATAGGCAGAATTTTTAATTACTATTTACACTAATAAACAAGAAAATTATAAAACAAAAGCTGAATATTATTAGATTGAATATGAAAAATATCTTACTATTTTTAGAGGATTCCTATCAACACGATTTTATGACTATTATGATATTAATGATACTGTATCAAAAGATAAATAGATGCGTGAATTAATTGAAGCAGTAAAAGATGCTTGGAATAAATTTATATTAGCTCTCGATAGAGGGTTTACTAAAGAGATAGAGGCGGGTATGTATCAATGAAAAATAATCCTTTGTTAGATACTCATTTTTTGAAATAGTTAGATTTAGACAACTAGAAAGAAGTTTTTATTAAAATTGTAAGTTTAAATAAAGATGAAGAACCTGTTGAATCGATTGAAGGCAAAGCTTCTGGAGGATCCATCAATATTGATGGGTCCTCCGCTGTTCGTCGTTCTTGTTCAGTACAATTAGTATCTGAAGGAGTAAATATTACTGATGTATATTGGGGATTAACAACTAAATTTAATCTTTATATTGGCCTAATTAATAATATTGATTCTGATTATGATGATTTAATTTGGTTCCCGCAAGGTATGTTTTTAATTACTGCTTTTAATACAACACTTACTTCTACTGGATGTAAAATTGCTATTTCAGGAAAAGATAAAATGTGTTTATTAAATGGTGATATTGGAGGAAATTTTCCTAATCCAATTGATTTTGCAATAGAATTAGTTGAATATGATGAAGAAAATTTAAATGTATCTGAATTAATTGTAAAATATAATTTAATAAAAAATTTACATTGGAGAATTGATAAAAATACTGAAACTCAATATTTAACTGATGAAGGTATAGCATATTTAACCGAATAGCAAAATAATGAATTAATGTTGGGTATTGTTGAAGTTAAAGATAGTATTAGTGGAGAAATTAAAAAATATAAAAAAATAAGACGTCCTATCACATATATTATTCGTGAAATGATCCATTTTTATGGAAATGAGCCTTTTCATAATATTTTAATTAAAGATGTTGATGATAAAGGTTTAGAATTATTACGATATACTGATGGTGATTTTTATGCTTTTTTAGATGATAATGGTATTTATGTCAATATTACTTTTGATACAACTTTAACAAAATATACTACTACTGGGAAAAAAGTCCAATTAAATCAATTGACAGATAGTGAATTAACTGAAATTGGTTCAAATACTTTTAAAACTAAAGTAAAAGATAGTCCTAATGATAAAATAGGATATTATGTTTCTAAAATTAGTGGTACTGGTACGGCTGGATATCGAGCAGTAGATTTATATTGGCCTGATGAAGATGGTTTGGTAGTTAATGTAGGAGATACAATCACTTCAGTGCTTGATAAAATTTGTTCTACTTTTGGAGATTATGAATATTTTTATAATCTTGATGGACAATTTGTTTTTTAGAAAAAGCGGACTTATGTAAATTAGTCTTGGACTAGTATGATAAAAACTACAGATTCAGTTAATCCTGAAGAAGATGAAAAATTAAATTCTATTTATGAAAAGCATGATAATTAGTATACTTATAATTAGATTTATGCAGAAGTTGCAATGTTAGCTTCAAAAAGTTCTTATAATTTTTCAGATAATGTTTTAATTTCTTCATTTTAGCATACTCCTGATTTTTCTAAAATAAAAAATAATTTTATGATTTGGGGCAAAAAGAATCCAACTACTGCGAATAGTGAAGGCGTACCCATTCATTTACGATATGCTATTGATGAAAAACCTAAAAAATATACTACAATTGATGGAAGAGTTTATCGTTCTTATGATCCACTAAAAACTGGAGAATTTGTAAAAACTCCTAATCCAAAAGATACTTTATAGGGAACTGCTCTTGATGAACAATGGTGGGATGTTAAAGACTGGGCTGAACTTTATAAGTTATATTTAGGATAGTATCCTGATAGAGAGCTGGGAGACTATTATGATGGGAAAAATGGAGGAGTAAATATAGATATTGCTTCTCTTTATGGTGAATGTCATAATGATGAGTTAATGAAAAAATTTTATGGCACTTCCTGCAGTTCAAGTTATGGTTAGTGGAATGATTGGGAAAATAAAAAATTATATGTTTTTGATTTATTGTCAGATGGTAGTATAGGATATACTGGACATGGTTCTATGTGTACGCATCCCTGGGCAAGTTGGTTTGATCCTTTATATCAAAAAGGCGGCAAGGCTTATGTGTATTAGCCAGTAATGCCAGACCAAGATAAAAATACATAGTATTATGTAAAATAGAATTGGCGTGAATTAATTTATCAAATGGCATTAGATTATGAGAAATATGGACATAATGATGATTATGCAGTAAAATTAACTCAAAATAATCCAGAATTTAAAAATGGATGTACTGGTTATGAAAGTTATTATGCTGATTTATTAGCATATTGGAGAAAAATATATAATCCTACAACAACTGATTATAAAAATTATTTTGTTGGCATGCCGAATCCACAAAAACCTGAGGAGTAGATGCCATTACCAGATAATGAAAAAGAGTATTATGGATGGAATAGAAAATATATTACTGACCCTTCTACATTAGAATTTTGGATGGATTTTATAGAAGATTCAGAATGTACGATAGGCAAGTACTCTGTGAAAGCTATTGGAGATAGGCCGAAAATTGTTAATAATGATGCTATTAAATCTATTATTTATAGGGATACTCCTAATATAATTTATATTAGTCCTGAAAAATATAGCTTATATTAGAAACAAAATTTATTATAGGATGGATATGCTTATATACCATTACCTAAAATGTATGAAGATAAATTTGTTATTTCATCTTAGGGTAAAACAACATATGATGAATTGAATAATTTATTATATCAATATGCTTATTTGAATGAAAAAATAAATTTAAAATCTGTCCCTGTTTATTATTTAGAACCAAATACAATTATTACAGTTGATGATAATAAAAGTGATATACATGGAGAATATATTTTAAATAAAATTACCATTTAGTTAAATCATAATGGTATGATGACTGTAGTGGCTACAAAAGCCCCTCCAAGATTGCTATAAGAGAGGAGACGGAGTAATGGCTAAAAGTGTTGTTTAGTTTCGATATTTTGGTGAATTAAATGAAAAAAATTATCCAGTAACAATAACTAAAGCTAAATTAATGTCAGGAGTAATTTTTGATGATTATACTCCTATTATAAAATTAGGAATCCAAAGTTTACCAGGTACTAAATTTAGACTTAATGCCAATCAAGACTATATAATGATTGGTGGAGTTGGTTTGTATGAATTAGATATGACTTAGGGCTCTGGTGTAGTAACATCTATTAATTTTGATGAAATGTCATTAACTAATATAGATGAAAATCAAGATGCTTATTTATTAATAGATATTTTATACGAAAAGGAGGGGAGTTAATTGAGTTCATTTTATGGTAATTTAAAAGTTAATCCACGAATTGCTTTAACATTTGATAAAACTTATACCAATCGTTATGAAATGGAACAAGCCATAGCTAAACGCGCTCCAGATGGCTCCTCTACTGGGAATATTAATGGCGATGGAGTGTATAACACTCGTTATGTATTTATTAATTATGGCGAACGTCGATATAGTCCTTATATATCAACAGAAATAAAAGCTTAGTGGCATCAAACTGCTAATGACGAAAAGGGCAATGAAGTTGAAAAATTTACGGCTAATTGTCCAGTGTTGTGGGTTTATAAAATTCAAGGTAGTATTTAGACTATTGGTGATATGGACCCAAAACTTACTTCATAGCGTCCTTATGGAGACTATTTTAAAGTAGACCCTAAAACTGATTTTTATGATTCCAATTAGAGATATTATTTATTAAAAGATAGTATTACTCAAGACCCATTAAATAATTTAACACCTGATGGAATTGATGAAAATTGTGAATATTCTATAAATAAAGAAATAGATAAAAAACATTATCAAGCTAATTATGACCATACTGTATGGCAAAAAATTTGGTGTTCAGTTAGTAATAATACTACAATTACTGAAAAGTATATTATGGTTGCGAGTTTAGATTCTAAAGCTCCTAAATTTGAAGCTATAGTAGACGCTCCTGATGATAATGATGAATATGAAAAAGTTAGTTTTTTATATGAAGATAATAGCCGTGTTTAGTTGTCTCCATTAAATAGTTATTATCAATTAGACGGCGAAACAATTATAGGAGAAGGAGAAACTGCTCTTACTATTCCTAAATATAAAGAATTAGATATTAGTTATATTGTTGATAAATGGAATGCTAGCACTCCTAAGGTAAAAAAATTAGAAGAATCAGTAAAAGAAAATTTAGAAGAAATTATTGATTATGAAGAAAAAATTAATAATTCTGAAGAATATAAAGGTTTATTTACATTTGACACTAATCATGAGGCGAATGCTGATAAAATTGGTGGATATAGTGAATATAGAGCAAATTTAGTTCGTGAAAAAGCTCTTGCTCAATATGCAGGAGATAAAGTCTCTGAAGAATATTATAACACTAAAATTACAAATTTAGATGATATGTTATCTCAATATGCATCTAAAGTTCAAATTTGGAAACAAGCTATTGCTGATTTAAAAAAAGCTCGTAAAGAAGAATATAAGGCATTACCTATAAAAGATATTTATCGTGGTCCCTTATTTGAATATAAAAAAATTACTAGCGATATAATTATTTATGAACCATTAGAAAAAGATGTAAATGGTAAAAAACTTGAAATTATTACAAGTCAAGAAATTCTTGATATGTATTTAGAAACCCTTGGTAATATTTATTATAGTTCAGATTATATTGTAAATGACCCGCCTCATTATACTGCTTTGTCTGTTGGGTCAAAATATTCTGCTACTGAAAATAATGGTATTACATTAAAATATTATCATAAAAAATTAGAAGAACCTGGATACATTTCATTTGAATTATTTAAACGATTAGTAAAAATCCCTTAGCAATTATATTATTTTGATAATAATAAATTAATAGAAGCTATTATTGATGAATATATTATTACAGATGATGCTGGTAATATTTCTTATAATGAGAAAAAATACAATCAATAGAGAAGATAGTATGCTCAAAAAGTTAGAGTACATCATAATCATGGACCTCATATAGATACTTTTAGAAGTACTGATTTAGATTATAAATTACATTTACCTCGTAATTGGAAATTTAATACAAATACAGATTTCCATTATAATATTGAAGGATTTAATAAACGTAGATAGCATTATATTCCTGATAGAGTAAATGAAATTTATTTAAAGAAAACTAGTTCTGGTGAATTATATCCAGTCCATATGGATACCAAAGGATATAAATTAATTAACAATAAACTTGATGAAGGAACATTATCAAACATAGATGAACCATTTTCTCTTCAATTATCTGATTCAGGATTCTATGTTAATAATGAATTAAAATATGCTAAACAAATTGACTAGCGTACATTTGATATTAATCTTCCAGAATTAGGTAATATGGCTTCATTAATGTGGGATTTAGTATATCCTCGTGGTACTTGGGTCATATATAATCCTCAAGATTATGGTGAAACTAATACTTATGTTGATTATAGTGATAAAAAGTATTTAAATGGTGAGTTATATTACCCCGATCCTAATACTACTTATGTAAAAATTGAATTAGATTAGCATGCTTTCGATGAAATTGATGAAATTTTATATATTAAAAAAGATAATAAATATATACCCAATTAGAATAATTTTGATTCAAATTAGGTATATTATATTATGGATCCAGAATAGTATATTCAAGTTGGTAAAAGTGACAAACTATACCGTCAAGCTTATTGTATTTTTATCCCAGCAGATAAAAATACCACAGATAAAAAGCGTTATTTGTTTATAGGTAACGATAGAGATCCTAATGACTCAACGCTATATCCTAAAACTATTTCTGAATTAATTCGTTATTTATATAAATTATTAGGATTAGAAACAGATAATGATTATTATGATATACCTTCACAAGAAACTATTTGGGGTATGTATAATGCATTATTAAATTTATTAGGTAAATACACTGATTCATATAGCATTAATAATTTTATTCCAGTAAAAAGTGAATATGTTTGGGCAGATTTATATGATCAAAATGGTAATCCGATAGTAGATTCAAAAGGTAATATTTTAACAGGCGAGCCGGCAAAAGACGTAGTGTATTATGGTAAACGTGGTGAGATTGACTTTGGTTTAAGAAATCCTAACAATCAATGGGATATTAAAACTGAAAAAACATTTTCAACTCTACATACTGGAGCTTTTGGGCCATTATATGTTGTCCAAGATAATTATCCCATTTGGGAAAAAGTTGAAAATTTAGATAATGACCCCAGTCCTGATACTGCCTATTATATTGAAAATGATAATGGTGATAAAGTATATGCTGGAGATATTACTAAATTTAATAATAAAAAGACATATTATACAGCATATTTACTATATAAAAAAGCATCTGGTTTTGAAGAAGGAGTACAATATTATCGTGATATAAATTCTCTATGGGGTTTATTAAGAGAATTCCAGCAATGTAGAGATAAATATCAAGCTAATTGGACTCAAGATCATCCAGGTTCACCTTCCTATATTTAGAATCGGCCTAGTGTAATTTATAGCACTAAAAAAGCTGCTGAAATTGAATATAATAATTTCAAAGATGGCACTGATTATGTTTTAGAAACTTCTATTAAAGATACTACAACATTAAAATCAGTTTTTAATTCATTAACCCCTGATTAGAGATTAATGGTTTATTATTTAGATGAAACTGAATCTCCATAGTATATTGTTGTTCAAGCGAATGATGAATATATTCCAAATGCTGAATATTATAGATTAGATAAAAGTGGGTATTTATTAGATGCTCATAATATTGATGGGCTATGGAAAAAAATTGCAATTAGTGCTAGTGATAAAGAAAATTATTATGAAGATAGTGAGTAGGTAATTAATATTTCTTACTATAAACCAGAAGAAATTCTTTCGATTTTTTAGGAATAAATAACGTTGGCCCATAAGGATTAATTATGGGCCAACTTTTTTTATATACCAATAGTAAGGGAAAAGATTTCTTTTATAATTATAAATGATTCTAAAGGAAAGGAGATTAATATGCCAAATAATGTTAATTATGTAAAGTTTTAGCGCGGTACAATAACTGCTTATAATTCATTAAAGGCGCGAAAACTAATAGATCCTAATACTTTATATTTTATTTATGAATCTGCAGATAAGAAAAATGGATATTTATATTTAGGTGATAAATTAATTAGTGGCTCTGGCTCGGAGACTAATATTACTAAGTTATCTGATATTAGTGATGTTTTAGAAACTGTAACTGATGCTGGTGCGTTTTTAGTTAAAAATGACAGCGGTAAATGGGAAAGTAAATCATTGGCTGATGTTGCTAGTTTAATAGCTAGTCAATTAGAGATTAATGTTAATGCTAATACATTTGAATTTAAAACTGTTGAAGGGTCAAATCCTGAATTAAATCTCATTGGATTTGATACTGCAGAAAGTGGCTCTTATTTGAAAAAAGGAGCTGCTGGTAAGTTAGAGTGGGAAAAGCCCGAAGAAGATTTTCATACTATTAGTACTAAAATTGTTAATCTACAAAATCAAGTTGATAATTTTAATACTGTTATTAAAAATGAAATCGCTAATGCGAATCATTTAACCTATAAACCTGTCGGCAGCTTAGAAGATATTACTTCAGCGGAAAATAATAAAGAAAATGTTGTTTACTTAGTGCCTAATAGTAGTGGAGATGATAACAATTCTTATGATGAATATATGCTTATCAACTCAAAACCAGAAAAATTAGGTACATTTGGTAATGCTGATTTAACTGGATATGCAAAAGTTTCTCAGTTACAAGCTGTTGAAAAGAAACTTGTTGAAGAATATACTTCGCTTGAGGTATTTAATTCTACTGTTGGCTCATTAAATGACCTCGGTAAAGCTTATGCGGCTGGAGATACTACTAATATTGTCAACGAAATTAATAAAGTTTATGAGAGTATTATTTGGGGTGAACTCTCAGAGTAATTTTTAAAATAAAAAGGAGATTTTATTATGGCTGATTATACTGGTAATGCTGTAAAATTTAAACTTGGTACTCAAGCGAGTTTAAATACATTAAAAGATTCTCAAAAGGGCTGGGAAGTAGGTACATTTTATTTAACTTCTGATAGTAGTCGTTTATATATTGGTCAAGCTGATGAACTGGCTCTTTTAAATAAAAGTGTTGAAATTTATGATAATTTAAGTACATTAAAGGCAAAAACAACGGTATCTACTAAAGGCGATATCGCTTATTGTGTAACTGAAAATGTTTTAGCATATTATAATGGTACTGCTTGGGCGCAAATCAATCCTGATGACGATACTATTTTAACTGCTCTAACTCAAGTTGTTTCTTCAGTTGACAAGGGTGTTAAGATTACTACTGGTGGTACTAATAGTGATGCTGGTAAAACTATTACCGCAGCTGATGTAACTATTACTGGAGCTAAGGGTGCTCAAGTAGCCATGGCTAATAATAAAGCACTCACAATTACTGGTGATACCTATACTCTTAATGTTCAAGAGGATGCTAATACTACTAATGATATTGATTTAGTATTAGGTAGCGCATTATAGGATGATAGCACTGTCCACATCAAAGGCGGCGACAATGTAACTGTTACTAAAATTGATAAAAGTAATGGTATTCAAATTGCATCTAAAGATACTAAATTAAATGGTATTATTTTAGGTCTAAACAATGATGGTGAATTACAAGTAGGAGCTTCTGATACTGCTGGAACTACTGGTCTTTTAAAGACACAAAAGTTAGGTTATTTCGTTGATGGTAGTTATTATGGTATTGGTAGCGATACTAAACAAGTAGACCTTCCTGTTTACTCTAAAGACCAAGTCGATGCGTTAATTAATAAACTTGACGGTATGACTTATCGTGGCACTATTGGCACTAGTGGCACTACCTTTACTATGGATGCAAGTTTCAATGTATTAAAGGGTGGAACTGCTGCTGAGATTCATATTGGCGACATGTTCTTAGTTCAAGGTGGCAATTTAACTTATGCTACTGGTAAAACTGCTGGTATTGGCGATTTATTAATTGCAACTGCCAAAGATAAAAAATCTGAAACCAATGGTGTTTTAGCTATTGGTGATGTCGAATGGACTTATGTTCCTTCTGGCGATGATGCATAGATTGATACTACTTATATTTTTAAAGCTGCAGGTGCAACCGATAGCATGACCATTACTTCTAGTAATGGTGGTGGAGTAGTTGGTAAAATTGCTTTTACCGAAGGTGATGGCATTGTTATTGATTCTACTGATAATGGTGGTTCAGCACCAAATCAATTATCTGTAACTATCAAGCATGATACTTATGATACTACATCAACTACTGATGGCAAATCATTAACTAATGGTGGTACTTTCGATGTTATCGATTCTGTCACTTATGATAATGGTCATATCACTGGTATTAATACTAAAACTATCCAGACTTTAGAATATAAGCCCGGTCCAGATAGTGCTACTCGTGATGATGCTACTAACACTGTTACTGTAGCACATACTTTACAAGCTGGAACTAGTTTAGTATCTGATAAAAATGCAAAGATGGTATTAAAATCTGATACTTTAAAACTAACTGCATCTGGTAGTACTGTTACTGCTGATTTGGTTTGGGGTTCTTTCTAATTTAAGGACAATCTATAATAATTATATTCGTGGTTTTTTTAAAAATCAACGAAGGAATTTGGGAGAGGAAAATTCCTCTCCCATTTTTTTTATATATAATTTTGTTTTATATAAAATTTAAGATAGAAAGGAGATACTTGCATGAGCAATAAACGATTCATCCCTGTTCGTGGTACTGAAGCTAAATTAGATTTAATGGGTTTTAATGATGGATATGTTTATTTTGCAGTTGATACTGGTAAAATTTTCATAGACTATACTCAAGCTGATGGTACAATGGTATCACGAAAGCTTTTAGGAAGCGGTAGTGGTGGTGGCTCAGGAAGTAATTCTGGTATTTATTATGCCAATTATACTCCGACTGATGCTGAAAAACTAGAAGATGAAATCAATATTCCAATCGGAGCTATTGAAGGCGGAGAGTATCCCGAAGAAGATGATTTAATTATCAATTTAGGTGATAATTGTTTTTATCGTGTAATAAAAGTTCAGCGAGCATTTCAAAATGTGCTATGTCGTCGTTTAACTGTTGCTGGTGGAGGGGGAGGAGATGACCCTAGCTCATTAGCTTCTGATATTGAATTAACTGTAGACTCATTACCTACTGTTAACTTAATTAATGGACGTTCTCAAGAAATAACATTTGTCGCCACATCAGCTAAAAATAAAAAGGGTAATTCTTATGACTCTATTCTAACAATTAATTGGAAGTTAGAATATACTGATGATGGCACCAATTACAACCAATATAATTCAGGAACATTCCAAGTGCCTGATGGCGAGAAATATGCTTTTGAATTTGGTAAATTGGCTAAAGACGATGCTTCTTCAAGATTAGTATTAGTGGCTAGTCAAACCAATCATCCAAGCACAGTTACTCGTTTAGTAACATTTAAAACTTCTAAGTTAGAATTACAAGAATCAAGTAGTTTTTCTAATTTAAGTTATTTCGAGCCTAGTAAATTAGTATTACAATGTAATGTTAATGGCGCTATGGATAAAATTGTTGAATATTATTTTGACAATGAAGATGAACCATTTTTAAGTGTATCTTTAGCCGCTAATTCGGCTACATTATAGACTGTTAATGTTTCACAATATATCCCTGTAGTTAATGGTTATCATAAAGTTTGGATTCGTTTATTCCAATCAATTAATGGCAAAAAAGGAATTGAAGTTGACCCTTTAATTTTTGAAGTAGCTGTTTATGATGGTTTAGACCCTCAAGCTCCTCCAATTATTTGGTTGGGAGACTATAAAGATGAATATTATAATTATGACACTATTCAAATTCCTTTCCGTGTTTTTGACCCATAGGCTGAAAACCCAGTAGTGCATTTTAAACGTAATAATATTGAACTTTCTTATTCTCCTCAAACAATTACAGATTCTAAGAAATTTGCTATTTTTGAAATTGCTAATCCTGAATTAAATGTAATTAATCACTACACTATTACTTGTGGTGATGGAGCGCGTGAGACTACCCGTAAAATTGAAATTCGTGTTGTAAATGACCCAACAAGAACAGACTTTGGTATTTAGAAGCAAGGCTTCTTAACTTATTTATTAAACACAGTAGGTAGTGGACGTTCTAATTCTGAAACGTTGGCTAAACGCACTACTTTAGTAAATTCTTCTACAGCTCTAGGGGCTGAACCTTGTGCGGCGACTTTTACTAATTTTAATTGGTATAATAATGGTTGGACTACGGATGAAGATAATAAAACTTGTTTACGTATTAGTAATGGTGCTAAATTATCTATTCCTATTGGTCGCACTGTATTTTCAAATCCTAGTGGCTCTCAAGCTACTGAGCAGTCTCATAGTATTGAATTAACTTTCAAAATTCGTAATGTTTAGGATTATTCAAATTTAATTCGTACTATTACTCGTTATAAAAATGATGAAAAATTATATAAAGCATTTTATGATGAAGAAACTGGCAAATTTAATACTACATACACCAACTATGATGCATTTTTAGCTTGGTATTTAAAAACTTATGAAGTTGAATTTGTCGATAAAAATGGTAATAAACGTAGAATGGAATATGATGATTTAGAATTTAGTCATATTGCTAAGCAAATTAATTTAAGTAATGTTATAGGTAGTTACTCTTCTGGTAATACTAAAGCCGTTACTGGTTTATGTTTAGGACCACAGGATGCGTTTTTCTCTAATGGTACTGATACCGTAAACGTATCTTATGTAGAAAATAAAATTATTACTTTATCTGTTGTATGTAAATATAGTAAAGAAAAAATTCAAAATTTAATTTATATTTATTTAAATGGTGTACTAACTAGTGTTGTTAGAAACACTCAAGAAAATGGATTTGTTGTAGAAAATGATAAAATTGAATTTAACAGTGATTACTGTGATATTGATTTATATAAGGTCCGAGTATATCGCACTGATTTAAACGTTAATGATATTGTCATGAATTATGCTGCTGATTTTGAGAATGTAAATATTTACGATCAAAATAAATTAGCAGAAGAAAATACTGCTATTGATGAATTCCAATTTAGCTATACTAATATGATAAAGTATAATAATGAACATCCTGATGCCCCATTAATGCCTTATATTATTTTTGATACTACTAAATTAGAAGATAGTGAAAATAAACTTCCTTATTCTAAAAAGGTTAAATTAAATGTTGGAGTTGAATTTGTTAATACTCCACTTGAAATGTATTATAATAAAGGTAAATTGGAAGAATTAGCTAAAGCTGATAAATTATTTGGTGATGGTGCGACAGCAGCTGAAAAACAAAAAGCTGTTGAAACTTATTATAAATATCATTGTCCTTCATTTATTAGTGATAGCGCATCAATGAGCGTTCAAGGAACTTCATCTGAATTCTATCCTCGTAGAAATTATAAAGTTAAAACTAAAAATAACGATGCGGTAGATGGCGAAAAGCGTGTTAACATTTTCTTAAACCGTGGGCCATTTAGAGAATAGTATAATGCTGATGTATTAGGTTCTACTTAGAAGCCTTATATTTTAAGTACAACATTAGGTCCTCTAGTTGATTCTGCTACTGGCCAATTAAAAATTAAATATTATGAAGATGAAAATGGTGAAAAGGAAGTTACATTTAGCGAAACTAATCCTTATAAACCTAATACTTTTTATATTGAAAATACTGCTTACGTAAAACGTGGCAATGAAAAAACTCGTCAAAAATATTGGTATTTTAATAATTATACTTGCGGAACTCATAAATTTACTATGAAGATTGACTACATGGAATCTTCTGGAACTTATAATATGGGATTTGCAAATATGGTTAAAAATGCTTATTCTAAACATCCATTAGACGATTATAATAATGCAAAAGCATTTTAGGTTTTAGACCCTGACAAAACTGTTGAGACTGAAACAACTGAGTATGTTCCTGGAACTACTTATACTTATTATAATCATAAGGGTAATCCGAAAACAGCAAGTAATGAAGTCTTAGAAGATAATATTGTGATTACCAGCAAAGAAGATTTTGATTTAGGTCCATACGCATTATATCAAAAATTAATGGCTGAAAATCCAACTGTTTATTCAAAATTAAAAGTAGCTGATTCAAGTAATCCTAAATATAATAAATGGTATATTATGAAACCTGGATACAGCGATTTTAAGGTTGAAAATACTGATGATTATCGTACTTCTGTACGAGGGTTCCGTGTACTTGCATTCCATAAAAAGAAACCAGTCGATGGTAGCACAGAGCCTATTTATCAATTTATTGGTATATACAATATGCTTTTAGATAAAGGTTCTGATGAAGTATATGGATTCGCACTTGACAGCACTACTGGTAAAGATCCAAAAGCTAAATTTATAGGCGATGGTACTAAGAGTATGCCTAAAGTAGCAGAATGTTGGGAGTTTGAAAACAATAGCCGTACCTTCTGCTCATATCGTGACCCACAAGACCGCAAAGATTTGAAATTTGATGTATTTAATGCTGATGGTTCTCGTGTATTAAATGCAGTTCAATCTGCCCCTGTGGTAGCAGACTCATTTGAATATCGTTATCATAATGACGAAGATATTCTTGATTATATTATGGCTCCTGATGGAGAATGTAAGAAAGACCCAACATTAACATTTTCTAAGGATGATATTACATTAAATCAAGAAAATCGCGCTCAGCATTTATTGAAAGATTATTCTAATTGGGAACGCGCTGTAGCTTGGGTTTGGAGTACTTGTACTGAAAAAGTTGTATCAAATGGTACTTATAAAATCTGTGATGTTGGTGAAGAATTATTTGATAGTAATAAACATTATATTATGACAACTAATCCATCAACTTCTGAATAGATTTATACCTTAGCTAAAGAATATATAGAAGGCACTACTTATTATAAAAAGAATCCTGACTATAATCCTAATCAAGAAAATAGTCATGAATATATCGTTGCTTATGTTGGAACAGTATTATTTAGTGCTATTAAAACTAAATTATATACTGGTGAAATTGATAAAAATAATAATATTACCTATGTTCCTTGTTATAGCACTGATATATTTAATCCCGATAAACGTTATTATACTTTGGAATCTTATAGCGATGAAGAGTTAGATACAAAGGCTGATAGATTAGTTGTTTTATGTAAAGATGAAGCATTTGATGCAAGTAAAACATATTATAATTATGATGGAAACGCTAAATGTGGTAAAGCAGTAACTAAGGCTAATGTGACTGCTGAAACTTATGAACCAAATAAATATTATATTGGAACCACTATTATTTATGGTGATCGCTCTTATAAATATGACACACAAGAGTATCGTGGTGATAAATTTACTTATGAATTAAGTGACCACTTCGATAAAGAATATATGGCTACATATTTCGTTATGACAGAAATTTTTGAATGTTATGACTCTCGTGGTAAAAACTGTATGATGGCTTCTTGGGGTCCTCAAAAGAAAGGCGGAGACTATATTTGGTATCCAATTTTCTATGATATTGATACTCAATTAGGTATTAATAATACTGGTATTCCTTCATTTGAATACAATGTTGATGCTACTGAAGATGGTAACTATTCTACTTCTGATAGTGTTTTATGGAATAACTTCTATAAATATTTTAAAACTGGTTTAATTATTCCTAAATACAGACATTTACGCGGTATTACTACTAGTGTATTTGGTTCTAATTTAAAACAGCCACCTTTAAAAACTGTTGATCGTATTGAATCATATTATTTAACTGATTATAATACAACAAATAACTTAGCTGACTTGGGCACTCGTCCATTAGTAGCGGTTAACTTAGATGAGTATTATAAATATATTACTATTACTAATGATGCTTCTTACTTAGATGGTACTACTGGACATATTAGTAGTGATACGACTGGCGTATATACTGTTGATACTAATGGTACTTATTTCTATGCTTTACAAGGAAATAGAAGTCTATCTCGTCAACAATTCCTATCTAACCGTTTAGAGTATATTGATTCTTGGTTAAATGAAGGTAACTATCAACGTGGTGGTGCGAACCGCATCCGTGGTCGTGTTGCTGCGAATAATAAAAATAAGACTTCAGATAAGTGGATTGAAACTGCTAGCGATCCTTATTTCAAGGATGAAAGCACTTTAACTAAAAATCATTTATTTGATGCTGAAT